TCATTTGGTTTTGTTGTATATAATGGAGCAGGTACACTTCTTGGATCAAGTGCAAGTAGTGTTTATCAAAATTCCCGTTGGCATTATTTTGAGGTAAAGACAGTTATACATGACACAACTGGTTCGGTAGAAATACGTCTTGATGAAGCAACAATATTGAATTTAACTTCTAAGGATACCAAATATGGATCTGCTTATGCTGATAGGTTTAAATTATATGGTATTAATGGAATAGCTTATAACATTTGGGATGATTTTTATGTAGATGATACAAATTTTCAAGGTAATGTTCACGTTAAAACTTTTCGCCCTGATTCAGATGGTAACTCCTCTGACTTTACCAGATCAACCGGATCTAATGACTATGAATGTGTCGATGAAGAAGGATCAAATGAAGACACAGATTACATTTACTCAGATACTTTGAATCATAAATCAATATTTGGAATAACTACTGGAGCATTAGGAACGGTAAGTGGAGTTCAAGTAAATTGTGATTGTAGAATAGATCAGGCCGGAACAAGAAAAATAACTCCAATATGTAGATCCAACAGCGTTGATTATGATGGTATTGAATCACCTGCTTTGGCTGCAAATTATAAATATGAGACAAGTATTTGGGAAACAGATCCAGACGATTCTAATCCCTGGACACAGACTAAACTTGAAGCAGCAGAATTTGGTTTAGAAATCACTACTTAGTAATTAATTAGGAGATAATAAAATGGCTTTATTATTCATGGATGGTTTTGGTCTTTATGCATATAATTCTGCTTCAGTAAAAAATAGATGGACTACTGCTCCTAATTTAACACCAAGTACTGCTTATGGAAGATTTGGTACTAATGGGATGCGTTTGGATAGTTCAGTTTATTATTTGCGGAAGAATTTAAGTCTTGTAAGTAAGACCCAATTAGTTTTGGGATTTGCTTTTAAATATTATAATGCATTATCACCCACATATAGTTCAACTTATCCTTTTATAAGATTTTTAGATGAAACTGGTGTTGATCAAGTAAAAATTCATGCAAATACTAATTTTGGTTTTGATGTTTATAATGGTTCTGATTCACTTCTTGGTTCCAGTAGTAATAATGTGTTTTCGAGTAACAGATGGTTTTACATTGAAGCAAAAGTAGTTATACACGACACAACTGGTTCGGTAGAAGTTCATTTAAATGGAACCACAATAATTAATTTAACTTCTCAAGATACTAAAATTGGATCTGCTTATGTTGATCAAGTAATGATTAGAGGTATTCATGCTTCATATGATACTTATGTGGATGATTTTTATATAGATGATTCAAGTTTTCATGGTGATTGTCATGTAAGAGAATTTCAACCGGATTCAGATGGTAACTCCTCTGACTTTACCAGATCAACTGGATCAAATGATTATGAATGTGTTGATGAAGCGAAGTCAAATGAAGACACAGATTACATTTACTCAGATACTTTGAATCATAAGTCTTTATTTGGTATCACAACTGGAGCATTGGGAACTGTTGAAGGAGTTCAATTAGCTTTAGATTGTAGATTGGATCAGGCCGGAACAAGAAAGATAACACCCATATGCCGATCTAATAGTGTTGATTATGATGGAACTGAGTCACCACTAATAACTTCTGATTATTTATATGAACATCATATTTGGGAAACAGATCCAGACGATTCAAATCCCTGGACTCAAACCAAATTAGAAGCAGCAGAGTTCGGTTTAGAAATCACTACCTAATAATTAGTTAGGAGATAAGAAAATGGCTGTTAGAAATTCACAAGTAGCAGTTGAGGTATTAGAAACTGATGCAAATCCCAATACAAGGGTATCTCAGGTTGCTGTAGAAGTATTAGAAACTGATGCAAATCCCAATACAAGGGTATCTCAGGTTGCTGTAGAAGTATTAGAAACTGTAAACTGGCTTCAGGTTGCACAGCAATTTGTTCAAGTCATTTCTAATAATGATCCTGCCAATAATAATCTTCAGGTTGCACAACAGTTTATTCAGGTATTATCTAAAAATCCTATTTCAGAAAATACCTTTATTGGAGATAATGGTGATCCTCCCGATTCTTCTGTCTGGTCTGTACAAGCAGGTACTCCAGAAATTCAATCTAATGAATTAGAATTTCTTGTTAATAGTGGTAGTCCTACAGATAAGGTAAAGCTCAAGAAATTGACAGGTGGAGATTTTGCAAGTTATGCTGATATAAATGTTTCTGAAAACTATGATCAGGATAATTGGAAATTTGGTGTCAGAACAGATCTTAATTCAGGATCTTATTTTGAAATCAATAGAGAATATGACAATGTGAATGGTAATAATTTTGTTGTCAGAACAGCAGATGGTGGATCAGAAACAGTATATCGTACTCCAACTTCAATTACCGATACCAAATTAAAGGTAACTAAAAATAATAATACTTTTAGAGGATGGTATTGGGATGGAGATGCATTTGTTCAGGTAGGATCAGACGAAACGTTGGGCTTAACTGCTGACGAGTTTTGGACTTATATGGTAGCTGAAACAAAAAATAATGAAGCTCAATTAGAAGTACTGGTGAGTAAATTTACTGTGTTGTCTGGATACTTTGCTGATGCTTTCTTGCAAAATGTCTATTTGACAATTATTGAAGGATAAAAAAAAGGATAAAAAAAATGACATTGCGATTCATAGATGGTTTTGAAGGTTATGATAAAGCAAATGCTTCAAAGTATTGGAATTATGCTTATTTTGATAATTTTGCCTATATAAGTAATGTAGGTCGTAATGGAGGAAATTGTCTTAATACTGTTTATAGTGCAGATTCAGAAGCATTATTTGAACGTACTCTTAATTTTGATACAACTGGTGCTTATATTACTATTGGATTTGCTTTTAAATTAATATCTGCTCATAGTGTTGATGAAATATGTCAATTAATTGTACCAGGATGGCCTGATGGAGCTACTGCCGTTGGAGTTAATGGTTCTTTACAATTAGAATTTAAAAGAAGGTATTCAACAAGCCTTAGTGCAATTTATACGCATACTGAGCCACTTTTAGTAAATACATGGTATTATATTGAAATGAAATCATATATTGATTCATCTTCCGGCAGAATAATAGGAAGAATAAATGAACAACAAGTATGCGATTGGACAGGTGATAACCTTCCTTATGGTGGATCTAATTATATAACAAAATTTAGAATACAAGTTGGTGCATGGGAAGCAATTGCAATTGATGATGTTTATTTGCTTGATGATTCAGGATCAGTAAATAATGACTTCTTAGGAGATGTGAGAGTAGACGCTATTTATCCAAGTAGTGCAGGAAATTATTCCCAATTAACTCCCTCCGCAGGAAATAATTATGAGTGCGTTGATGAAACTTCTTTTGACGATTCAGATTATGTTGAAGGGGCAGTAGATGGAAATAAAGATTCCTATAATTATGCTGATGTTCCCACCGATTTAGACGATGCAGGTATCTTTGGTATTAAGTTAAGTAATATATCAAAACGTACTGCCGGATCAGATAATAGAAAAATAAAAGGATTTTTGAGAACTGGATCTACTGACTATGAAGAAACTACTGCCCAATCATTGTCAGAAGAATTTCATATTAGTGACGTAGTATGGGAAGCAGATCCAAGTGATTCAAATGATTGGACTAAAGCAAAAATCAATGCTTGTGAATTTGGTATGGAGGTAAATACATAATGGCACTCTTATTTTTTGATGGTTTTGAAGGATATAATATAGCTGATTTAAGTAAATTTTGGGGCTATAGTTATTATGCTTCAGCATCAGGTGTTACCATTGATGCAACTGGTGGAAGAAATGGAAATGGTATCAGAGGTTTTTCAAGAAATACTTTATCTAATTTTGAATTTAGATGGGATAACCAATTTCAATTTGATAGTCAAGTATTAATTATAGGTTTTGCTTTTAAATTTGATTATACAGGAAATGAAATAGACTTGGTTGAATTTTATGAGCCAAGTGGTTATCAAATTTCAGGTTTATTAAGAGTTAATAGTAATCTTAATCTTGTTCTTTTTAGACAGCCAAGTACTCAATCTGTGGTGGAATATATTTCTGATTTTACTCTTGATCGTAAGAGATGGTACTATGTAGAATTAAAATGGAAGTGTCATAGTACTGAAGGATTGGGTGAATTAAAATTAGATGAACAAAGTCTTCATTCATTTAGTAATAAAGATACTCGACCATCTTTAGCAATTGCAAATAGAATTGCTAATGTATTATTTCAGGGTAAACAATTTGTTGATGTTAATTACGATGACATTTATATCTTAGATACAACTGGATCAAAGAATAATGATTTCTTAGGAGATGTTAGGATCGATGCTGTTAATCCCAATGGAGCAGGAAATTATTCTCAATTAACTCCCTCCGCAGGAAGTAATTATCAATGCATTGACGAATCTGCATTTGATGATTCAGATTATGTTGAAGGGGCAGTAGATGGAAATAAAGATTCTTATGCATATGAAAATGTTCCAACGGATCTTGATGACTTGGCAATCTTTGGAGTGCAATTAAATAATGTATCACAACGTACTGCTGGAACGGATAATAGAAAATTGAAAGGATTTCTTAGAACCGGAGGAGCAGACTATGAAGAAACTACTGCTCAGTCGTTGTCTGATTCATATTTTAGAAATCAAACTATTTGGGAAGATGATCCTTCCGATTCAAATATATGGACTAAGGCTAAAATTAATGCCTGTGAATTTGGAGTGGAAGTAAATTAAAAAGGAGACATTTTAATATGCCCTCTGATCCTAATATGTTAAATGAAGTAGCAGAAAATGGTCATGTAATAGCTCATTTTATAAGAGATTATTGGCCTATACTTCTTGCAACAATTAGTTTTGTGGTAGCTATTCTTGTTGTTTTGAAAGGAAAGATACCATTGCTTGAAAGACGTGTTGATGATGCTTTTAATAAATTACAAAAATTAGATAACAAGGAGTTAGTCGGGAGGAAACATTTATTTGATTCTAATAATCAAGTTAAATTTCAAACTATACCTATGTGTTTATCTGTAAGAGATGAATGTCATGGTCAACAAAAAATATTTCAGGAAAACTTTTGTCGAAAGCTCGATACAATTACTCTTGAGTTAAAAGGAATTGTTAATGATGCTGATATGAAAAGAGAGGAGACCAGACATGAAATAACAGCAATGAATAAACAATTGATAGAGCTTATGACTCAAATGAAAACAATCTTAGCAAGGGATCGTAGAGAAGAAACTGCTGAAATGGTTCAAATGGTTGTACGGCAGGTATTAATACAAACAAAAAATAATAAGTAAAGGTTTGGTAAAATGCGGTTAATTCTGAGTTGTGTTAATGTGGATCAAAAGGTTGTCGATCAAAATAATTTATTGTTAATGGTTAATACAGAAACAGATGAAGTAAAATGGTTAGAATCTAAAATAGTAAATGCAAATGATTTCATAGGAACCAAAGGTTTAAATTATTCAGGTGATTATCTAATTGCTTCTGTATTAACTAATAGTAAGAAAGATAAATTATTAGTTATTGATGTTGTCACAGAACATCATAATATAAGTAAGTTTTTTAAATCAGAAAATGTTTACAATATGAAATCTGTATTCAGGGGTAGGTTCTATGTAGTATCAGCCGGAACTAATTCCATGAATCAGGTTGTAATTAGTCCGTCAACCACCAATATAATTAGAGATGTAAAACATTATGAGTTTGGTGGAGATCTTCATTTCAATTCTTTTGTAAATTGGAAAAATAGATGGTATGCATCATTTTATGGTGAAGGATGGAGAGATGGAAACTTTGATAATGGTGCAATCATTGAGTTATCTTCTAATAATCGTAAGATCTATTCTAATATAAATCAACCCAATTCATTATTTTTTAATAGAAATGATGAACTTTGCTTTCTTGAATCTGGCAGAGGTTTATTTCATTTCGGTAGAAGTATTATTTATACAGGTAGTGGTTATCCAAGAGGAGTTATTGAGGATAAGAATGAAAATGGTTATTGGATTGCCTGTACTGGACATGATGTAATGCCACGATTAAAATTTTTTACTTGTAAAGGAGAATATACAAACAGTATCCCGTTACCCTATGGTTATAATTTTTATTCTATTGTTGAAACGGAAGGTTATCTAAGTAAGCTGTTATAGTGGGGAAGCATGAAACCGATTAAAGAAATTCAGAGAATTAGAGGTAGATCATTATTTACTTTTGATCATGGTTTAGGAGATCTTATTAACTTTATTCCTGTTTGGCATGAATTTATTGAGCAATCAGGTATGCGTCCTACTCTTGGATCAAGTTCTAAACGTCAGTTTGAATATATTTATCCTGGGATCTTAAATATTGACAAGTCATTTGATAAAAGAAAATGGCAATATATTTATAGGATTCTTTATCCAGATCCAAAGAACACATCTATACCTATAGATATATCAGATGAACCTGCAAAGCCTTATATTTGTGCTTACTATGAGTTAGGTATGAATGAATTCACTTGGAAACCTTATCAAATGACTAATAAGCATAGGGTAAAGGATTCTAAAAGAGTAGGTGTTCATCTGTTTGGTCATACTGGAATGCATAAGAAGTTCTGTCCTGTTGAAGTAGCTGAAAAAATTTGGAATGAGATAATTGAAGCAGGGTATGAACCTTTTGAATGTCATATGACACCTGGTTTTGCTGACGAGTATCCTGATTTTATAGAAGCGGATTCAATGGAATGTTTGACTCCAGACTGTTCATTGAGATATGAAAAAGCTGACCTCAGTAAGATGATTGAGGAAATAGGGAAATGTAGATTCTTTATTGGGGTGGATTCAGGGCCAATTTATCTTGCTTCAGCTTTATTAGGTGTTGATTATATAATCGGCTTAGAGAATCAAAAGAAGCATAATAACTTTCTGCCGAAACATATTATAACTGTTCCAGTTTTAGGATATAAATCTGGAACTATTTTCAACCAAATTAAATCTATGGAGGTATGGTTATGAAAAAATTAATTATTTTATTAGCGTGTATTCCCATTATTGCTTGTGCTGTTGATGGAAACTTTACAACTGGTGCGCCACCGATTCCACCGACTTTGTGTGAAGAATATGCAGCAGCAAAACCGGATTCGGTGTTGCTAAAGATTCAGGCTCAATATAATATTCCTTTAAATGAAGTTTATTATGGTCTGATTGATACAACCAGAATTATGATGATTGCTGATGTTGCAGATAAGGAATGGATTGCTGAGTACCTTGATAAAATAGCTGTATTTTATAATGCCAATTATCCCAACTTAACTTTTGATCAATTAGTGTCTTATATGGTATCAAAGGAGGAGTGGGGTGAAAAGCTATCTTTAGCTATGTCTATTTTGAGTACTCGTATTGGTTACTTTAGAGTTGGCATTCTGATCAATGATTACGATAACTGTATGCTTAAAGCAGGATGGTCACATGCCAAGAAACTATTATTCATTGCAAAGGAGGATAGAAATGGCATCTATACAGCCACCGACAAAACCAAACCCTATGACAGGATGGAAAACCCGAACAGCTTCATTTCTCGCAGCAATTGGTACAACCTTAATTGGATTAGCTGAAGGCGTACCAAATGATTCTTTTGCACCTTGGATCAGATTCATTGGTATTGCCCTTGATGGATTTGCCGGAGCATTTGCTATTTGGGGAATAGGTCATAAAGTAGAAAAGAACAGATCTGTTTTGATTAAAAAGAAATCAGTTCCCTATTATGTTCAGGCAATTGATCCGCAGGAATTAAAATTATTGGAGGAATTTAGAAAAACTAAATCCTCTACAAAAGAATTACAGCCACCTACAGTTTAGGTTAAGGAATACCAATTAATATATCCTGCAATTGATTCCTGAATGCAGTTAGATCAAATGCATTTCCTGGGCAGCTTTTATAAGGGGCATACTCTCTATGCCCCTTTACATTTTGTACTGGTAAATTGTATCTCCGGCAGATATTTTCACACAATTCAAGCAGGATATTCCATTGGGCCATATCTGGAGGTTCATTATCGAAATTACCTACACAACAGATCCCAATTGAAAGACCATTAAGACCTTTGGTATGCGCCCCTACTGTACCTTCAAAACGACCTACAAGGATCTCAAACTTATCATTTACCATCTCGATACCATAATGGTATCCTATGTCTTGCCATCCTAATGATAAATGATATTCACGGATAGGTTGCCATGATACTGTTTTGCTGTCTTTTGTAAATGAATGATGCAAAATGATGTAAGAGGGTGTAAATATTTTCATGTTACCTCCTTGAATAATGTGTGAAGTTCTGACCAGTTTAAATCATTAGGATCTTTTCCTTTGGGTAATATAGTAAAGTCTACATCAATAGGAACTTCTTTTTTAACTCGATCATAATCGAACCATGAATCATTATCATACATGACAATTAACTTTGAAGGCTTGCAACTGATTATTCTTTGAATCTGCTTATGAGAGATCATCTTTGCAAACCCTGTTGTTACTGCCATTTTATTATTATAATAAATTTTTAGATAAGAATCAATTCTAATCATATCTAAGAAACCCTCAACCAGTATTAAGGGTTTTCCTGGTATCACTCCATCTTCATTGTGAATATAACTACCAAGATTAGGTGGATTGTGATACCTTTTTGTGAGTACCTGTCTTGCTTGCCATGTGACAATTTTATCTCTCAGGTACACAGGAAAGATTATGTATCCTTGCCATTCACTATGAACACCACCTAATTGTAGATCATATCGATTGACATGCCACAGATATAATTTGCGTTTTTTGAAAAAATCTCGCAAGTAGTGATTACGTGTTAAAACTTTATGTGTTATTGGATAAGTATCGTAGGGAAGGGGATCTTTTTTTGGAGGATTATAAGGGGTCTTTTTATTCTCCATTTTTATAATGTCGGTGACTCTGGTAACTAAGTCATAATCACCTTCATCATATCGATCTATTAAAAATTCTTTAGCTTCATCATAGGTCTTGAATCTGGCATAGTATTTAACTAATGCTACAGTATTCATATAGGTTTTGCATTTAAAACAAGATCCAAATTTTTTGTCTATATGAATACCCCAATGGTTACGTGCATCTCCACACCCAGGACAGGGGCGAACACCGACAAAACCTCTGCCGATGTTCTTCCCTTCCATGAGATAATCGACACGATATTCATCCAGAAAGGACAGAACATCGAAAACATCAATTGCTTTTTGTAATAATGGATTGCTAATCATTATTTATGAATTAACCTAAAGATGTTCCATGCAGGATAATTTTCATAAAAAGTTTTATCTTTTGATCTGTCAGGTTTTAGCTCTGATTTTTTAAATAGTTGACGTGCTTTGAATGATTCTGATTTAAAATATTTTGCAAATGTTTTGCTCCACCAACTAACAGAATGAATCAATATATGGAAAGGGGATATGTCAGTTCTTCCACTAAGATCCTGATCTTCAGTTTTGCTTGTGGGAAGTATGATTATGATTTTGCCCTCTTTGTGAAGAATACGCTTGAGTTCATTTAATGTTTTTTCTAATAATTCTTCAGATTTTATATGTTCAAAAACATGAGTACAGGTAATAAGATCAATGCTATTGTCGGCAATCATGGATAGATCATGAGAGGGGGTACAAAAGAAATCAACCTTTTCTGCATTCCATTTGTGATCGGCATACATTTCAGGGATCATGGAATTGATCATGTAATTAGAAATGTCAGTACCATAGATTTCTTTAAAGATATTCAGTTCATCTATGGCCCTGAGATTAAGACCAGTAGCACAACCAATATCAAGAATTGAAACCCATGCTTTGCCAATATTAGCTTCAAGATCGGATATTTCGATTATCAATTTTCCAAAATCTTTTTGCCAGTTACCATAAAAAGTTAAATCCAGACCCCTTGCCAGATTCATATCAACATACTCTTTTTCATAACTTTCAACATCTTTGTTCATGATAAATCCTCCTATAACTTTGAAGTTAATAAACGTTTGACTTCCCATTTCTTGCTTTTATAATGCTTGATTCTTTCTAATGAGTAGCCATAGAAATATCCGCAGAACCTATTTCTGCCGGAAACCCTGTCAATACTATCAATAACAATGAGTTTGTCTTTACCTTCAACTCGTCTACGTCCACGACCTATCTTTTGAATAGTATCAATATAGCTTTTTCTGACTGATCCCATTACAACGCAATCGACATTAGGAATGTTAGTGCCTAACCCGAATACCTGAGTGGCAATGACTAATTTGGTTGTACCATTATTTAGATTTATTTTTATTAATTCATTTGTTTCTTTGGGATTGTTGCCATGAGCAAATTCATAATGCAATCCCATCTTATCAGCTATTTGAGTTATTTTTTTACCTTGTTCGATTTCGTCTATAAGAAATAGACAGTTTTTACCATGATCTAAAGATAGTGTTTTGGCTGCACCAAGGAGTTTTTTGTTTCTGCTCTTATTAAATAACACATCTTCACGTAAGCATTTCTGATAGGGAGTATGTTTTTTAGCAGTATGGAAGTGAATCATATATACTTCAACAGGAACAACTCTAACCTCAACCTCTTTTTCTTCAGCTTCATAAAGGATTGGGCCAAGGCAACCTATCATTCTGGCCCATTTCTCAAAGTTCTTTTCATCGTGTGGTGTAGCTGTCAAACCGTATCTGTAATTAGCCCATCTTAATTTAGACAGGATTTTAATATGTGAGTTAGATATACGGTGAGCTTCATCTACAATAACTAATTGAGCTTTGCTTTTGTTCCAGTTAATTTCTCTGAGAGTTTGAAAAAGACCTATAGTAATATCTCCCATGTCTTTTTTACCATCTCCCATTTGTCCTATAGTCTTATCAGGAAACCATTTATGGAAATCAGCAACTAATTGATTGAATATAGTTTTGGTAGGTGTAATGATAATTGTTTCTGGAACTCTGAGCTTATTGACCATACCACCAATGACAACCGACTTTCCAGATCCGGTAGGGGCAACAGCAATACCTCTTTTCTTTGGCCCTACCTTTGCCAGGATCTTATGCTGATATGGTTCAAACTTAATCCCAGGAAGTTTAGGGATTAGCTTATGTTTAATTTCAGGAAAGTCAAGATAGGTATATTCTAATGTGTGACCAAGTATCTTTAGCTGTTTATAGACGTGTGTTAATAAACCAATTGGAAAATAGCAACCAGTTCTACCAATGCATTGCAGGATAGATTTTTGTTTGTCTATACCTGAATCATACCATGATAAGATTTTCCAAATGATTTGTTGCTGCCTACGATTATGCAACCGACATTTGTGAGCATCGTATTGTTCTATTTCAATAATCAAGACCTGCTTCCTTATTTTCTTCTTCTGTTTTAACTTCTTTTATTTCAAAGGTATCAATATGGAATTGACCAATAGACAGATCACGGTAGATACCTACAGAACCATGCTGTTTTCCATGTCTGTAGTTAGCAATGTAAACTCTTGCCTTGCCCTCTTTTTCTTCCATATCAGTTTGACAGACAGCCATTACCAGATCTGAATTGAATATTGTATCAATATCATCAGCAACCAGATTCGATTTGAATACCTTTGCAGACATTGCTTTTCTATTACCCTGCATAGCTGAGATGCAAGCCATGTTTCTTACTCCGGCAATCTCTTTTAAACCAATACTGTTTTCTGAGATCCTTTCTTTTTTATTCTGACCTTCAACTGTTTCTTTCATGATCCCTAAGTAATCGACAACCAGTACATCAGCATAGAAACCTTTTTTCTCCTCCAGTTCGTCAAGTATGCGATCAATGTCACGATAATTTAAACGACCTCTGTTGAATGCAACCACTTCAAGATTACCACCAGATATTTTACTGTATCTGTTTCTTGCCTTGATAACTTTATCAATATCATAGATGGTATCTGTATTCTCTGTTACTTTAATATAGTCATCTCCTACTTTACGCAATAATTCAGCTTCACCATTAGGATTAGAAGTCATAAAGCCTACAGACATATCTAATCGTTCATCGATCTGTGATTTACCCATCTCTAAGGAAACAAATAGAACATTTAATCCCTGCCATACAGCAGCTAATGCCAGTTCAATCAGCATCCATGTCTTTCCTACTTTGGTAGCTCCAAGACAGGTGACTAACCATTTCCTTTGAAATCCACCTATAATTTCATCGAGCATAGGTATTTGTGTGACCATTACATATCGCTTTTCTCTGATCCTTTCTTCAATGAATGTTTTATCATTAAAGTAGTTGTAATAAGGTTCTTCAACTACCCTTGGTGATTTAATTGCTTTGAGTATGGTAGCTACAGCACTATCATAATTTTGTTTTTTAATAAAGGATGCAAAATCAATACTGGCTTCTTCTAATTGGAAATGATAAATAGCATCTTCAATTCTGGTTAATATATAGGTGCTATTAGATCCTGTGATTTCATTTAAAAGGTTAAACATATTAAGACACTTCTTTTGAAGGTCTTCATCTAAGCTATCTTCACGTTCCTTAAACAGATCATAGAAATTTTCCTTTGGGGCTTCTTTGTAATCATCGAAATACCCATATACCATATCCATTAAGAGTTTACGATCCTTTGTTTTGTAGGTTTCAATAGGCACAACATGCCGTATTGCTTTTAGAAAGTCATCGTTTCTTATAGAATGATATATTATCTGATTAAGGAAATGATTATTAAAGTCAAGATCCACCATTATTACGCTCCGATTAGGTCAGCTATTTAGTAAATATAAATGTACTCCAATCATCATAATAGTTCTGATAAAAGTTTTTACCATTATCCCCAGGATAAAATTTAGCTTTCATCATTAATTTCTCTGTATCTTTTCTGACTTGAAAACGTCTATCAAACGTTTTGTGCCATTGTTCTTCAGGCATTACGCATACATGGGTTTCATCTTGACTTGTAACATCTTCTTCAGTTTGTCCTGCTTTAATTGCATTGAGAGTAACAAAGCCGATAGCTCCATTTTTCATTACTCTGTACATTTGATCTATTGTATTTTTAACTTCATTGTATCTGAGATGTTCAAATAATTGTGAGCAATGAATAAAATCAATTGTTTCATCTTGTATTTTTTCCATTGTGGTACAATTATCTACAACCAATTCTCCTTCTTTAAATTCATTAACTTTATTGCCTAATTCAACTAAGTATTTGCTAACATCAATACCAATAACTTTTGAAAATATTTCTGTTTCTTTGAATGCTCTAAGATTAGCACCACAGGCAGTACCTACATCGAGTAAAGTTTTTTCTGCAATTTCTATTTTGTAAATACCAGAAACAAAGACAACCATTTTAGCGTATTGTTTTTGCCAGTTACCATAAAAAGCATAATCAATACCTTTGTCTTTACATCTTTCATAGTATTTAACACCATAGACTTTTTCTGATAAGTGATCATTTTTCACCAGACTTTACCTCCTTCCATAAAGATATAAAAGTTATGAATTTCGTTTAAGAATGAATTAAAACCATAGGATTGACAAAAACCAATGAAATCATCTTCATTAAGTTTTGTTTGTTTCCATTTTATTTTATGACCATTCAATGAAGGGTGAGGAAGAACAACAAGATTATGACACAACATATATAATGCCTTATTCTTTTCAATTGTCTTCTCATATTTAGGAGATTTACCAGAGAGATATTCAAGTGTTCTCTTATGGCCCATGCCTGGAATGCCTGGAACGGTATCAGATTTACAACCTGCAATGGCTTTATACTCAACCCATTTTTCAGGTGGAATACCATATTCTCGCATGAACCATTTGAGATCTTTCTTTTTGTTACTGGAAGGATCAGCAACCATAGTATCTTCATTGATTAACTGATACATATCTTCATCTTTAGTAGCAATTATTTTCTTACCACCAAACTGTTTACAGAATAAGGCAATGGAATCATCAGCTTCATATCCTGGCAGGGTATAAATAGCAAAACCTAATTTATCAGTTACTACCATTAGATCATGATAATCTAATTCAAATTGTTTACGTTGAGCTATCTCTTTGGGATTTGGATTGAGCTTTAGTTCTCTGACTTTGTATCCTTCATACTCTTGTCTACGGACACCTTCATTTGATTTGGTTACATCAAACATAATGACGGTATTATTGACTTCATACTTATTAGCAAGGGATTGTAAAGTTCTAAAGAACGTATAGATCATTCCAGTATCTCTACCATTATATGATAGCTTGCCTTGATTGCTGAACATAGATCGATAGGCAATGTACCTTCCATCAACTATCAGAGTGGTCTGATCTGACAGATCTGGAGTTAAACTTATTCTTTGCATTCTAACCTCACTCTCTTTACTTTTGGTTTGCATTCTAATTGAATACGTTCAACAGGTTTTTCAATATTAGGAACAGGTCGTTCTCCCCAAAGGCCAATTCCTTCTTTGATTAATCTATTATATAAATCTTTAAAACTTTTTATGTTTTCTTTTTCAATTTGTTCAAAACCATAACTGGAGGGATAAAAGATCTTTTCACATAACCATTCAGTACCTATTAAGTAATAATGATTTACCCAAAACTTATCTACTCTTGAAAACTTTTCATCGTCACATCTATTATCTTTTAATAGTGGATACATTGCCGGATCATGTTGAGCAACGTATCCAGATTTACCTCTCATTTTAGGTACAATATGTTTTGTTTTGGTTTCTGGTGTTTCAATCTCTTTAACTTCTAATCTCATTCTTGCCATGTGTCCTCCTTTCTAACTGCAATTAGTAAAACCACATGCTAAACATTCTCCTCCTCTACAGCCTGTTGAATGAGTTAATGCTTTTTTACCACATTCAGGACAACGTTCAAACTGCTCTGGTTCACAAGCAGTAGAATAGATAGCTTCATCAAATGCGTCACGATCATATGGTATTTGAGTTGATAATAAATTACTTGTAAAATGATAAGATAATACCTTAGATAAAGCATCTACAATTGATTGGGCTTGCGTTGATTTTTCTTCACTATCAGAAATTTTAAACCAGAAAGGTTGATCACCTTTAAGACCTTCAAGAGTATCAACGATCCATTCCATAGTCATACCTGCCTGAAGTCCTTTGGAACAGATCCTTGCTAATGCATCAATAACCACATTAACAAGTCCTCCTTGCTTTCCAACGCTGAAGAACATTTCAATTGGTTTGTCTTCATGGAAATTGACAGTAACAAAGAATTTACCATGAGGGGTTTTGATTTCCACAGTAGATCCATTTCTTTTGATTGGTCTTTCTGTGAGTTTATCTGTTGATCTTCTTTTCTTTTTTTGTTTTCCAAATTGTACAATTTGATTATCTCTGCATCCATCTCTGAATACTGTTATTCCTTTCAGTCCATATTCCCATGCAGTTAAGTAGATTTGTTCAACGTCTTCTACAGTAGCATGATTAGGGAGGTTAGTGGTTGACGATATAGCCATTGATATATAATGCTGACCTGCTGCTTGCATTCTGACTTTACGGACAGGATCAATATCATGAGCTACTTTATATAAATTTTTCATAACTTTAGGAAGGTAATCTATATTTTGAATTGATCCATTGTTATTAATAATATCTTCTATGATGCTTTTTTTAGTTCTTCCAAGTTTTACTTGATCACATTCAATCCAACTATCCAGATCTTTTTCAAATTGTGGGTGGATTATTTTAAGAACTTCATCAGATTCAACAAGAGGTTTCTCCCATACTAAGGCCATCAATGGTTCCCAAGCATAGGAACAATCGGCAGACATTGAAGTTGATCCTGTTGGAGCTATCATTGTCCAGTTAGAATTATGAATACCATATTCATCAAATGAATCTAATCCTATTTCAGCAGAATCTTTTAAATAATATTTTAATAGAGTTCTGAAATGAGTCATATCATCTGCCGGAACTTGAATTGCCCATTCATCAGGATCTTTTGCCATCTCTAATGATTTAATAATACATTGTTTTGTTAATTCATGACATATATCATTTAACAATTGCATTGCTTGATCAGAATCATAAGCAAGATCTAATTTAATTAAGGCATCGGCAAAGCCCATGATACCTAAACCCACAGGTCTCCAATCTTTTGCATTTTTCATGAAGCGTGGATGAATATAGTCTTGCTTATCTATTACTCTGTCAAGAAATAAGAAACATTGTTGAACTGCTTCTCTGAATAGATCCCATTGAAAGTAAGGTTTGAATTCTGGATCTGCCATGCCTGGAGTGTTTCTAACAAAATAGGAAACGTTAATTGATCCAATGTTACATACTGACCAAGGAGGGAGAGGAACTTCACCACAGGGATTGGTACAATCAATTGGGCCTAATGAAGGAAATGGATTCATATTATTTACAGTATCGAAAAAGAATAAGCCAGGATCACCGTTTGTCCATGCATTTTTGATAGCTCTTTTCCAAATGTCTTGTGAATTTATAGTTGTTTTTAGCTTACCTTGGCTTGGACTATACAAATGAACTGGCTTATTTCTATTTCCACTAATTGATTCCATGAATTTATTATCGACACTCATTGATAGATTAAATGTTTGAATAGCACCATTTAATTTAGCATCAAGAATGTCGAGTACATCAGGATGATTGTATTTAAAGACACCCATGTTAGCTGCACGTCTGGTCTTGCCACCAGATCTAACGGTATTGGATAGCATATCGACAACATTAAGATAAGCTAATGGGCCAGATGCTTGACCACCTGTTGAAATCAATGCACCTTTCTCTCTTAGATTAGTGATTGGTATGCCTGATCCTGCTCCAGATGCATAGATCTTAGCGCATACTCCCCACATATCAATAATGGAGTCCATTGAATCCTCAAGGCCCAGGACATAACAGGCAGACAATGCTCTATCGTGAGGGTTTTTTGATTCACTTCCGGCATTGATCATACAAGGGGAGTTGGGTCTGAAAATCTTTTTATGAAGCAGGTCAAAGAACATATCGCATTCTTCTGGAGATTCACCAACAAAATTAGCAATACGTTCATGTGTATCAATTGGATTGATTTCATTTTTTAGTTTATCAAAGTATAGTCGTTTGTAGATTGCAATTGCATTGTCCGAATACTTGGGGGTTTTGGGGTTTCTGTCTGCCATTTTATTTTTTCTCCTTTTTAAATACCTTGTCTTGTTCTGCCTTAGACTTTTTGATTTTGTTTAATTCAATTTCAATTGGCTCTTGATATTGAATTAAAATTAGTTTGGAAATAGCATCAATGAAATTACCTTGAGATATATCAAATTCCATACCTTTGTACACTTCACCAAAAGGAATGTCTAATTCTCCATCTTTTTTAGGTGAGTTTTCCATGAAGCGTTTTTTAATTTGATAGGCAGCTTCATCGATACAACTTAACAGTTTTCTTAATTTGAGACTTTCAGGTGTGGATAGGTTTAGGTCTTTGTTTTCTGCCAGTTTATCTTTGCGGATCATATCATTGGTCTGTATGATATATCCTAATTTTTGATGCCTTTCATGATGTTTTTTAAATCTGAATTTGTTATAGACTTGTAATCGAAATTTGTCAATGGTGTGAAGAATTACTCCCTCTGGATTTTCTGTTTTGGATAGCTCTAATTCGTAAGCTGAGTTTATTTTTAGGTGTAATCCGAGAGGATTGAGAACTGTTCTGTTTAGTTCCTGCATTATGCCTGTGTTTTCTAATAAATCGAGTAATTCGTTCTCTTTGATCACTTTCAAGGATTGTATGTCTGCCATTTTCTTTACTCCTTTTCATTAATTTGATTTTAGTATAATCAAAGTTATCATCTAATGATTCTTCTGCAATTGGATCTTTGAATATCCATCCTCTTTCTCTGATAACTTTTAAGTGATTATTTTTTAACAAATAAAAATCCCGATCTAAACTACAGTCGGGGTTTTTCTTGATCTCTCTGCCTTGTTCACATGATATGCATGAGATCAAGGAGTTGTCGTAAACGGACTCAATTTTATTACAATTTATTTGAGACCACTTTTGTCTTCTTATACAAGCATGAGTAGACATAGTGGCACAGAAGTTCTTACAGTACATGATGTTCTCCTTATACCACTATGAATTAATGAATACTGCCAATGTATTCTATTTTTTTTCGATTATAATCCTTTATTCTATTTTGCAAATCCCGATCTGGAATAGCAATATCATCCAGATAATGTTTCATACAATGAACACAACGATTTATTACAATATCAACTAAATCAATGGTTTTGCAATGTGGACAGAATTTATATAGCATCCAAGGAAACTTACCTTTGTAAATAATATCGTATTTTGCACCTGTACGTTCTTCATTTAATTCATGCTCGATTTCATCGGCAAGATTGTCTGGTGTGACTCCCCAATACTTATGATGCCTTGCTCCGGCATGGTATAGAGCTTTAGCAACAAGTTCTGAACAAACTACAGCATCAATCCAATGGATATGATGTGCAAGATTTAAGAGATGGAAGAATAGTCTTCTTTTAGGGTAGGATTGATCAATATGTCTTTTGATTCCATCAAGAGCTAATTTTGCTGACTCTTGATTCATTTTATTATAACGACCAATTAATACTTTAGATCCTTCATAATGTTCTAATAGATTTTTAGTTTCAACGTGCCACAATGCTTCAAGTGTACACTCATTTCCTTCGGGCAAAAGTCCTGCATGATTAAATTCGCATTCTCTATCTGATGACAAATTTTTAGTTATCTGTCTGATTCCCCAACCAATGAAACCTGCTCCTTGAGTACAAAAAAAATCCATTGGTTTAAATTTTAATGCCAATTTATTCCAAGCAGTATTGACAATAATGCCACCATAGTTTCCTGGCTGAATAACTTTTGGTTTGTTCATCCTCTAATCCTTTCAGGTAACGTACCATTTTCATTTTTTATCTATAGATAGATGATATTGTCTGCTTGTTCAATTAGCTCGTCCGTATGACTACACATGATAATTTGAAGGTGTAACATATCACAGATTTCTTTGACCATTTGTGAGACCAAAGGAATATATTTTTTTGATGTGTTTTTAAAAGGTTCATCCATAATAAGGATAGGTGCAGGTTCCGGTTCTTCTAACGCATGTATAACCAATCTAATAGAGAATGCTGTTGCATCTGTTAGCCCTCCCGATATTGTATCTTTGCGTGGTTCAAGAAGTATTCCTTCTCTATCGATGAACCATTGTACTTCAAACTGATCTCGTTTGTCATAATTGAACTGAGCAACAAACTTATACTTCTCACCGTAGACTGATTGGATAGCAAAAGTCACGGTGTCCTCAATGAAATTTTTAACCTCCTTTCTCGCCTGATCCCCTACTTTAATCAGGTAAGCCTTCGCCATTTCCAATGATTCAATCAGGGATTTTTCTCTGGCAATTTTGAGCCTATTTGATCTCAGGGAATTTTGAGCGATTTGTAGCTCAGTCTCCAGAACTGTAATGATTTCATACAGTTGGGAAATCTTTGTTGGGTTAGGATTCATCAAGTAACCCCTCCCCAATCAACTGATCATATAATGTATCAGTTTGGTTTGCAACCTTTTTTTCCATCTCTCCTTTTTCCTGTACGAATTGTTCATATAGCTCATATCCATCTTCTAAATTGTCTACTTCAAATTCTTCTTTTAACTGTTTTAGAAGTATTTCTTCTTGAGCAATTGCTTTCTGATTTTTGTTGCTCAGTTCGGTGAGAATATTTCTCATTTTTGAAATTTTTAATTGTGTTAAATCCATTTTTTACTCCACAAAAAATTTAAAAATAAAATTTTAATTCATTCAAGTTTACTTCCTGAGTATGCCCATAATAGGTTCTATCTGGTAATCATAGCAATGCAATCCGGCAGATGTAAAAGCCAAAGGCCCAGGCTGAACATCATCTAATTGATCACAGATATATTCATTTAATAGAGTAAATCCTCCCATGTTTTCAGGAAATCCTGCATAGAGATCCCAGGATCTAAAGATAACACTCATTATTAGATAATGATCTTTGATTTTGAAATCGATACCTCTAAGACAGGGTGACGTTCTACGTTCACCTTCATTCTCATAGGCTATATCATAATTGAATCCAGAGTCCACATTTCCAACGTTAATGTAGCAATGGTTGTTCCCATATCCTTTTTCTTTAAAATGACGAATAACCCATTCTAAGGGAGTCTCAGCAATGAGATCAAACTCTTTATAATGATCAGTACCATTGATCCATGAACTATATTTATAATGTTCCATTGGTTCTAATTCAGGATTCATTAAATAGTTAGGAAAATACTTGAGTTCCAATTCTTCATCGGTAACTGTAGGTGGAATACCTTCAGGCATAATTGGAGATAGTGGTCTGGAGTGAGGAAAACGAATGAAACCAGAACAGAAATCAAATTCCAATCTGGATGCTCCGGCAAATGATCCAGTGTCAATCTTGTACTTACGTCCATAGTTCCATAGGTGATTAATCAATGTGAAATAGACATCATTTAAATCATTGGCTACAATTTGTACAGGTTCAAAGTTCATTATTATTATTCTCCTTTTATTTTAGTCTCAATTGCAATTAACCTTTGCTCCAGATTAGCCCTTTCATGTCGATCACGACCACAATCATGCAACATTGCTGTTTGCATCATCTCAACGAATCGAGTCAGACATGAAGTGCAGATCCTATGACTTCTATACTCAAATACTTTAGGTACAAAGACTTCAGGCCCACAGATCTCACAATGTACCTTAACTGTAAAATCATTAGGTTTGAATCTATCATTACAATAGATGTTCCAGATCATATCTCTCCATTTGATACATTGCATTCTGACACCTTCTACTGCGTGAATCATTTCATCATACACTTTCATCGATAGCTCCTTTCTCAATTAGATCAGCAATCATCTTCCGAATCAGGTTCTCTACCTTTAGAGGTAATTCATGTTGATCAAGATTATAAATTAAAGTTTTAAGATATGATTTCTTATGTTTTACATTTACGTTCTTCAGTTGTTCAATGAATTTGACAACGTTCTCTGTTATAGTTTCTATGTTTTGCTCAATGTGAGTTCTGGATAATACTTGCTCTGGATCAAGGTCAGATACTTTGATGTGCTTAACCATTAATGTGTCAAGACTTACTAATTGAATTGAGGGTATGAACCATTCCTCTACGGTTCTCCTTATCATTGGCCCAGGATTAATGATCTTTGTATTCTTGTATTTAAATTGGTATTGTTTGTGCCAATGACCACAGATAGCTAATTTAAAATCAATTGGGAGATCAGTAACAGGTAAGCAAAAGTCTTTGTCATCAAGTATCCATGAGTTAGCACCTGTCTGCTTGTTATTAACAATTGCTTTATGTGCTAAGAATAGTTCTGGAGCATCCCCGAACCATTGAATATTGTCTGCTCCCCAATCGTACCATGCCCACCAGATACTATAATCTTCCCAAAATTGTGAGATATGTCTAACTTTGTCATTGTTCATCCATAGGACTCCAAGAGATGTACGATCCCATAGATCTAAATTATGATACATGAGATCGTGATTGCCCCACACAAAGTACAATGGATTGTTTAGCTTACTAATTATATCTCCGAATCTGGAGAGCAATGAATTTGCAATGACAGCTACGTTAAATATATCTCCAGTATGAATAATGGGAACATCATAATTATTGGCAATGCTGACAACTAATTCCCATTTATTAAATTGGACTTCTACAAGATCATCTTTACGTGCAACAGGGTTACGTCCAGATAGATGACTATCCCCTACAACAAGTATCTCCATCTTTAATCTCCCTATTACAGAATGGACAGTAACCTAATTTATAAAATGTATCTTCAAGATCTTTCTCGATTTGTTTCATTTCTGCAAGATATTTTTGTTGAAATTCTTTTTGTTCTTTGACTTCCAGAATATATTTTTCAAGTAGATTGATTATGGTTTTTGCTGTAGTTAATTCAGAATTTAGCCTTTCAAGCCTTTGTAGGCTTTGTAAGTAATCAACTACCTTTGTATGATCAAAGATTTCAATCGAATTTACTTTATTTAAGATCCCAATTAACTTATTAATCATTGCCTTGTAAACATCAACCTCTTTATAGTCCTCCAGTATTTGATTTAAAGTCTCCATGTGTTTCTCCACCTTTCTATAAGAATTTTTTATTTCATTAATCTCCTCTAATTGAATTAATATATTTTCTAATCGGTCAGATTTTTTTCCAATCTCAATTGCATCTTGTTTCATGTTAATGATTGCTTCTGCCTTCATTCTGAAACGTGTTACATTTTTTAGCCTTTCAAGGGTTTGTTGGTATTCATCATTATTTTTTTTAAGTCTTTTAATTTCAGACTTTGAATCAGATAAATTTGATTTTATCTCATTGACTAATAATTCTTGAACAGCCATTCCAGTTGCATTGTTTAGGATCTTACCTGCTGATCCACCAGTAGAGAATAACAGGTAATGTGGATGCAATTGTTTCTGCCAATTGATTTCTTTGAAATTAAACAATTCCCTTATAGGTTCAGGAACACCAGTACCAAAGGCTTTAAGAGGATCACCACCATTGAGATAATACTTATTTTTTTTGCGTTTAATGGCATTACCTTGATCATCTTTTAATTGGATAGATAAGGGATTATCGGTAAACCATGATTGATATAATTTTTCTCCCCCTCTTGGTGAGTTCTCAATTAAAAGATATAATGCTCTAATTAGCATGGTCTTTCCAACTTCTGATTCACCGACCAGTACATTTAATCCTGGGGTAAACTTAATTACCTTTTCAATATGCTGACCAAACCCTTTGACTTTGAGTTCTGTAAAGTACATTATTCTGCCTTAATTAATATTTTTCCTTGAGAAGTTGCTTGTATCATCATACTTTTAATTTTTTCTGCTTCTTTTTCAAGGTTAATTGATACCTCTCCACCTAATTTTTTAGTAAGAATAGCAATTAATTGATGTTCATATGGCATTTGTTTAAGTGATTTTCCTTTTATTTTTACAGTCATATTTAATTCTCCGGTAATTTTATTCGCATCCAATGTGTATCATCAGTTGGGTATCCTTTGTATTTAGCCCAAAGATAATGCTGCAAAGATACAAAAGATCTATTATCAGATAGAGCTTTGGATTTAGAATTCCAGACTAAGATATAGTCATCGTTATCCAATGGAAGGTGTTCTTTGAATTCAATCCATTCAAAGGGAGGTATATATTTTTCTTTGGTTTGCCTATGATATTCATTTAAAATAGTTTCAATATCATAATCTTCCTGCTGTTGAGTAGATTCCTGAGTTGGGGTCTTCTGCGTAGGTGCTGTATTCAATGAGAGCTTTAATCTTTGTGGCCTTTCCTTTAATTTCAAACGTTTCATTACCTTCATTCCTTTCGTTTACTATATGTAGATGATCTTCATTAGTTGATTTAAAATAATCCCAGGCAATATCAAATACTTTATCAAATAATGGATGATTGAATTGCATTTTGGTATATCCTGGCTTATTGAAATACTGGTCTTTGCCATGACATTCAAACATTTTAGTCATTGCTTCAGTCTTATTGGTTTCAAGATAGCAATCTGGAAAAAGGTTTACCCTGAAGATCTTATTATTAAACTTTGATATTTTGATTTCAACTGTGTACTGGAATATAGACTTCCAGGGTAGGATTGTAATGATTTTATTTTTCTTTCTATGAACAACAGCTTTAATTACTTCTTTATTAATATGAATATAAGCCATTGATCGAGTAGCATTAACTCTTTTAAAATATGTTATTTGATTATTAGTTATTGCTTTGGCGATCTGCTTTTTAGTAACGTTCAAAGCAGTTCGCTCAAAGAACCTTTCTGTTGAATGATTGTTAAAAATCCATTTGAGATTACTCTTAGCCATTAATTACCTCCAATATTTGTTTTAAATAGTAATAAGAATTTTGTATATCTCTTACCAATTGCCTGAATTCATAGAAACTATACCATAAAGAAATAAATAGACAAGCAATTGCTGCAAACCATAAAACAATTATATAATTCCCCCACGCATTTATTTTATAACTTGCACCGATCATAAGCATTCTCCTTTCTTTTCATTAGTTGTCTAATAATATAGTTCTGAATTATCGATGGACTTATATTTTCAGTCCAATCAAAAAATATCCTTAAATTAATTATAGTAACAGGAAGATAACAAAATTCTCCATTAATATTTATATAGTTAAATGTAGGATAACCAAATCGACCAATAAATCCTGCAAATATGTCATTGTGCATGGCAATGCAGGGAGTTCTTCTGTTTCTGCGAAAGATAAGCAATGGTTCCCGATCTGATTCAATTGCATCGGTAAGACATTGATTCCAAAACTCATGAAACACTGCCATTTTTTGTTGGGAATCAACTAAATCCATTAATGACCACATGGTTAATGTAGTGCTTGCTTTCTTTTTTGATTTAGTTTTCTTTGCATATCCTGTTTTACATTCAATTGAAAAGACATCAAACCAGTATTTAGTTTCTGGAATACAATAGGTAATATCACCAAACATATCAGGCCGAATCATTTTCTGTTTGGCCTTTGTTTTGCTTGTTGCTTTTGCACCTGATGCTTCAGTACGTCTAACACCGTCTTCAGTTCTCATATGAGTTAGATATAATGAGAATTCTTTAGACATATCATTTTCAAATTCGCCACCTTTAGCCATTTCTATTCCTTTACTTTCAATTTAATTCTTTTTGGTTTGTCACTTGTCATTCCAGGCTTCCAGAATAGCTTTATGTTTTTAGATGGACAATGCAAACATTCATTAGGCATTTTTAATGCTGCCCAACATGCACCACAATCTAAGCATTCATATGAATTCATTGTTTACCTTCATTGTTACGAATCATTTTAGAGTTCTGATAGATCTCATATCTGATTTCATTTGTTGGAAATGAGAATACCCAATCTTCTGCTTGACTGACCGTTTCAAAATCAACGATGATAAAGTCACAGATTTTTGCTTTGAAATAGGCATCCAAATTATCCCTCTTTAACATCATGATCTTTGGTACATATTCAATTGCCAATTTAGGATCAAAAATAACTGCAACAATTTCATCTTTATAAAAAAGATAAATGTATAATTTGATAAGATCATTTAGTTTAATGAATGAGAATTCTTGATTGGTTCTCAATAGCCCACGAAAATTGGGTACTTTGCCAAAAACTGCTTCTCTTTGTTCAGAATCCGCTTTCAAAAAAAATTCAAAAAATTTTTCTAATTCATCCAACTTACACCCCCCATTTAGGCTTTCGATCAATCTCAGCTTCTAAAATAAGTTCATTCCAACAGTCTTGTAATTGGCATTTTAATTTTTGAGCTACATCTTCATTATTTGCAGCTAATTCTATCAATTCTGCTCGATACATATTTTTGCCTTCCCAAATAAGATAATTGCCAGATCGTTCAAATTGATTGTTATCCCAAAGGAAATTTACAGCAGATCCATAGTTATCAATTCCCCAACCATGCAGGATATTAAAATTAACATCATTGTATCTGCTGCCAGTTTTGTTTTTCTTAATTTTGACTCTGACTTCAATACCTTGATTGATTCCGGCATTAGTAGTGATTTTACCAATCTCTTTGAGCATAAAGAACTGAGAAGCATAATGATCAAGTGCTTTGCCCCCTGCTCTTGTATTAGGATCTCCAAATACCACTCCAACGTTCATTCGGATCTGAGATAAGATAAGTAAAAGGATATTTGAATTATGTACCTTCTCAATTGAATTACGAAACAATTGAGATAGCACTCTGGCTTTACCTCCTCCCATATCTTGTTTAGCAATACCTTTTTTCTCAAGATGCTTGATTTCTCTTGCATCTGTCAATGAATCCAATGAATCAAGTACATATAGGACAACATCGTAATCAGTGTCTTCTTTATTGATTTTTTGAAGGTTATTGTAAAGATCTTCAACTGTGCGTGATCTCTGAAAAGGCTTTACACCCTTTGTAGGCTTATAACCTTTTAAATCTTCACGTAGTCCATATATGTGTTGTAGTGGAACATTGAATTTTGCAGCTAATCGATAATCAAATGCGTGTTCTGGTTCATCATAATAAATCTTGACTTTTTTCTTTTTCAATATGTGTTCCAGATACCATACGGAATTAACTGCTTCACAAGCAAGCAATGTTTTGCCAGTAGAAAAATCACCAATTGGATTAACTACCCTTCCAATTGGATATGCTTGATCAACATTATTGGTTAATGCTAAATTCATCATCCAACTACCAGAATCAATGAAATTTAATGGTCTTTTAAGATCTACTTCAGGCAATAGCTCAGAAGATTTCAATCGCTCACGTAGACTTGGTTCTTTTAATTTTAATTTAACTCTTGCCATTTTAATACTCCTAATTGGAAGTTAGGGGTCTATTAGACCCCCAACAGTTAGATGTTAATATCAGCGTCTTCAATGAGTTTTTCGTAAATGTCTTCAACGATTGCATCTACTGCTTCTAATTGATTATCAAATTCTAAAGCGACTTTATAATCATTCTTATTGCACCATGCTTTAAATTTGATTGAAGACATTTTGGAAAGTTCCTCTTTAAGTTCAGCGCATTCAGCTTCAATCTGAGCAAGAGTTTCATCAACAGTTGAATGACCAGAATCATGTAAACCTGTTGCTGTTTCATTTTCTACTTCTTCTTTTTGACGTAATCTCTGACGTAGGGATGAAGGTTTATTTTCTTTTTCTTGATCTGAAGCATCTTCTTCTTCCATTTCCTCTGTTTCCATTGATTCTTTGATTTCTTCGTAATCGGCATAATGCAGGAACATTTCAATTGCGTTTTTAAAACCCTGTTCCTGGGAATCAGTAATGATTACATCTAATTGCTCTAAGATCTCGTCTGGAATAGGATTCTCTCTTTTGTGTAGATCGAATGCACTATAGCCAGGAAATGTACCTCTGGAAGTTTTTCTCTTTGTTACTTCCATTGCAATTGTACGACCTTCACCACCTGGATGAACATCTGAAATATCCAATGTGGTTCGATTGATTTTATCTCTAACTTTGTTTTGGATTTCCTGATGAACAGCAACTTTTGGAGCATTCCACAATTTTAAAATGTAATTGGCAGCTTCTTCACCCATTAGTTCCTGAGTACGTTCCCAAATGAGATAAAGAATACGATCCTGCGGATAATATTTCTTTGCAATATCTTTAAATTTGTCTTCAGACATACCGGAATTAAGATATTCATCTTTCTTTCGATATAGTTTGGCTTGAGTTTCACATCTGAAGCAGGGTTTACGGTGAGATAATTGAGGGCAAATGAATGCATCCTTTGCGAATCCAACAGCAAAATGAACGCATGTTTCAAAATGATAGGGAACGTGAGCAATGAATGATACAGGCATTATTTCAAAGAAATGATCACCGACTGTCTGGTGGGGTTGCCATTCTTCAATACCATATTGTTTAAGTAATTCCAGATTCCAAATGGATTTACCCATTGATCCTGCTTTGGTCTGCTTGTCACGTTCATCGTAAGTCTTTTCAAGCGTACCTGTATCACGCTTGACAAACTTATCTCTGAGCTTGCTTCCACCACCAATTGCAGTTCCACCAGTAGTCAGTTTGTTGCGGTTTTTCAATCGATCTTGTAATGAAGACATAGTTTAATCCTCCTTTAAATTAATACGTTTAGGTTTAACATCTCGTTCTCTGACAATTGGAGTCGAATAATAATTATTCAACCATAATTTAACTAATTCTTTAATCATCCATCCTTTCTCAACAATTGAATCAACTGCTGATTTAGCATCGTCATAAAATACTTGATACTTCATGACTTCATCAAATTGTTTTTCATATTTAGGATCACCTTTAATCAATCGAAAAATAACTTGATCGGTATCTTTTTGGATGCCGTAGTCTTTCTTGTTACGTCTATATTCTTCAGACAATTCGCCTTCCAGAATATCTAAAGTCTTTTGTGCTTTCTTTAACAGGTTCTTATATCGGGCTTGCCTTTTAGTCCATTTACGCATTAGTTCTGATTGACGTTCCGCTTCAAGCTCAAGATTGTACCGATCAACTGAAAATTCGGGATCAAACATAGGTTCTCCTAATCAAAAGATAGTTTGCGTTTATAGGTTTCGGTTGATTCAACTAATTCTTTGGTAATGTCATTTAATCCGCTGTGAATGAGCTTAGTCAATGACTTATCATTGCGTAATTCCTTGGGAGTCACATCAGACAGAAGATCTTTTGCTTGAACAACCAGACCTTGCAATTGATTGTCATTGAATATGTTTTTGTATTTAAAAGTTTCAAAGAATTTGTCGATCTTTTCCAATGCTTCAGGTCTAACTCTGCGTTTTTCACCATCGAGCTTGCCGGATAAGGTATCAGTTAAATGAGTAACGAGTTCACTAAAACCCTCTCTCATTGCGAGAACGCAATTGTGACGTGTTTCATCCATCATTGCCTGAATACGATTGGATTCAACTTTGTACATCTCCTCTGTAACACCTGAAGGAATTGTCATGTCAAACCATCTCCATTCAATCCAATAGCGTTCTCTGACATTCATCGGATATGCTTCCTTATCGAATAATCCATCTTTCTTTAAGGCTTTTTCCGATTCCTTAATCCATTTGTCATAATCTCCTGCAAACTCATTGACAACCTTTTTCAATTGTTTGCTGTATGCTCTCAGTTTCATGTCTGCTTCTTCTGTGATCTCATTGGAGATGAAGTGACAGGATTTAATTGGAAACGGTAGAGAAATATCATCCCAAATGTAGTTCCGAACTGAGGTAATGACAGAATTGATTGGTTGTAGACGTTCTTTTTTAATCAATCGTCTGTAGCCAGATACCCAATCAGTTTCTTTGGTCATACGTTCTTTAACTGATTTAGGTATTGAATTCCTGGCTTGCCAAGTATGGGTTTCAAATTGAAGTAAGGTTCCAAGATCGAAAATGTTAATTTCATTGCTTTTGTTTTTAGATATTTTTGCCATAACTTTATACTCCTTTCATTTGATTAAAAGCTAAGTTTACGTTTGAGAACCGTAATTTTTAATTCAGGTTCCGGTTCTGATTTTTGGTCAAATTGAGCATTATGCAAAAGTTCATCTGAATTTGATTTAAAATGATATTGATATGCTTCGTTCAATTGACCTGTGACTTCTTCAATGTATTCATGAAAGGTTTTATTGGTCGAATTACCTTTGAAATGTATCTCTGTTTCATAACCACTACTTAAATAAACATCAGTCACTATCCCTTTAATCAGATTGGGATGAACGTCTTTGAAATAAAGAAACATCAATTCAGATTCAATCATATTTCTCAATTCATCAACTTGAGAATGATCTTGTGGTGTTTGGAATGTTAATTTTATTTCTAACCATGATGCTTTAGGAAATTTCTGTGAATAGCCCATATCAGTATCAAATGTGAGCATATCATGTTTGTTCTCAATTTCAGCTAAAACACCTTCCATTAGAAATCGATTGCCATTTGGATGTAATAGCATTACTGTATAAACATCGGTCATATCAATCACCAATTAATTACCCACAAAGGTTTTTGTGAACAACTCTCTTTTGATTCTTTTTGTAGAATATAGGCTTGAATTCTGGCCCAAGACCTTTGCCCAATTGATCTTTGACGTAATTGACTACATCATCGGTAATACAATCTTGACCAATGAATCCATCGGTTTCAAAGTGGATCTTGCCATTTTCATCAACTTCAATTATAATTTGTTTTTTAGCTGCCATAATTATTCTCCTTTCTATACGTTGATTACCAATCTACGCTTTTCACCAAGATCGGTTTTGATTACTGATTCACGACACAGTTTGCCTTTAGCCTTTGCAGCCAATCGTCCTTTCTCCATCGTGTAATGTTGTTTAAATGCAATTGCCTGTTCTCCACCCATTTTCTTTTTCAATGACTTATCCCAAAAATCCCACATCAATGAATAAGCACCTTTTTGGGTTTTGGATTTGACAACTCCCACTTCGTAATTGATTCCAGGGAATTTGATTGCATGTTCACACTTACCAAGATCATGCTCAGATAAACCTTCCGGCAGAGGGTAGTCATTCATAAAACGACCATACCATTTGTAAGTGTTTTGATTGAGGATCAATTGACCTCCCATTCGTTTGCAAGTGTTTGCCAAGCACTTCAGGTCAGTTACTTCAAGGTCTATAACTTCTGTATGACTCATAATTATTCTCCTTTCTTTATTTTAATTGAAGTTTTCGGGGTTTGATCATTGCCTTTTGGTTATCATCTTTTTCATTAGCCCAACGAAACATCTGAGCCATTTTTCTTGTACGTTCAAATTTGTCTTTGTCGAACCGAGAAAGCACAGGAATATTTTCAATCACCTGATCGATTGGTTCGTAGTGAGAATCTTTTGCCAATTGTTCAATCTCTGCTCCAGACCATCCATCCTGATATAATTGCTTGCAGAAATGATTATGAATCGGAACTTCTGATTGATACTTCTTATTGTGAATGTTGATGATCTCTTTGATTTCATCGGCATTGGGAAGATTGACAAAGAAGATGGTATCCCAACGTCCACCTGCTCTTTTAAATTCAGGGGGCAATACATCGAGATTGTTTGCCGTACCGTAAAGAATGCCTTCAGACTTGCGTTCCTGCATCCATGTCAGCATATGACCAAGCATACCTTCATCAACTCCACTTGAAGATACAGATACTCCACCATTTGCTGATTGATTGCCAAAGAACTTTTCGATTTCATCCATTACTACAACTGCTCTGCCTATTGAATCAATTGTCATTGTAGCTTTACGCATTTTCTTTTCGGTTTCACCAACAATGCCCTCTTTGATTGCACCAATGTCAAACATAAGGATAGGCCAATTGAGAATAGATCCCAATACCTTTGCTCCCAATGTCTTTCCAGTTCCAGGGAATCCGGCACAGAGGATTGCTTTGACTTTGGGTTTGATTGATTCGGGATTAAGGAAAGGTTCTGTTCTGAGATGCCAGTACTCTTTGAAGTGTTTCATTCCACCTAATTGATCCATTGGTTCAGGTTCAATGAATTGCATAAAGCCTGTCTGTTTAATAATATGCTTTTTGCGATCCATAATATGCCTGAAATCAAATGATCTGGTTTCAACAGCAGACTTGGCAAGGGCATTTTCAATTTCTTCCCATGTCATGCCTTTACACGCTTCAACAATTGAATCATCAACAATAAACTTAGATGCATACTTGTCACCTAATGCTTCAATTGAAGTTCCGGCAATAGATGTTGCGATCTGTCGAATGTCATCTTCATTGGGAAGGGAGAATTCTTCAACAGGAATGAATTCTTTGATTTTGGAAGGGATTGCAGCAGAATTAGATCCGACCATGATTAGCATTGTTTGATTGGCTTTTAATAGATCGTAAATGTCAAGAATGGTCTGGACTACATCGAATTGTTCAATGAATTCATCGAAATTTTCAAGCACATATGCAGTATTGCTTGGAGCAGGGCCAAATGATCCATCGGGTTGCTGACCGACACTATGACGTAGAATGTCTAATGCATTCATTTCCTGATCGTCACTAAACTTATAGTAATCATTGATCAGTCCACGAATAGGACTCCAGAGTTTCTTGCGGAAGGGTTTATCAATCTCAATTGACTTCATTGCACGTTTCATTTCTAACGTTTCAACAAAGACAATACCATAACCTGCTTTCTGATAAGATGTTAAATTCATAATTGTACTCCTTTCGTTTGGTTTAATTGATTTTTACACGTTTCATATCAAGCCAGTTTTTGCCAAACTCCCAATCAGTTTTCATTTTGACTTTGGTAGTCCAGGGTAGGTGAGGTTTATTGGTCATTTTATCATCGACTAAATCGATTAGATCACCTGCTTCATACTTTAAGCAATTGGCCTTTCCAGAGTCATGAATCTGATTAATTAAATGTGATTGAAAACCTCCTTTCTCCAATTCATCATCAATACTAATCAAACTGTCGAGCAGCAATAGGAATGAAGTAGATTGAATTGGATAATTAATTATTTCGTTGCGAGTTAAAGGGAATCTCCTGCGGAAACCAAAGGGATTGTCTACATATCCTTTTTTATAATACTTGTCAACAAGAGAATCCTGCCATGCCTTATAAATATTGTATCTATCATAGAATTGATTTTGGCAATCCTTAATATGGTTCAATGAAAAGTTATAGTAATAAGAATCAAATGTTTCAGTTTTGGTTTTGCGTTGATTGTAAATATTATAAACAAATGTCTTATAGAATTCTGATTTACGCATCTCGTCTGCAATTGATTGAAATCCTGCTCCAAAAAAGTTAGCAAAGGTAAAGTTATTTTTAGCTAAGAACCTTTCATTTTCACCAAATTGTTCTTTGACCTGTTCATATGAATAACCTTTCAATCCAAATAATTTAATTGCCCAATGGGAATGCATATCGAGATCGTTATTAAGGTCATCAATCATAACCGGATCATTGCCAAGCATACCTGCAACTTTGACCTCTGCACCATCATAATCAAATTCAGCCAATAGCCAGTTTTCATCCAATCGAACAAAGACTTTCCGAATAATCTTCCAAGGCATACCTGGGAGTATATCACCATGTTTAGGTTGATTCTGTAGATTAGGATCTGAACTACTTGATCGATAGGTTTCAGCTACATTTAACCATAATTCATGATGGACTGATTGATCTGCTTCAGAGATGTTTCTTTTGAGGTCTGCAACATAGGTATTCAATGCCTTTTGCAATTTACGATATTGCAATAGCAATGTACAAAATTTGATTCCTTCTTTTTCAGCATAATGAGTAATTGTTGCTTCATCTGTTTTAAAATTACCTGTTTTTTCATTTGCTGCTTCAATTGGTTCCAATTCAAGGAATTCATATAAGAATTCTTGCATTTGAACATTGGATCTCAAATTGAAATTGAAATCATCTTCTGTAATAGGGGTCATCATGATTAAATTTCCTTTTTATTCAATGGACGCATTCTTTTAAGATCATTAATTGCTTCTTTCTTACTGGTTGTCATTTTAATTATAGATCCATCTTCAGTCACTTGAATTGCCCCTGTAATTTCAATATCTGGATCAAGGGTTTCAATCATACTTGCACCTATTAAGGTTTCTCTTTGAAAGTCATCCATTGATGATAATTCAATCTCACAGCAACAATCAATCATTGTAACTATGTCTGCAAGTATCATAAGAAAATCCTGCAATGGTTTTGAATCATCTGATTTAACTGCTGTATCAAAGTCTTTCCAAATATGATCCATATAGTTTTCAACAGATCCCATTTTATCTGAATCAAGCATATTGCCAATGATTTGCATTGAAAGGTAAGTAAATTCCTTTGTTTGTTCTGGGCCTTGAATTATATTACCTTGCAATTCATCAGTAATATGTCCTAATCGTTTGCGTATATTCATGAAAGGCCAAACAAGTTTTTTGTTATCAGATAGTTTATTAATAAATGCTTTTTTGCCTTTGTATTCAAATGAATATTCTTCAAGATTAAAATGATAGCTTTCTTCTAATTGGTTTATTCGATCTTTTATCAGTTGATTGAACATATGTTTTATCTCCTTTCATTTTGATGGTTAAGGTTTTTAATTCCTTAGAGGTTGATTTTTTGAGATTGGTTTTATCTTTCAGGTAATTGTTGTATTGAATGAACTCAGGTAATTCAGCAATTTGTTGCAATACATTTTGCATCTTATCAATTAATTCCTGTTCCAGATTTTCTAATTCCTGTTCACCAATCTTAATTCCTCTCTTTGTCATGTTGGAGAAGACTTGATGACCTTTCAATAGTAATTTATAATTGTATTCACAATTAGGGTAAGCAATTGGCATGATCTTTCTGATCAATTCCCAATTGTGATAGGTAGTGATCACATCTAATCCTGCATATTTAATTAGATCATCATATGGTGCTTGTCGAATGCGATTGACTTTATCATTTTTGTTTTTCTTTTGTAGATAACTTTTGACTGTATCTGAATAAGGTGGAATTCCAAACCTTGTTAAGTTTTGAAAGTCCAATGACGTGCAACCTCTACGTTCATCAATTACATGAGTTGCAATCATTGGATCATTTGCATTGTAGATCTTTTTAATATCGAAATACCATCGAGAACAGTTTTCTTCAAACTTAGCATTTTGAATGATCTTTTCTACATCTGGATTTGTTAGGATTGTTCGCATGAATCGTTTGATTATGTCCAAGCATTCAGGATCATTATTCCATAATGATTCATTAATCACCCAAGCATATGATCCGGTTCCAAATTGTATATGGGTAATCTCAAAAAAGTGATCATAAGGTTTGACATTGGTTGTTTCATAATCAACTGCAACTTTTTTTAATTGGCCTATGCGTTTGAATGCTTCAATTAAACCCTTTTTACATTTGATTTCTTCAATTGTAATTCCTTCAAGGATCTTTCTACCCTTCAGGAATTCATCAACCTTTTTATAGGTATTGTACTTGGCAAAGAAATGCAATGCACGTTTAACGTCTTTCTTAAATGCGTATTGCCGATCATAAGTCCAAATGTCATTGGGATTGTCAAGAGTATATACAAGACAATTGAATTCAAAGTTCGGGATTAACCGACCTCTGAGTTTGGTAGGGGCAATCTTATTCTTTAGATCGAATAAGGACTTGAATGCCATCTCTCCACAGCATAGAATTATCTTTGGTCTGAGATCAATCAATTCATCTCGCATTCTGGATCGACAGCATTTATATTCAATGTCAGATGCTTTCTTTGCTGAATGACATTGCAATGCGTAAGTGAATGCACCATGATTCTTTAAATTAACTCCTTCTTTCCATGCTGTACTTCTAATCAATTGAGCTTTCTTATTTGAAAATGGAATTGATTTAATATCATCTTCTTTGGTAGGCTGTTGACCTAATATAACCAATCCATTGTAATTGTTTCCTTTAACGGAAGGGAAGTAAGGCGTGTCTATCTTAGGATTGTCACATCGACCACATTTAACGCAATCGTAGACAATTGAGGATTGTTTACCTTCAGGTAGGGGATAATAGAATGTCATTATATCACCTTTGAATAGGCAGGGGTCAGAATTACCTAACCCCTGCTTATTAATTAATCAATTAAAAGTTAATAATTGATAGGTCTATTCCATATCGTTATCAATCTTGATAATCTGAACCATGCTTTCAACACGCTTCTTGATAAAGATAATAGATTTTCCTTTTTCTTTATACAAAGGACTGACAGCTTTCACAATTGCATCGGTTGATTTGCCTTCCAATACCATTGATTCCATTAATCCATATACCGATTCAGCAGAAGGGGTTGCCTTGGCATCGGCTTTTGCACCAAGTTTGGCCCGACCTGTTCTGGACTTCAATGTAGCTTTCTCAGCAGGTTTAGAATCACCTAATGCTTCAATCAATTTCTTTTCCATGCCAGGAATAGATCGTTTCTGAATGGCATTAAGGGCAATACCCAATTGATCGCACATTCCAACTAATGCTTCACGATCTTTGGCCTTGACAGCATCTTTTACCAATTCAGCAGTAAGTTCAATTGATCCTGCATCAGTTGATTCAGAAACACCTTCAGCGTACTCAGCGATCTTGTTAGCAACCTGATCCAGAATATCGTCTTTCTTTACACCAACTCCAATTGATAGACCGATATGTTTGGCGAATTGACGCAATTCAGGCATTTTCATTGGTTCTACTTGGGCAAATGCAACATCGGGATCGAAATCATCTGCTTCAGGATTCCACCAATCAAATGTAGGTGATTCTTTTTTACCTTTTGTTGCTTTGGTTTCCTCTTTGGCATCTGCTGCTTTCTTTGCAGCCAATCGTTCTTGCAATGTCATGATTTTTTTGGCAGGGGGTTTTTCTTCTGCTTGGGGGGATTTTGAATTGACGTGATTAATCATCATTTGCTGCAATGCTGCTTCATCAATATCATCGGGAACGTCCATATCTTCAAATACATTTTGGTATTCGGAGAAGACTTCAACCAATTGATCTTCGTTCTCGCATTCATTGATCAGTTCAAGGATTTCAGCCGATTGATCATCAGTAACGGCAGCAGAACCATCATCAGATGTGGTTTCTGTAACAGGGTTTTCCAAATGCTCGATCATTGCTTTTTTCAATTGCGTAGGCAATCGATAGGCTGAAGGATCAAAACCTTCAAACAGAGCAGCAACATCATTGTCTTCAAGGATCTCTATCAATTCAGCCTTTTTAGTATAGCCATTGATTACTTCAATTACATCGGCAACTGATATAGAACCAGAAGTTGATTCTTCTGTTGTTGTTTCTGCTCCAGATTGAGCTTCCGCTTGATCGAACAATTCATCCGGCAATTCATTGTACCATGCGACCAGTTCTTTTGCATACTGGACTTTCGGTTCAACGTTCCGAATGATCTCAAGAGTTAATTCTTCTTCAGACATTTTATTCATCTGAGCCAATTTCAATCCAACTTCTTTTCCAAATTCTTTCAATTGTTTTAATTCCATGAGTAACCTCCTTGGATTAATACGTTTAATGATTAATAACCGATTGGCTAATTCGATCTCTTTCGGATCTGCGATAACCATTCTGCTTCCTAACACTTGATCGATCAATTGATCGTATCGATCACACTTTAATAATTTAATCCCTCCTTTCGGTAAATATTTAAAACACATTGATCGTAAAAGATGAATGTCATCCCAATTAAATCCCCAATAATATTTACTGGTATTGATTGCTCGATACCGTCTAAACCTTTGAGCAAGGGAATAGAGATAACATTTCCATAAAGACAATTTAATGAACACAATTTTAATTACCCTTCAATTGAGCAAGACGTTCTTTAAGAGTTAGTTTGGGTGCAGGGAGATCCAATCGTTTGACATTACGTTTGGCTTTATCGATTGGAGTTTCGGGAATGAGTTCAGGATTAGGATCAACGAATCGAATGCCGACCTTTGGATATTCTTTCTGTTTTGCTTCAGCCGATATTTTATTGGCTTCAGCCTTACCCAATCGACTGATGAATTCTTGTTTCCATGCAATTGAGGTCTTTTTGAAGATCCAATTCCATGCCCAATTAGGGGGATTTTTGGATTCAAGTAATTGTCTGACTTTTTCGATCTTTTGTTCCAGTTTGTCATTTACTTCTTTGAGTGATTGCTCAAGAGATATTTTCTCCTGATTCAATTCATAGATGGTTAAATGCAATTCATCCATCTGAAGTAAATCTTTTTTGGTAGGTTCTTCGATTGATTGTTTTAGTTCATCATTGTATTTCTGCCATTCGCTCATTGATTGATCTCCTTTCGTTTGGTTTAGATAGGTTTTTGCCATTTGGTCAAGTAACAGTATAACCTATTATAAAAGGCTTGTCAAGTCTTCTGAAACCTGTTGATATAACTAAGAAATTCGATTTTCGACATATTTTTCAATCCCTTTGATTATAAGCATAAATATGATTTGAGATCTGGAATATGTCAATCCACTTTCCTTTTCCAATTCCTTATGAATTGAATTGATTTGCTTATTGACTGTATCAGTTATTCGGATATTAACGTGTTTATTTTTATTCGACATGACTTCTCCTTATCAATTAATTGGTTTTAATTTAATGTAATGAAGATCATCTGGTTGATGAATTACTGGTAATTCAAATCGATTGCTGATCCATCTTATAATTCTGGCAGCATCTTTACCATCAAAGTGATCGGTGATCCATTCAATTCCACCTTCAGGTTTATGAAGGTAAACAGAAATCAATTGAGCATGATCTGAATCACATTCTTCAACTCCACCTTCCCGATCAAGAAAATTGCAATAGTGACATTCAATTGCATCATGGGATTTAATCATTGCTTCATCATAAACTGCTGTTCCGGTTCCTCTGGTCATGAATTCAGGAATTGCTTCATTGATATGTCTATGATAATGGCCCCAAAAGAATCCCTGATCCTGATTGTTATAAACCCATGTTACATATGGAGTGATTGAGTTTGTTGGCAAATAAGCGAATACAATGCAAAGGTGATTATCGCCTTTAACGTTGGAATAGGGTTTCATTGCCAAGATCCATTTGTCATCGAATTTTCTTTTATTTATCATTGATTAATTCTCCAATTTTTTAAAAGTGAATTTATTTAACAGATCAGATCTATTTTTGTCAAACTGATCGGATCTAATTGAATGTTCCAGTTGACCTAAAGAGAGCATGAAATCTCTCAATTGATCTGAGAGTTCTGCATTAGCCCACATTGGAATATTATTGATAGTACAATCATATTCCATTCGATAACCACTTGCTATTCTAACAGTATGCTTGATTGTAAATTCACCATCTGGACTAACCATTTCATAACCACCTGAATGATACTTGTTTCCATCGACTTTTTCAAGTGACCATCCTATGTCGATTAATGTTCTTGGATCAAAGACTTCAATTCTAATTGGAATTATTTTCTTTGGCATAATTAATCTCCTTTCATTAGGTCTGGATCATTTGGAGTAAATCGTTGCTCGTCAATCAATTCAGGCATTTTAATCTGAAGGGTAGTAGGATCAACCATTGCTCCAGATCGATTGAGAATCCGAATTCTGGCCTTTGTTAGATCTGTTAATCCATAACGTGTTTTAATATACCGTTTGATTGCACCATCAAACAATTCAGTCCAATTGATCTCATAGATTGTTTGATTCTTGACATACTTAGTTATCATCATCGTCCTCCGATTGAATGACCCTGTAATTGAGTTTGTCCATAATGAGTTCTGCAAGAGCATGGCAATCTTCTTCATGTGGCCTGACGTATTCAATCATATCAGATCCACTGGCATACCCTTCGTAATCGAAAATGATTGAAGCAATATCTTCTTTCATCTGAACATAATCATATTCTGAAAGATACTTATTCAATTTGGAATTTAATTGAATTTGAATGCCATTGTCTTTTTCAATTATATCTGCCAAATGCTCAGAACCATAACCACTTGATCCTTTAGTTGCTTGAACATGGCAAACGTCACAATCGAGTAATTCATTGAAATGCAAGCTGACCCTTGCCCCAACATGCCATCCTCTAATGTGACCGCCAATTCCTGATTGCTTTGTTCCCATTCGGGTTGCTTCACCACGATTGCCTTGAATGTCTGCATAGAAATGTGCCATTGATTAATTCCCCTTTCTTTTAATTGAATTTGTTTAACAGATCCGATCCATTTAATACTTCAGTAACTCGATTAACAATTGCTTTACGTTCTTTTTTAATTGCTTCTTCTATATCTGCCTTTTTGCAATCAGGGCAAAGTGGTGATTGGACTTCAATCTCATAATCAGAAATTGAATCATCAATTTTGACTTCAAATTTGAGTTCCCGATAGCACCTTTGACAAATGTTAATTACTTTAATTTTAAATAAATTCATTAATTAATCTCCTTTCAATCGATTTTTCTGGTAATTTTCCAAATGCTGCTTTGTTAGGTTTGTTGATACTTCAATCAATAAAGATTGACGTTTACGCAATTGAAGAAAATCTTTTCGTAATCCAGTATCAGGATCTATTTCATCTTTTGATCCAGAAAATACAGTTGGCAGCATGTTAATTCGCAATCTGATTCTTTCAATTGCTAATTCAATTGTCATTTGCATTCTATCAAGTTCTGGATTAGATGCCATAAATTTATCCTTTCAATTAATTGTAAAATGGAATTATGTTTTATAAAGGAAGTTTTCTTCAAGAAACAATTCCAAATCGGTTGTTTCTTCATCCAATGCTTCATCATTGCCAAACAAAGCATAGATACGCAATTCACGCAATTTGTCAATTGGAATTATATCAAGTTCATCAATTGTAATTCCATAGTGATCGCATAAATTGTAATCAAGTTCTGTATTAAGGAATAAAGCGGTATCATTTAGATCGTCATCCAATTGCAGGATTTCATCAATATCATATGCAAGTTTATTCATAGGTGTTCTCTCCTTATTTCTTTTTTATGATTGCTTCATTCAATTCAAATTCGACCAAATCAAATGTGTATTGATTGCCTTCAATTGTACCATTGGTCAATTCACCATAGGCATACAATCCATACTTCAATGGTACTTTGATTCTTTTGGGATCAGTTTTCCAGAGTTTAGGCATTCCATTGACACGCCACCTTTGGGGAGTTCCATCGGAATTGGTAATTGATTGATGATAAAGAATGTCACCATACCGTAATTGTTTGGCTTGTTTTAATGTAATAGGCATAGAAGTAATCTCCTTTTAATTAGTTTAAAATTGATTCAAGCCATTGTAGGAATTTATAGACTAATACTATACTGCCTACAATTGCAAATGCTCCTAAATAAGCCTGTATTATGATTAGTATCATGAGTTGAACCATCCATCCCATTGATTGATTGAATGAATAATGGGGGCCAGATTTTCATTGTCAAGGTTTTCAATTTCCTTGTTACGATCAGATCCAATGAATCGAAAGAAACCATCTTCAGCATCATTTTCAAGATATTCCTGAACATCTTCAATTGTAACATCGTATTTGTACAATTGAATTCGATCATCATCATCCGGTTCTGGATTATCCTTATAGAACAGGCATTCACCGTCCTCTGGATTGCGAATGATTCCATACTCAATCAAGCTGATTTCAATTGTAACATCAATTCGATCTTCATATTCATCGTAATCACCATTTTCGATTTTCTCTAATAGTTCTTTGTAAGTCATTTAATTGATCTCCTTTCTTTTAATTGATCAGTTGCTTCCAATAGCAATTCAATCATGTGTTCATAATGAATGATACGATCTTGAATTGCACCAAATCCCTTATTGCGCCATGCCTTAATGATTGCCACATCTGTATTGCAAATTCTGCAATAGGTAGTGAATTGACCATTGGTTCTTTTGTAGGCATTACCATTGTGCAATCTAATTGAACATTTGGAACAGGTAGGCAATACGCAATGATCCTTTTGTTTTCTGATTGATCCGTCTTTATTCTTTTTCATGATTAATAGGCCCAACAGCATTGCATAAATGAATTTATCTGCAATCGTCTATTATGATTGGCAATGACAGATTTCTTGTAATTATTAATTGCCCAATCAATTGAAGATTTGGCATGTTCAAGCAATCCAGACTTTTCATGATCGTAACCATAAAAGCCCCAACAAGAATCATCACATTCAATTGATTTGTTTTTATCGGTAGGTTCAATCATAAAACCATAGACTTCTCCAGTAAGGTATTGATCGTAAACTTTAACTTCACCCATCAATAGATCAATTGCCCTTTTGCGGAGTTTTTTGGACATTTTATTTCGATTGAATTCTTTGAGAACGTCTTTGATTGATACATAAATGATTCCGACTTGACCACTATCCCAAGGGCAGGAAAATGGACTTGTACTAATTGTAATGCCGGAATGATCATAGAGGTATAGAGGTAGGATAATGTAGTGTTTATCAATTGCTTTCTGGATCAGGGAGTCAATTCGCTTGTTGGATTGATTGATTGCAGTATATGGTTCTACATCAGGATCATTAAATGGATATTTGTTTGATAGCATTGCCCAACCTGCACCTTCATCCCAATAATAGATTTTGTCTTCAATGATTGGATCAGCTTCAATTGCCAGATCTTTCATGAATTCATCAGGATCACATTTAGGTTGTTCATGGCCCAAATTATAACGTGAATGCCAACAAACCATTTTGCCAAACATATCCCAATCTTCAACTGGATTGAAATGCGGATCGTAATCAGGATAAATGTTAATGTTAAAGCCCCTGTATTTAATTGTTTCGATTGGTTGTTCCATAATTAATTGACTCCTTTCGTTTAATTTTGCTGTGATGGGTTTGTTAGTGATTAAATGCCTAATTGTTTCATAATGAATTGCTTCAGAATTCTTTGAAGTCTTTGTAATGTCATATCGGCAGCCATTGTTGAATGACTGCTACAATCAGGCCCATTTGCCCATACCGATAGATTATGCTTATCAACTGGAGCCAATCCGAATGTCATTTTGTCATTGCCAAAATTTCCATCTGGATCATAGCATTCCGATTTGACAGCATTCATTACCAATGAGAAGTGAAAGTAATCTTCATCGATATGTGATTGAATGCAACTGTATTGATTGTTGCCTTCCATTGAATCACCTGTATTAACTTGCTTCATTGAACAGATCCAACAATCACCCTGGGATTGACTGATTTCACCATTGCCTAATCGTTTCAATCCTTTGCGAATGAAGTTATCGATCTGGCGCAATTGCTTGCGTTTAGCTTTTTCTGCTTCTTTTGAATGTTCTGGAATTGGATTGTGTTCAAAGTCAAATACATTGCGATCAGAATCAATTATCATGAAATCTTCAAACAAATACTTTTTGCCTGATCGCCAATCACCAATTGTTACATACCAAATGTGTTTTTCGGAATAAACACCAATACCAGAAGGCAGGAATCGATTGATTCGATCCTTTGTTGTTACAGTTTTCCAACCATCTGTAAACAATTGAATCTCACCATTTTTAAAGAATGTAATTACATCGGTATTATGAAGTTTGATTGCAATTGAATCATCCGATCTGCGAATGACTCTGGTATTATTGGCAATTGGCCTATCAGTAGTTTTGGCTTTACGAATGCCTTTTGATAGGTAATCAGCCAAATGATTGTAAGATTGTGGATCTGAATAGGAATAAGGATGATTGTTGTAATTTAAATGTTTGTTCATAATTAATTAGCTCCTTTCACTTTGATTGAATAAATTGTCCATTCATTGCCATAAGCCAATCGATATTCTGAAACAAGATAATCGGCATCTTGCTTTGAATCAGTTTCATCGATGACTTCCCGATTGCCTTTGTAAACTCCAATGATTTGATACATAATTATCCTTTCGATTGATTGTTAGTAACTCCATTGCCATTGACAAAACCTGCTTTGACTCGATTGTAATCAGATTTGCTGATATACTTCCAATTGCCTGAAGCATACAGATATTTTGCTTCTTGATTGGAAACTCTTTTGACTTCTGCTTTGTCTTTAATCGATTGCATACACTTTGCCATAAATGATCTCCTTTCTAATTGATTAATGATTTAATACTTTTAATTACTTCAGGGTGAAATGTTATCAATTGCTTATTGTGATATAGTTTACCCTTTTTTATGATAATGTCAAGTTTGTCTAAAGCATCATTTAGATCGCAATCTTCAATGATTTGAGCAATCAATGCGTATTGATTTTCAAATGAATGATAGAACGGTGTGAAGTTTGAATGCTTATTTAATTCACTTATTTTAATGACAAACGCATTATCTGATAAAGGTTCTACATTAGGGTTAGGTGGTAATTCTCGAATGGAATTTGCCAATGACAGTAATTCAGAACGTATCTCATTTAGTCGATCAATAATAGATTGTCTATTCATTTAATTACCTCTTAATAACTTTCATTGCAGAGATTGGCCCAATCAGATCTGAAAAACATTTGAGCTTTGTTTGATTGCTTCTGGATTGTATTGTATGCCAGTTTAGCATTCAATCGATCCTCTTTTGAATCAATATCAAAACCTAAATCGCAAGCCCAATCATCCCATGCACCATAGTTTTCAATTGAAAGGTAATCACCGCAGATCGTTTCAATTATTTCATCTGGCATTGGGCTTTTGCGAATGCCTTGCCAAATTGATTGATCGGAAGCAAAATGCAATGGAGCAGAATCAATAAACAATCCCAATTCCCTGATTGAAGTTCTCCATTTGCCAATCATATCAGGTTTGCCAAGCATTCTAATTGTCTTTTTTGCCCAATTCATTGCAATGAGATTCAATGACGATTGCTTATTGGTAGGATACAATCGATGACCTAATCCTGTACTGAAATAGGTAGTGAATTGATTGCCATCGGAATTTTTGAAAACAGCTTTCCAATGATCCATATCAGTTGATTGATTGGTCATGTAGGGATTGTGATCGGAAGGTGTGATTGTCCATTTGTAATTGTGTTCCAGAAGATAGTCAAGGATATTTGATCGAATCATATCCTGTGGAGTTGATTGCAGAGAATCAATGAATTTGATTACTTCATCGGGAATCAATCGAACAAGCCATAAAGTACCATACTTGTAACCAACATTTAAATTGGGATTGGTTTCTTTGTCAATCAATAAATGGTGCTGATTGAGCATTGCACAAATTTTATCGTAACCAATATAACTTTCAGTTTTTAGGAATTGATTGCGATAGAAATCAACATATTCCATTTGTAATTCAGATCCGGCATTCATGTCATTCAAATGACACGCTTTCCAATAAGTAATCAATTGAATCAGAACATCTTCATCAATAAACAATTCATCCATCATTGAAGGCAGGATTGAATCATAGATTTGACCGAATGAATGATTGCCAATTGATCCTGAGATTGACAATTGCAGGAAATGATCGCTATAAACTGGAGTTAATAGTGTTGTAATTGCGCTTGATTGGGTAATGTCCTTTTTTGTCAATTTTACTTCCAGAATAACCTTGTCATTGCCTTGAATGCCGATTAGAATAGATTTTTTCATTAATTGATCTCCTTTCATTTAATTGATTGTGAGTTCTGGATTAACTGCTAAATGGATCGGGCCAATGATCGAGTTTTTTGTTTTCACGTTCTTTGAGTAATTGCAATCGATCAGTTTCCTTATCGATTTCCGATTGATTGCGATCATCTAATGGGAATGCTTTGATAGTATCAATTTCATTAAATGAAGTGAATGTCAATTGCTCTTGACATACTCGATCCCAATTGATTCTTGCTTCACGTCTTTTTTGCTGTGATTGCGATCCGGTGATTCCCAATGCCAATTGAACTTCCTCATACCTATCGGCATCTGCCATTGTTTGACCTATCAATCGAACAATAGCATGTAATTCATGATTGTTTAATTGCCGATACCTTCGATATTCCATTGATTCATGATCTTCATAGAAACCAATTGAATTGTCTTCTCTACGACAATCAATAATCTTGTAGAATTCTTTTGAGCCAAATTCATTTTCAATTAATAGACCGATACAACCACATTGCTGCTGAATAAACATAATTGATTCTCCTTTCAATTGATTGTTAGTTGAGTTCTGAATTAAGGTTCTGGATTACCTATTCAATAAAAGGCTCACCATAATTACAATTGCAATCATCGGCATAATCAGGATCATTTTGATATTCATCTATAAGATAAGGGCAATTGATACAAAATAAGAGATTGAATGATACTTCCCCCAATTGCCATTCACGTTTATCGGAATCAAATTCTGCTTCAGGATATTTCAATTGGTCAATGATTGATTCCATTTCCTGATAAAAGAAGTCATCATCTGGTTGCCAATAGCCCTCAAAGTATTCAGCGCAATCGCAATCATCAAATCCTTTGCCTTTGAATTCGCAATCGTCATCATGTGAATGATCTGGATCAGGCAATTCATTATCAGGTAAATCTTTTTTGATTATCTCATAATTGGTAGGATCAATCACCCAATTGGAAAGTAATAAAGGAATACCTCTTAAATTGAGATCGCTTTTTCTCATTGCTTTCCATTGATAGGTTACATTCTCATATCCAACATGATAACCATTGCCATCCATTGCATATCGAGAAGTAGTGCATTCAATTGCAAATGAATCAGCATCTTTCGGATCTGAATTATGGTCTGCATTAGGATCATTGTAAATAGGATAGCATCTAACTGATTCATTGAATGATAAATGTTCATTCAAAGCAAATCGGAATGCTTCAGCTTCAATCAATTGAAGATGATTGATAGTGTTTTTGGAGATTGGCTCAAGGTGGGATTTCAAGCAATCGAGATCGTCAATTGCTTCTTTGCATTTGCACAAAAAACATTTTTTAATTGATTCGGAAGCATTGTTACAAGTGCAATTAGGATAAAGTACTTTGATCAAACGGTGAAGATCAATTGATTTGTCCAGATCGGAAATAATTTGTTTGATGACGTGATAGTTTAATTGCATTGATTGACTCCTTTCATTTGATTTAGATTAAGTTTGTGATTGATTGAAAAAACTGCTGCCATGCCTTTGTTGATAATGATATGCCAATATAACATAGGTATTTCACGCTGTCAATAGGCCGATTACAATTTTTTACACTTTTTTTTAATAATCTGTAGCATCCAATTGCAATCGATTTTCCATTGATTCGTAATAATCGCCCCATGACGTTAATTCAAACAATCGATCAACTGTATTGTAAACAACAGTCAATAGGTATGTATCACCTTGATTGACATACAATCCAATTGAATTCCAATAATAGCGATCCTGAAATAGATCTGAAGATACTTCAATTGATTCAACTCCGAATCCATCGATCAATTCGTTGATTGCTGTCAATTGGCAATTGATTCGATCAGGTGGATTATAGCATTCTTTAATTCGATTGCGTACCGATTTGAATTGATTGAGATCGAGATCTGGATCATATATCACCTTGCGGATCAATTGCACCTGCTTTCGATCCAATTGCCAAGCATTCATTAAATCGTCAATTGTCAATCCATGCGTCCTTAAAGTAATTGCTTCAGTCATAATTTTAATTCCTTTCATTGATTTTGGATTCGATTGCCTTGTAGCAATTGATTAGCCTAATTACCATAAGGCAATCGATTTCCGGTTTTAATTAATCACCCATTGCTTCCCATGCTGATTCTAAATGGATCTGCAAAGCATTCAGATCGCCTTCGCAATCATTCAATAATTCGGTCACTTCATCCGAATCATTCAATCGATGTACTTCAAAATCTTGAATCATTGAAGCAATTGACATTGATCTGGTTTTTACCATGTCCAATTGATTGTGCAATTCTTTAATGTCGATAGCCATTGATTTAATCTCCTTTCAATTGATTTAGTGATTGCCTTATTTCAATGAGAAGCAATCAGGATTAATAGGTAAGGGTAAAGTATAGCCAATAGTAAAACCGATAGCAAAAATCCAATGACAATTGGGAATTTATCCATTGGGATCAGATCCTTTGAATGCAGGAATCCCTAATTGCAATTACTGCTCTGCAATAGGGATTCCAATTAAATTGTTAATTGATTAAATATTGTGCAATGGATTAGATTTTGGATTGTGCAGGAAAGGAAATCGATCAATCAATTGTTTCAGATCCGATTGATCGTAAGCATAATGTTTGATATAAAACTTTTGATTGTGATTGCATAGTTTGCAGCCAAATGGCAATAAGCATTCATTGATTGGAAGGGTAATGCCTTTGACTTTTGCGATTAATTGAATAACCATTTGAATAGTGATTTCATACATAAATGATTGATCTCCTTTCATTGATTGATTAAACGGAATAGGGTTGATCGATTTTAATTACTCGATAGCCAAATGATTGCCATCGTCTTTCATTCGGTTTCCAATTGCGATTACCATGTGATAGGCAAGTCAATCTAATAGGTTTTGGCTCATAATCAATTGCAGATCCCAATTGATCCAATGATTCAAGTATTTCACTAATTGAATCATCATTGCTTGGATAGCAATGATCGAATCTAAGCATATCCAATGGGAATGAATGTGGAATTACATTGATTGCAATTACTTCAAAATGAATGATCCATTCTTTTGCCATGATTAATTGATTCCTTTCATTTTCTTTTTGATTGCCAATCGTCTTTCACGCCTATCAATTCGATTGAGTTTCTTTTTGCCAATTGATCGCTTTTTTTCAAGCCAAGCATCGTATTGATTGAATGAAATCCCTGTTTCCATTTCAAATGATTTTCTTTCAATTGCATCAATGATTGGCTCGTCTTTCATTAACATTTGTAATTGGTATTTCGGCATGATTGATTAATCCTTTCTGATTGATCCCAATCGGAGTTCTGGATTAGGATCAATCAATTGAGTTCTGGAATAGGGTTCTGGAATAGGGTGTGATTGATTATTCGCAATAGCCATCAATAATCAATTGGCTTGCTTCATTGTAATCAATGAATTCCGAATCATCGATCCATTTGGGAATGCCTTTGACTACTTGCCGATTGACAAACTTCCATTGATTGAGCTTTTTGTCATGTCTAATCAATTTCCAATCATTGCCAATTGTCAATTCAAATATCGTATCGTCATTGATTGGATCACCAATTGTCCAATCGTCATTTGGATCGATAGTTTCAATTACAACAGGGCCATTGGACAAATCAATCAATGGCTTGCGATCATTAATTTTCTGATCGATTGATTTATCATCGGTTTTAATTGGCTTGTCTTTTGATTGATTGGTCGGTTTGGCAATTACCTTGCATTTGTCATCGGCCTTTTTTGATTGATTGGTCTTTTTCAATTGATTGGCCTTTTTTCTTTCGGCTCTTGCCTTGCCTTTATCGGATTTAATTGGCTTGTCTTTTGATTGATTGGTAGGTTTTGATTCGGAAGGTTTTTTATCGGCCTTTATAATAGGTACAGATCGATCAATTGATTTACGTTTCAATTGGGCTTGCCTTTTAAAGAATGCCATTGCCCTTTTGCCATTTGGAATTCGATTGCCATAATCAATAAGGAAAGCATCCATTTGGAATTTATCAATCAAATCAACATCGAATTGTTTCATGCAATTGATGCACAATACGGATTGATAATTGGAATTGTCAATAGGATTGACATTTGAATCAAACCAATCGCCTTCATGATCGAAAGCTATCAATTGATTGGTGTGATCGATTCCACAAAAACATTTGCCAGTTGATTGATTGAAGATGTGATTCTTTTTCATTGTACTGATCCTTTCATTTGATTGATTGGTTTTGGTTTTAATTGAAAATGAATCAAAATTTTTGGAGTGATTAATATTGTAGTAATTGATTCGTTTCAATCGATTATATATAAGGCGTCTTATACCTGGACGCTTGATGCGATTGATCAATTGATCGATCAGATCCTCTCCGGTCTGGTCAATCAATTGAATTGAATTAATTGATTAATTCAATTAATTCAATATGTTATAACGTATTATCTCATATTAAATAGTATATGTCAAACTGATAAAAACTAATAATATCAAATATTTACAGGATATTAAAAAAATAAATTTCAATTGATTATTAAATTTAATCAAATTAATTGCAATATAAAATAATCAATTATAAGATAAGGGCAATTGATACAAAATAATTAATATTTTTTTAATATACAATTGATTGATATTATTATATTATTTGATTGATTGATATTTTTTTTAAAAAAATAATCAATCATTGCATTATTTGCTTGACATTATATATTGCTTGATATATATTATAGGTGAAAGTCGAGGCAATCATCAAAAACACTTAAAAGAAAGGATTAAAAAATGGAAAAATTAAAAGGGATTATTTTTTATGGGATCTTGATCATTGCAATGATTTTTTGCATTAATTACCTTTACAATAGCAAGGGATTTTTGACGGTTGAAATAAGCCACATAAAAGCAAAATCCTTTGAAATACAGAAAGCAATTGACAATTTGAATAAATAGGCAATGGCAATGGAAAGCAACACAAACAAAAACCACTTAAAAGGAAAGGAAAAATTTATGGCAAATTATTTATCGGCAAATGATGAAAGGCAGGATCTTTTAAAATCCGATTATCCTTATTTTGATAATCGGATCGATTGCCTTTCAATTAAAAGATATTATCGAATAAATGATAATACTTTTAAGATGGTAACATTATTCAATCCGACCGAATTCGGAATAAATCAATTAAAAGAAAGGAATAAAATTACAATGGGAATAAAAGAAAAATTACAAGCAATTAATTCTGGCAATGGCAATGCAAAACCTATTAATGCGGTATCATTAAAAGATAAGGTTAAAGAAAAATCATTTAATGAAAAATCTGATCTTAATTTGAATAAATTTGCTGAAGTGGAAACATTGAGACAGACCATAAATGATCAATCGGTATTAATCCAGGATCTAATAAACGATATTAAGGATCTTTCAAAATGCATTTATGAAAATAATTCATTGATTGCCATTATCGGAAAAGATCAAAAATCCTGCCTTAATGCCATTAATGCATTACATGCAAAATCGATTAATACAGCCAAGACAGATAAAAAAGATCCTGCCATTAATAATCAAAAAGTAATTACCAGAAAGGCAAATAATAAAGGATCTTTTTTAACTGATCAATCCATTGATCAAGATACATATCAAGGGATCTATGAACACTTCAAAGGCTATTTTAATCATAAATTTGCAAAATCTGGAAAGGCCGATCAATTGCCTGAATTCATCTTTTTTATCAATGGGATTGATTTTAGCAATGGTGATACAATAGATCAATCCTGTAGGGCCATTTGGCAATCATACCGGGCCGATAATAACTCAATGCTTTTTGCACCCAATAGCATGAAATTGGCAATAGATAGCTTGATCAAAACAGGAAAGGATCTTGATCTAATAAAAGGATCTAATAAACTTGATCAATCTAAAAATCCGACTATAGTTAAGGATTTTGAATACTGGGCAAATTTATTGCAAGTCGATAAACCTATTATAGCCGAAATTGTTTCATTGATTAAGGCAGAAAAATTGACAGACACCACCAAGGGATTGATAATTGAACACTTGCAAGATCATTGCAATGATCTTGATAAGGTGAAAGTAAGTCATATTGACGAATTTATGGAATATTTAAATAATACTAATTTTATTTAATATCCAATAGGCAATAGAAAGGCAGGATCTTTTAAATTGATTAAGATCCTGCCTTATTGCTTATATATGCAATGATCTTTCTTGATCAATGGCAATGATCAAGGTATAAAAAAGAAAGGATATAAAGGCAAATGATCAAGCGTATTAACATATCAATAGATCAAGATACATATAGCAAATTAGAAAGGATCAAGAAAGATTATAGGATCAATGTTTCGGCCATTTGCACTAATGCAATAAATAATCATATTGATCGATTAAAATCATTACAGGATCAATCTATTAACAGGCAGGATCTTTTAAGATTAAGATCCATTTTAAATCAAATTAAGGTATAAAAAAGAAAGGACATAAAGCAAATGATATATAATGAAATATCTTTCGATAATATAAAACAACTATCTTTTATCAATGAATTAATGAATAATGGATCATTTGAATATATAGCATTGATACAGTTTGACGGTATAATTGATTTTTATCTTTTAAAGGATATAGGAAAAGATACCATAAACCAGTTAAGCTATTATTTATTTATTGCATATGACATTAGATCATTTAATGATCATAATATTAAGATCCTGCCAATTAATGATCAAGGTATTGATCAAGGTATACTGGATATAATGTCAAGCTATATTTCATCAATTGCATATGATCAAGGCAATTATGATCTTGATCCAAGTATTGATCTTTAGGGATCAAGGCAATAAAGGCAATTGATTGATTGATATTATCCAAGTATAATCAATTGATCAATTGCCAATTGCAATCAATCAATCAATCAATTACCGACCATTTGATTGATTGACTTCAGCCATACTAACTCCCCCCTGCGACAAATTTTTCTAAAATTCAAAGTCCTATCGTTCATGTTGATATTAGAAATGTATAAAAGGGGGTCGTAATATCATATAATTTGGAAAATTCACCCTTGGGGAGGTCTTAAAATATAACTAATTTCAAGATAAAGAGGTATTATTAGTCCAAAATAGCCTATTTTAGGCCCAAATAGACTAACTTATCATCATATAAGGGGAGTTAGGTCGGATTAGACCATTTTAAAGTGATTTAAACGGCCTATTTTGTGAAAGGGGCTATAAGAGGTCGTTTTAGAGGGGATCGTGCGAGCTTCGCTCGATTAAAACACGTAAATTAAATAAAAAAGGCCCATTCCCAGGATAGGAATGAGCCTTGAACAACTGAATATTGAAATATGTTACCGTTTTTCTTTTAGAGCATAACGTTGAATAGATACTTCCATACGATTGATGACTTCATGATGACCAATATAATACTTATCATGAATCATATAACGAATATCTTTTATTTGAAAGGTGGCAAAGTCCTCATGTCGTTTGAATTTATCTTTTTCATAGAGACCATCATAAAGATTAACTGGTTTTATTGCAGAATTTTTATCTATATAACGGTAAAATATAATGAGTTGATCAATTTGATAAGGTGGGAACGACACCAGATTATTCTGTTCAAATAGACATTTACCTTCATCATCATGATCCCAATAGACTATCTCGTATTTTAAACCCATAACAACCTCCTTTATTCATTACTTATGGCTCTAAAAACGACATGAAGGGTCATGCAAGCACAACCCTTCATATAAACCATTACTTACGGCTCTAACGGACTTTCATTGTATTGAGCCAATCAATCAACAGGTCTTTCTTGGTGGGAACATCGATCTTGGCAGTTTGAACTGAGTTGGGAACATAACCATGTTCCTGTCGGGCATTCTTTCTGATGGAACCTGCGTCTTTACCAGATCCGGCCCATTTGGTTTTAGTCATGGTTGCACCTTCATACTTCTTTTGATAGGTGATTTTGTAGATTAACATGATTTCCTCCATTTAATTAATTGAATTAAAGCATCGATAACCAGTATCCCCCAAATAATCAATGGGAGATAGAACCATACGTCCATGATTAACCTCCTTTCATTCGTCATTGTTTCCATCATAGGTTAAAATGATTATTAAGATAAGAGCAATGATCAGTATTAATAAAAATAGTGGATCAAAATGCATTGGATTGGTTTCTCTTATGGTTGAGGTATGTCTGTCTTTATCTTTTGATTACTTTTCAGATTAATGTTGGATTCTTTGTCATTTTCAGAACTATAGACAGGTTTCAATTCAAACTCTGTGTACCATGTGTGATGATTCCCAGGCATGTGAACCAGATAGATAACACCACGATAGTCGATACCACATAGCTCGATATAACCATCTTCACTATGACGGTTACGAACTTTCTGGCCCAATGTAAATTTAAAGATGCTGCTGATCTTCTCAAGCATCTCTAACATATTGTTCAAAGGTTTCTCCTCAATTAGCTCGTCTAATTCTTCAGCTAATTGACCTGCTTTCAATTGAACTTTTTCATGTATGGTAATAGGTTTTTTGTTTGAAATTTTGTTTTCTCCGACAGATGGAGCAAAGTCATCTTTCATTGCTATCATCCTCCTTTTCAATTTCTTCTGAATATAATTCGTCTTCATTTAACAGGTGTAGACATGATGGACATTTGAAATCTTTTAATTGTCCTGGGTGTTCATCCCATTCAATTCCACACATTGCATTGCCACATACTGAGCATTGATACAACATCATTGATTCAAGTGTCATTTTTCAAACTCCTTTGCAATTTTGGTATGTGGATCTATGGCACTTAATTTGGAATATCGTTCCAATCGATCAAAAATTATCATTTTTTGTTTCCAACTAATATAATAATTGGATGCCATTGCAAAAATAATAATTAGTCCGGCAGTAAAATAAATTAAATGCATTAGCCAATGATTGAAGTACCACAGTTCCCACGACATTTAAGTTTCCTCCTTATTTTCCAATCACAACGGAAAACTTCACATCGTATCGTCTGATGCATCCAAATAAGGACATTGTGAGCAATCCTGACAAGACAAGCAATCCGACTGATTGTTTAATTTGCATAATTTACTCCACCAAGGCAAAATGAATAAAAAAGACATTAAAAATATCTGAGGTAGCCACCACCAAAAATGATATTGCATAAAAATATGAAAAGCCAATCCTAACAACACAAGAATTATCCAGACCATTATATTTCACCTTTCTAAATAATCAATTTTTATTTAATAGGATTGCCTTTTTCATCCAAGAGTCCACCATCTCTTTTATCCTGAATGCCTTCCTCAACGTTTTTGTTTCGTTTAGCTAACCATTCATCAGGACTGAAGACTTTACCACAGGCAACACAGATCTTTCCAATCATGACATTGCCTACAGTTTGTTGTCCGGTGGGAGACATGATTGGAGAGACATATTTCAATCGGTAAGCATCGACAAAGATTGGGCCACCACAAGTAAAGAACTCTCCAGACTTTTCAGGATCGGGAATCTCGTTTTGACAAAGCATATCTTCACCTTTTTTAATTACTTCAGGATCGATATTTACCATTTGATTCCCAGGCATCGTAGATCTTTTTTTTTGAAAGGCCAGTTTAGCAGCAGCATCAGCAATGTTTCTTTGATTCTTGTTCATCATTTCTCCTTTCTAACTTCAATAATACGTTTAGATACAAGTTTAGTCATTCTGATCTCATAAACATATTCCATATTCGGTTTACCCTTTTCATTAACTGCAATAACAACTTCTTCCCTTAACTTTTTGGGAATTATTTTTTTACAGTCAAAATAAACATTTCCTTCTTCATCTGCTTTGTCTTTCAAAGGTTTTTCATCTTTGAATTGCATAGTCACAGATGCTTCAGGAGATAAATCACCAATAAATACCTCAAAACTTGATCTGTTCATAATTACTTGCATGTCTCATACTCCTTTATAGTGTAGGATTTATGTTTATAATCCTTCATTGCTTGGTGAAGGATCAACTCTGCTTCTGCTCTGGTTGTATGCTCAAATTGATATTCATAAGCATATTGATTACAAGTAATATCCCAATAGAATCCAATTCTCCAGATTCCACAAAATTGTTGAGCTACATATTTATTATTTCGGATGACAATTCTAAATTTGGGTTTTGATTGGAAACACGATAAGTTTGTTTTGTTTCCCACGGTCTGCTCCTTCCTACGGCATTACTATTTATGTTTTGCAACGTGAAAACGCCCTCAGATATGGTTAATATAGTAAGATAAACAAATAAAGCAATTAATACCCATTTGACATAAAAGAAAATTTCAAAGATCTTGCGATTAATTATATCCAATTGATCTTCAGGTTTAGATTTCTTTTTAAACAATATTAATATCCTCCTTTCTCGATAGGGGTTATTTGATCATAGATCTGACCAATAATAAAACGATAGCCTTTGCCATGTGACGGTACTGTATGATACCAGACAGGATCTCCAAAATTCCAGGGATATGTTGATACCTCAAGAAGTATTTGAGTTTCACCTTTTAGAATAATCTTTTGTTCGTTAAGAAAATCACACTTATGTAAATATTCGTTATTACATAAGACTATTTTTTCAACGTCTTTAAATTCTCCGGTGACAACAAAACGATTGCCTTCTAAAAAGAAAATAAATGGATCGTTTTGTACTCCGTAATCCTGTCCATAAGTGGATAACCAAACTCTTAATAATACGATGGTCAATCGAATTAAAAATTCAGTCTCCATATTTAATTCTCCCTTCTGCCACTTCAACAAGGAAGTCACCGTGACAATTTAAGGGTTTACAATGGCAACCTAATCTCATTCCTTGCAGTTGCCTAACAACGTCCATCAGGAAATAGGGATCTTCTAACTTGTCTGCTTTATATTTTTCAATTACTTCCTCTCTGGTTCCATCCTCTCCGATACGATACCTATTTCCCCACTTTGAACCTCTGCCTATATAAATATCATAGTCATCCGTTTTAACATTAACTATGGTTGTTTCCTCTTTTCTGTATTTTAAAGCAAGACATGGATTGCAAGTCATATTGCAACCGGATAACTGAGTATTAAACATCGGACAGAAAAAACTTAATCGATGACGTTTGATTTTCCGATACTCAGGATCAAACCATATTTTTCTTTTTGCTTCCATTGATCTTTGCTTTAAGTGTTAATCTCTTTTTTGGTAATTCAATTACTTCAGAATTTGTTTGTGTTTTCTTTTTTCTTGGTTTTCGTTTAGGTTTGCTTTTTTTTAATTCCTTTTCATATTCTGTTTTTATCATCGGGCCGATTCCATTTCCTGAATCAGCATAATTAGCCAATAACTCTATTTTTTGCCAGAATTTATCATCTGGTTCGATTGCTCCTATTCTTATCATGGCATCAGCCATAATAATTGCAGGATTGTTTGTATCCACAAAGGTTTTAACCCTTGGATCATAAAGATAAGCCACTATTCCTCCCAATACTCTTTGAATTAAGCAGGGGCTTTTAAACCCCTGCTATTTTACTACTGCCCTTCAATCGGATTGTCTAAGGAAAGTAATATGCTAATACTTCCAAGACTTTTTTTTTAATCGGTGCTTGTTTATCAACACATTTTAGAAACTGACCGACATTTTTACTGGAATAATAGCATTCAGGATATTGTATAATTAAATCCAGTAAACGCTTGCTTCCGAAGGAGGGCTTGGAGCCAAAAAATCCAGGCTTATATCGGCAAGCCCCTGTAACAGTAATGGTGATTCATTTCCGGCATCATCCACAGCACAAACACCAAGATCATACATTCCATCAAGGTTTGCCAATTGAGGAATGGCTTGCAAATTGACTTTAATGAATCCATCTGTGTCTGGTGCAGGATTGCCAAGATCGACTGTTTGAGATGCATTGTTTTTGTCAAGAGTCACATTCGGTTCATCAGGCTTGAGGAACAGTTTGTAACTCGCAACGTCTGCTGATGTACTCGGTTTGAACTTTAGCATAGCTGCCATAATAAAATCCTCCTATTAAATAATATATTATAAGATTAGGAATCGATTATTCGACTCCACCACCAGTAGGTGCGCCAACGTGTCCGTAAATCATCCATTTGCCAGGAGTTAATTGTCCTGTTGCCGGATCTTTTACAACACCATAGGGTGTTCCATCAGGTTGTTCCATTACTGATGAAGCATACTCAGAACATTTGTACTCTGTAACTTCATTTTCAGTTAATGAAGTAGGTAAAGTAGTAACATTATCACAGGCTCTTGCAAAGAAAGCATAAAGACCTGTACGTGGAATAAATGTAGTTACTTGCAATTGCTGAGTTTGTCCAATTGCATATTTTCTTTGTTCACCATGATTCCACAAATAAAATTCAAAAGTCTCTTGTATATCTGGATTGGTATCATCCCAAGCAACTGTTAACTGCTGATCTGTACTCATTGTATAAAGAGTAATATTATAATGAGCAGTTAATTCTTCCGCACTAACTTTTTCATAGATTACAGTAAGAAGAATAATTATTAAAACACCAATAAAAAACCAAATTAAATTATTTGATCTTCTCAACATTGATTACCTCCATTTACATATTTAGATGAATTATTATACCATTCTTCAGAACCATTTTCAACATATCGACTTTGATTATCACGATAGCTATCATTTTCAAAATGTTGAGTTGATATTTCAAGAAATTTAACATCGGTAATGCCACCAAAAGCATGTTTAGTATAAGGTGGAACAATTAAAGTATCCCCTGGAATCATTCTCCAATGGGTTCTTTCAGTAAAGTCTATATCATACTCCATGTAGAGATGACCAGATAATATATGAAAGGTTTCGTGTTTCTTTTGATGATAATGAGTTGAGCAGATATGATCTTTTTTAACAATTAAGATTTTACCACAATATTGTTCACAATTGATTATCCAGTATTCCCATCCCCAAACTTTTTTGATTAACTTATTAGTATCTATCTCCAATGAAACCATGTTTTTGTAGAAGTCATTCATCATCCCATTCCCAAGTTCTGAGCCATCCATATGCTTCTTCATAGGCTTCTTCATATCCATTTCCGAATCTCCTGTACAACTTCTTTTGTAAGTCATTTGACAAACTGGAGTAACAACTATAACAAAACGAAAAGCCTGATTTTTTATATTTACCACAGGCACATTCATCACTTCTTAATTCTTTCAATAGAAACTTAGCATCTTTGAGATCCATTAATTACCTCCCTTTTATTTGCTGAACTATCTTTAACAACTGTTTTTCAGCTTCTTCAATAGTATCATAGATCATGGGAGTTTTCTTTTTAGTTGTTTTATCCATTTCATGAACAGTCATCCAAATACCATTGCGTTTTCCTTGGATCTCATATTTGATTGTTTTGTTTCCTTCAGAATCCACTATGTACTTTTTAGATGTTCTAACATTTCCACGCTTCATCTAATTCCCTCCTGATACATTCTCTGATATTTCTTCATATGGTATTGAATATATTTCATCTGCCTTGATTCTCCACCAATACGGTTACGATTGCTTAAAAGATAACTGTATCTCTTTTGCAATCGTTTAATGGTTTTGGTCAAACCATCTTTTTCTTCCAGATTAATCAGATTACGGATTTTTGCCTTTGCGTGTCTTTTCATTTTTAACTCTCCTTTTTTTAATTCCATTTTCCGTTTTTGTAGGGCAAGAGATCAAATATTTCTTTACCATACTGCGAAAGCTCGATAGTATTTCCGATCTGTCCATCATAACTGACAAATTGAATTCTTGCTCCTTTAAGAGGTTGGTCTCCACGATACTTTTCAATCCATTTTGATAATTTTGCATTGTATTTGCGGTATGCTGATATACCAATCCAATATCCGCTTTTTTGTTTGTCTTCATGTATCCCCCTTGTATATCCGTCAAGGGCAATTTTAAACTTACCTTTGACAATAAAAGTGAATTGGGAGGAATTACATACACAAGGATTTTTCATCGAATCAACAAAAGCAGTATGAGGTTGAGATAAATTATCTATTATCACATTTCCATTTTTTAAATTAAACATTGCTCCTCCACCATCTACGCCTTGCATATGTGGTAATCCTCTAAACATGGTTGCATAGATATGGTTTTTAAATTTAAATAATGAATTGTTGTGATAATTATCGTCCACATATGTAGGCCCACGATAGATAATTTGATCCTGTCTTAAATCACAATATCTTCTCCTTATTTCTTCCCAATAGTCTTTGGATAAAAAATGATGATAAAGATCTTCAGTAACAACCCATCCATTGTTAAGACACAACTCCACAACACAATCGTTTTGAGTAGCATTGACTAATAATCTGTTATTATCTAAAGTAGTCATGCCATGAATTGCTTTTGTAAAATGTAAATATGTTATTTTTTTCTCACCAGTTTCAAGGTTTATGGTGAGAATATTTGAAGTTAGTCTTTCTCTTATTGGGATTATTCCGGCACAGAAATAATTTTGATTATAAGTCATTCCCATACCATGTACAAAATTGTTGGTATTGTTTAAATGAGACAATTTAATCCATTCAAAATGTTCATTTTCAGTATCAAGAATTCCAAATAAATTATCTGGATTTTTTGGTTTACTCTTTTGATCCATAAAAGAAATAATTATTTTGCTCATTAAAAAAATCTCCCAACAATAGAAGTGTTATCAAACCAATACATCTTTTCTGGTTCACCTTCATTGATATAATATTCATTCAATGCTTTTGTGACTCCAGGCCATCCTGCGTAATCATGCCAGTAAATGATTCCATGTTTTTTAATTACCTTATGACCATTGTATGAATCATTCTTGCAATTTTCGTAAGTGTGGGATGCATCAATAAAAAGAAAATCAATTTTATCTTTATATTGATTGAATTTTACTTTTGCAGTATCAGACCATACTTGAGTAATGCGTTGAACAATTTCACTTGATTGACCTGTCCAGAGTTTTCCTTTCAATCCAACGTATCCAGTTTCATCCAATTGTAATTTATTGGTTCCTTTGCTTTCTAATGGATAACGTGTACGATTGACTTGGTTTTTTGGAAGATCAATTGTTATAATATTTGCATGTTCATTGTTGATTGCCATATTCAATGTAGTTCTGCCATTAAATGTGCCAAATTCCATAATCCAATTAGGCCGGAATAAAGAAACGGTCATTGCAATATGAAATAGCTCAGTCAAAGAGATATTACCTGATACAAACTTTAGACATTTAAAGTTAATTGTCATAAAGTCATCAAGATCCATTTCCTCAATCAACTCAATGAATGCTTTGCGTGGTATAATTGGTGCTTCAGTCATTTTTTTTCTGCTCCCTTTTTAACCGATTGGCAATTGCTTTGGCTTTTCGTTCTTCATACAATCTTCTATTTTCTCTTTTGGTGGTCATTTTCTTTAGGTAGGATTTTCGGTTTTGTTCACGTTTGCATTTTTTGCAGATTAAATTTTGTTGTTTAACTGCCCACATAGGCCAATTCTTTCCTTTGACCAATTCAGTTTCACAAAACTTGCAATGTGGTTTTCCAGTTTGAGTTGTGAAACGTCTATGCGCTCCACCAATATGTCCTGCTAATGATTCAGACAGATGAAAGATCTTACCACAATAAGGACATTTGTGTTCTCCGTATCTCTTTTTAACTGCGTTTTTGTATTTGTATTTAGTAACCACTTAACACTCCTTTCCACTTGTACTATGCTTTTTACATAATTCTAATCTTAATTCAGAATCAGTTACAGCATAAGTTCCAAGATGACTTATAACTACTTTTGCTGCCATAGTTGCTAATTGCATACCAATGGTCATTGTATAACCTTTACAATGAGCAGCAGCCATAGTAGCAATGACCGTATCACCTGCACCAGAAACATCATAAACTTCTTCAGCTTTTGTTGATCGAGATTCGATGTGACCATCCTTGCTGCATAATTGCATTCCTTTAGATCCTAATGTAATCAAAATGTATTTGATGTTGTATTCATGACATAAATGCCTTGCAATGATTGAAACTGCACCAGGATCGTATTTCATTAAAGGACGATGACAAGCATCTTTGAATTCTTTCCAATTGGGAGTAATGCAAAATGAGTTTTTATAGAACTCCCAATTATTTATTTTAGGATCAACAAAGAAAGGAGTTTTCTCAGCACAACCATCAATGATTGCATTTAACACAGGATTGTAGAGTGTGCCTTTACCATAATCAGAAATAATTAAAGCATCCATTCTTGGACACATTTCATTGAATACTTTAATTAATTGCTGTTGTCTTCCATGATTGTAGATCTCTCCATCTGTGTTCTCATGATCGATTCGGATGATTTGTTGATTCTTTGAGAAGTATCTGTTTTTGGTAATGGTAGGATAGTCTTTTAATTCAATTAATGTAAAATTGATGTTATGTTCCAACAAGTAGCTCTTGATATAGGTTGCATTAATATCTTTGCCTACAAACCCAAATAAATGAGTTTTAACACCTAATTTGGCAAGGTTCAATGCAGTATTGCAAGCTCCACCTAATCGGTATTCTGGTTCTAAGTTATTTGATTTGAAAATTGGAACAGGTGCTTCAGGTGAGATACGTTCAACTGATCCATAGTGATAAATGTCAAGCATACAATCACCAATGACAGCTATATTGATTTTGCTAAAATCAATGTAACCAATTTCATTAATTTCATTAATCAAACTTTTCATGATAACCTCTTTTTGGAAAAAATGCCCCTATCGAAAGACTAATTTTGTAATAAATAACGATAGGGGCATTTGTAAACACTCTTATGTAATTAATTATGCTTTTTCGTAAACAGGTTTCAATCCTTGTTTTGATTTCATCAACGCTTTGCGGAAAGCAGACGTTTCTTTATTGAAATTAGTTACAGCTTTATTGGTTTCAACTGCTGCTTTCATTTTATCGCCATTTTCATAACAGTAGTTATTAAGTTGTTCAGCGAATGTATCAAATGATTTCTCCAGTTTGGCATACGCTTTAACCAAAGCATTTTCATCTCGCTTCAACATGGTGAAACCGACAGGAACTTTCTTAGTCGGTTTTGGCCCAGGTTTTTTGCGAGTAGTGGTTTTTTTCTTAGTAACAGCTTTAGCCTTTGTTTGAAGATTCTTTCTGCCTTTACCAGTAGTAGTACTTTGAATTTTTTTTCTTGCCATGATAACAACCTCCTTATTCGATAGTTTTTAGGATTCCAACAGGTTTACCAAGCTCCTCTACCAGAACGATAACCAGAGTGTTTACTTCTTTCCCAAACCATTTTGTTATTCTGTAAAACGCACAATTGGGATAGGTCTGTTTGAACCAATTGTACTGTTTATCATTTATGCTACCGATTGCTTCAAATATAAAAATATCAGGATCAATCTGATATGGTTCCAACATATTATTTTTATCATATTCGATAGCAAGATCATCTTCATTGATAACAAAAGAAACAAGTTTATTGGGTAACTTATTGTTCATTACGAATTGGTCAGCATCGGGAACAATTAAAGCAATCCAATTGTCATCGGTGACAATGTTGTGAGATGTAAAGATGGGTTTATCTGAATCAAACAAATCAGTAACATTAATTTTTTCTATAGTTTTCAATTTGAGTTTCTTGCTCAGAGAGGTTTTCTTTGATTCCGCTTTAACAGATAGTTTTTTACGTGCCATGATAACTACTCTCCTATAATTCGTATCGATCATATTTGTTGAAGAAGTAATTCCAGATATTAACATTATGAAGATCGAATGCATAGTCTTCAACATCATAATCAAAATCCATTTTAGAATTCAATGTATAAAGTCTATTTGAGATTTCGATCTGTATGATCTGAAAATAAAGCTCCATTGGTTCCCATAGGTGACAACAGAATTTAGGATCAACAAATTCATGATGGTTTTTGATCCAATCTGCTCTTTGATTTCTGCGATTATAAATGTGTCTGCATTTGCCGGAAAATGTAATCAATTTGTTTTTAGGTTTTTTGGCAAATAAATATTTATAATGCAATTTATTGTAACCACTAAAATAATCACACATATAACAGTAACCAAATTTGCAGAACCAATTTACGTTGAACAGATCAAGCAATCTTGGGGTTATATATTTTTCAAGATTTTTGGGCCATGAATTGTCTAAGGTCAGGTTTGGGTTTTGTTGCAGTTCATCAATGTCTAACTGACCGTAGTGGGCAGCTATAGCAAAGATCTTTTGTTTGCGGTTTTGTTCCTGCTCGTCCGTCATTAACCGATAGTTGGCAAACTTAGAATATGAAATTTTAAGATGCACTTTTTTCCAATCCGGCAGGTTTAAGAATTCTATTTCGTCTTTGATAACCATATGATTTTCCTCCTTCAGTCTCCAAGTTAAACTATTTGAAGGGCTTTGTCAAGTCCTGATTGGTTGCCAAAATTTTTCCATCCCTCTAACCCCTCTCATTTCCTGATACACAAATTGCATAAAATGATCATAATTGCACAAATCTATGATAGATGGTCGTTTAGCAATGCTGAAGCTAATCCAATCACAATAATCTGCCAGAATCGAATCAGTTTCATATCCATCGATCATCATCTGTTTGGTCAAATTTCTTTTATAAAGTTCTCTCCGGCATTCGCTTAATCGATTGATTAACAGATCCAGAAATGAATCCAATTTGCTGTGATACTGGTTGTATTTTTCAAGGCCCAATTTTTGATCGTTGCCATAAAATGAGTGAATGTAAATTTCTTTCCATCGTTGTGCTGCTTCTTTATTTCTACTACGATATTTAAATAACTCAGCTTCAAAATCTTTCTTTTCAATCATCCAATACTTTTTCATTCCATTTGTATTGCGCTGCATGATCAAGTTATCCAACCCCCACTTCTTTAGAATATTGGCAAGATAATGATTCTGAGATCCATACATATTAATTCGACTGATGTTATTTAGAAAGATGGTCATATCATTTTTGTAATAAAATTTTAACATATAATTTGTTAAGATAAGAAGTTTGGCGTAGGTGATTGAATTGGGATTATCAATTTTGTGTTTTTGGAATCGTGGGTTATCAACATTGTTCCAATAGCGCAAAATGTGATTGGTTATTTCATGGTTCAATGGTTCATTGGAAAAGAATAGTTTCAAGTAATCGGAAAGCAATAGTCGGTTCTGCCTTTGACCGACAACATGACGTACATTGAGCTTCTTTTCAGAAAACAGTTTATTGAACTCAAAATCATAGGTATGCTTTTCAACATAATCCAATAGATTTTTTCTTTGATTGTCTGCAAGATTAAATATATCAAAATCAACTGATGAAACAAGGTCAACAAGTGTTCGATCAAGGGTAACAGGTTTGGAATCAATAGGCTTTAATTTATACCTGGGAATGGACATAGGTTTTTTGCTCCTCTCTTGTGAAAGATTTAAAGACGTGTTCTCAGCGCAACGACTTTGGCGTTGCGTATAAACCGAAGGTTTATAATCTTCTTTAGAACCACTAATGATGTTATTAGTATAAATAGTATTAATAGAATATATATAATCTATTATCTGTCGATTTATCTGGAATGATTTTGGTAATTTAGATAACAAATGGTCTCGTCTAATTTCTTTGGGGAGAGACCGTTTGGCATCGAGAGGAGACCGTTTGATACCTAAACTACGCAATTTATTGATTAACTTGATTTTGAGGGGATTGATTGGAAGGATGATTGAACGATATTGTTTGTATTTGTCTGAGAAGATCTGGAGTCGTATTAGGATCTTTCGATCAACTAATCTTCCGATTGCTCTGTATGTTGATCTCCTTGATGATTTGACTCGATTGGCAAGGGTTTCGATCTTGAGATATGATGGTGATCCGTATTGGAAAAAATTTTCGTGGAGGTATTTAATAATTCGTTTTTGCAGAACAGAAAGGCCGATCTTTTTATAATAGGAAATTGGAGCAGACCCTTTGGCCCAAGGGCTACCTTCCAAGGTAATCGTATTGTTGATATAGAATCGGCAATTGTTATAAAATTCTTGTTTTTCATCCCAACAAATACACTCATTATTAAATAAGTAATTTTTTAGTTGACATTCTTTTATTAATGCACTAAGATTCATATTAAGCTCCTTTTAGTGATACTGCCTGTCATTAAAGGGGTCATTTAAACCTCCTTTTTGGTTTAGGGGTTTTTTGTCATGTGAAAGTATTTTTCTAACCTCCTTTCACCGGAGAGGGTAATTTTGGGGTTGGTCGCCTGAAATTACCCTCTCCCCTTCTTTTAAGCACAATATACCTATTATATCATAATCCAAGTTAATGTCAATAAAAATTTGTGAGGGCTTATAAATCAAGGAATTATAAGGGTTTTCATTGCCATGATTTAACATAGGCGTTGAATTCTGTGCCTAAACGAGATTGGAGGGAGTGTAAAGCCTTATACCTTGCGCCTTTACGAGCATGGACGAATGGGATTTTTTTGAAAGGTTCCTGCTGATAGGTCTGAATGAATGTGGTCAGCAGCAGATGTAAAAGCTGTTCAATTGGTATGTAATCACCTGTTACCTTTTTAGCGGTCTCTTGAACCAGTATATAAATTTCAGGCTCGACCTCAGTACTTAATAATAAAAGGTTTTTGTGATCCACTTTGATCGAACTCAACGGACGCTTGAATTTGCTCTCGATCAAAGTTTTAATTTCTTTTTTGGTAAGGTCTCCAGTCAACTTGGCTATCATTATTTCTTGAAATTGTCTGATGAATGGATATTTTTTGGGATGCTGATTGAATCGATTGATTGTTGATTTTCTCATTTAATCAAAATCCTTGACAATATTATTGACTTGCGTTTAAAATGATAATAGATTATTATGTACAATTAATTTCCTAAATTTTGAGGACATTATGGCAAAGCGTTTAAACTTACAAATCAAGAATAACGGAAATGGAAATGGAAATCAAGAGTTTCAACCAGATTTTTTAACCAAAGAACGATTGGGCCTTTATATGGAAAAAGGTCTGGATATTGAAGATGCTGCAAAGTTATGTGGGGTTTCTCCCTACATGCTTTCCGTTTACAGATCCGATCCTGAATTTGAAGAATTTGTTCAAACGTGTTCTGCCAAGTGTGAGGAATCATGCTTGGATAATATCAAAGATGCCGGAGATGGAGGAATGTGGAATGCTTCTGCTTGGATACTTGAAAGAAAGTTTCCTGAGAAGTACGCAAAGAAAGATACTGTACGGCATGAGTATGATATTAAACTTTCCTCTTTTATCCAATTGATCTTTAAAGCTGTTAATGCACTTGAACCAATGATCCGACAGTCGTTTCTACAGAAGCTACGGGAACTGGATGTTGACAATGAGATTATCAATATGCAGAAAGATAAGATGTTGGGTTATGAACCTGAAGAAGCTGAAAGAATTAGATCGAGAGGATAATTTCAATTAATGGGAACGTCTTCAACTGTTTTTGATCAGGATATTAAACGTTTTATAAGAGGATCAATTTCTGAATTGATGGATGGAATTGATGTTTCTTATGAAGACATGGTTCCCAAAAAGTCTGAGTTTTTTGTTCAAAACGTATTAAAAGATACCAAAGGTGACTTGGTTGAAAATGAAGCGGTGCATAATATCATGCATCGCTTTATTCGTTTTGCAAATAAAAAAGGCTTTAATAAATATTTAATCTTGGGGGCATTCGGGCATGGAAAGACTGAACAGATCTGTACCGGATACCTTTTATATAGAATCGCAAAAAATCCAAATATTCTGATCAAGATTGTTCATGTATCAGAAACCGAAGCAGTAAAAAGGTGTAGGGCTATTAGAGACTACATTCAAAAAGATGAAGACTTTCATCGTTTAGCACCACATATTCAGCCAACTCCTATTTGGGGATCTCAACGTTTTATCGTTAAACGTAATGCAATGTTAAAGGACGGTACAGTTGAAGCCTACGGAGTTCTTTCATTAGCAATAGGTGGACGTGCTAATCTGTTAGTGTTCGATGACCCCCAGGATTTAAAAACCGCAGTATTAGAACCTACCACAAGAGTCAAGATAGAAGACGTTTTTAAAAACATTTGGTTAACACGTTTGATACCACAAGAATCAGAAGTATTGGTAATGATGAATAAGTGGCATGAAAACGATTTAGCTTCAATGATTCAAAATAATCCAATTTGGTCTTGGATGACAATTGCTTGTTCTGAAGATAAAGAAAATCTTTTATATACTGATTCGTTTGGTCGAAAAATGGAATTTCCATTATGGACTAAATTTAATAAAAACGATCTTGAGATTAAACATAAGGAATTAGGTACAAGGGATTTTGATCGTGGTTATCGATTGATACCTTATACTGATTCTGATAAAACTTTTCCTTCCTTTTTAAAATGTTGTCATTATGGCCTGAGTCCTAAAGCTCCAATCGAGCATGAATCCAATTGGTTTTTTATTGGTGGTATTGATTTTGCAGGGTTACAAAGGCCAGGAACAGTTATGTCCTGTTTAGCTGTTCATAAAAAATCTGGTTTAAAGGTTCCTCAAGAAATAAGATTATTAAGAGGATCTGGAGAAGTAACAGAAATAATGCTTCAATGGTATCGTAGATATGGTTGTGAATTGTACATGGCTGAAAACAACGGTATTCAGGAAGCATTAATTGATATGTTAATTTCTTCATTAGGTGAAGATAAATATAAACGTTTTGGAATTAAAATTGAACCATTTCAAACCGGACGTAATAAAGCAGATCCAATTACAGGATTACCAAGCATTGAGAAAGAATTAGAGAATCAAGAATGGATGTTTTGCTTTACTGAAAAGATGGAATTTACTGGTGGTGGAATGGATGAACGTAATCCTTGGATGAAATTATTTCAAGAATTCAAACATCATCCATTTTTTGAAACTACTGATATTGTAATGTCTCTTTGGTTCTGTCGTGAAGGAGTTAAAGCATTATATCGTAAATCTAATGGCCCTAATGTTTGGTGATAACGTTAAAACGTACTTTTTGTATGACAACGTAAAGGTAGGGAGATTAAAATGAAATTTGGCCCATTTGAAATTACCCGAACACCTAAGAAAAAATCTTATGAACAATTGTCGGCAATGATACGCAGGGAGCAAGGGGGAGATTACGTTAATCTTAAACAGCAACCAAGAATTCAATTAGCAGAATATAAGTCTTGGGCCTATTCCTGTGTTAGTTTAATTTCAGATAGGGTATCTACTTTGCCTTTTTCATTTTATAGGAAAAGTACTGGAGAAGAATTAAGTCGAACCAGTAAAGGTTACAGTTCCTATACTAAACCGTTTTACCATCCTAATGATTTAATGACTTTTCGTTTTGTTAAGGCATGGTGTCAGATCCAATTGGATATGTGTGGTATGGCTGTCCTTTGGAAAGGTAAAAATAAACTTGGTCAGGTTTGGGAGATTTGGCCTTTAAATATGAATGACTTTGTTAAATGTGAAGTGTCAGAAGATTTGGTCAATCCTAAAGTTGTTTATGAGTTTAAATTTGGTGTTGGTAAAACAATCAAATTTGATATTAATGATTTAATAGTTATCAATTATGTTCATCCTACTAATCCTTTTATTGGAGCAAGTCCTATTCAGGCACAAGCCTATGCTCAGGATATTGATTCATACATTGAAGTTTATGAACGTGACTTCTTTAAAAATTCTGCAAGAATTGATTTTGTATTATCAACTGATGAATCACTTGATCAGGAAAAAGCAGATGAAATTAAAGAACGTTGGAAATCAAAATATCAAGGAACTTTTCATGACATTGCTGTGTTAGATACAGGATTGAAACCAGTTCCTTTACAATATGCCAATCGTGATTTTGAATTTTTAAGTCTTGCTCAATGGACAAGAGAAAAAGTTTTTGCTGCCTATCGAGTACCAAAAAATAAATTGGGATTTGCTGAAGGTAATCGATCTGGTGATGTACAAAATGATATATCATTTAATAGAGAGTCTATTCAACCACGTTTAACCCTTTGGGATGAAGAACTGACTGAAGGTATTTTAAGTTCATTTAGTACTGATATTGAATTTAAACATCAGAATCCAATTCCAAGGGATCGTTTGATAGAGGTACAGGAAGGACGTATTCATGTTGGTCTTCCCACCTTAACTATTAACGAGTTTAGAGAGAAGACACATAAACTTGAAGCTGTTGATGGTGGAGAGCGAATTTTTATTTCAAAGGATATGATACCTTTAGATAGAGTGGATGAAATAATTGATTCTCAATTATCGGCACAGCAAGCAATAGCAGAAGGTGACGATGATGAAACTGGAACAGATCCAGAGGATGATGATCGGGATGATGAACCTGATTCTCATGTTAATCCTGATGGATCAGATGATCGAGATGATAACCCTACGGATGGTAGATCATTGAGCAACGGTAATTTTAAATTTTTATGTGATCAAGTTAGAAATATTGTATTTGGTTATATTGAAGAAAATATTTCAGCAGCAGATCCCGAAAATATTGATAAAGTTTTAAAAGCTACATTTGCGGATATAACAGTAGGTATGGTCGTTCATATGCTTGAATACTTAGGAGAAAAAACAATCTCAGCAGAAACTATTGATGTAGACGATTGGATAACTCCAACGGTAGACAAGGTGGTAGACGAGTATAAGAACACATTATTTAAAAATCCAAAATGGAAAGATCAAGAGTGGAAAATTTACTTCATTGATCAATTAAACTCCAATCCAAGACTTTCAAAAATAACAAATTCCTTGTCTAAAGCGTGTATTAATTATGCCAAATGGTTAATCTTCAGAGAACTTAAAGCTAATATGCTTTGGAAAATTAATTCAAATGAATGTGGGCATAAAGGCAAGTTAAAAGAAATGATTTCTGATGATTATTTTCAATTAGGCAAAACACGTATAAGATTTCCGAATGAAATATTAAACTTATCTTGTGATTGTACAATTGTAAAGGAGTAAATTATGGCTTATAAAATTTTAGCAAAAGATGGTCGGCCCATTATGAAAGATGGTGATCCGGTCAGAGCAATGGATTACACCGTTGAGAAGATCGAACAGTTGGACGATAAAATGAAGTCCTTTGTTGCTGTTGCATCCACAGAGGATGAAGACAGGGATAAAGATATTGTCCGACAAGATGGATGGGATCTGAAGAATTTTAAAAAGAATCCCATGATTCCCTGGAGTCACGATTATTGGGAACCTCCCATTGCTCGATCACTTAGAACGTGGGTTGACAAAGATGCAAGGAAACTCATGATCAAACCGCAGTTCGATGAAAATGATGACAAATCCATGAAGATTTTTAATAAATATAAAAATGGATTTCTCACTTCTTTCTCTGTTGGTTTCAGAGGTCTTGAATTCGCTTGGAGAGATGAAGAAGATAAGTGGGGTGGAGGAATTGAATTCACCAAACAGGAATTGCTTGAAGTATCTGGTGTTACCATTCCTGCCAATCCCAATGCTACAGTCAGTTTGAATGGTATTGAGAACGTTCAGAACATGATGCAATTGGGTTATCCTGCTGTCTTTGCTGAAACAGAGTCCGGTTTGTTTTATCCGGTACGTGAGGAATTAGCTGAGTTTGTTAATCCTGAAGTAAAAGCAATGGACGAGTTCCCTGGAATTCAAGCGGTCTATGCTAATTCAATTAGTAATATAAATGATAGTAGTACCGGAGATCCGATACCTGTTGGTTATTATTTTGATCCTAATACTTATCAAACCGGAGATATAAAGGCATGGATCAATGAGCATACCAATAAGACTTATAAGCTCCATTATTATGATTGGAAATGGATGGAGAAGGATAAGGACTTTGAGGTTGAGGAAAAATCTGCTGAGAAAGAAGTTAGACGTTTTGAGGAACCGATTAAGATTGAGAAGTCAGACGATGAAGATGTTGACGATGTGATTGACGATGAACAGACCAATGATGAATTGTCAGTTATTGGTGATACCATCGAAAGAATCATGACGGAAAATATGGTCAAATTGACAGAGACCCTTGCTTCAGCGTTTGACGAAATCTTTGATAAGATTTTGATTAAGTTGGACGATATTCAAAAACTCGTTAGTGAAAAAGAGGTTGATTCTGATCAAAAAATAGACGATAATAAAGAGGATGATGTTGATGTTGATGATCCTGATAAATCTCAATCAGAAGACGATGATGGAATCGAAATTGATGATTCGTTGTTATCCCCCAACGATGATAAATCCAATTCCGATGACACCATTGAGGTTGATGATGATTTGTTGGAATCAAAAACTGTTGCCGAAACCGTAAATAGCGTTTTCAGAAAAAAGCTGAAGGAAACATTCAACTCTGTGAAAGCAGAAAAATCTATTAAGTAAAAATTAATTATTTCTTATAGGAGGAATCTCGTTATGAAACTTACGAAAGAAGAACTGATTGAACTGTTGAATTCTCAAGTCAAGGACTATATGGGAGGGGGTGAATTCTCTGATGTGGTCAAAGGCACAGTTCAAAAAATGATTGAGGATCTTCAGAACGATGTGGAAAATCCATTTACCATGTCACAGTCGAAACAATTGATTCAGCAATCCGGTGGTGCTTTTAAGATTGATGGTGGTTTGATGACTACCGATAAAGGTTCGATCATCAATCTTAAAAATTCTTCTAACCCCTGGATTCAATGTTCTGAAGAAGTCACCCAATGGGCAAAGGACTTTACTGCCTATCTGAAAACCGGAGTCGTTAGCAAGTTCTTGAGTTCTGCTGTTGACGATGAAGGTGGATACCTTGTGCCGGAAGAATTCAAAAACATCATGATCATGTATGATGCTGAAGACACATTGGTATGGAACAAGGCAACCGTTTGGCCCATGAATGGTGAGAAAATTCAATTCCCGAAACTGCAACAGAATCCTGATGTTGAGGATGCAGGTTTTGATCACTTTGCCGGAGTTTCCTTTGAATGGACAGAGGAAGGTGGAGAGAAAGCCGAAACCGAACCGACCTTTGGCATGGTCGAAATGATCGTTCATGAGCTTGCAGGTTATACGGAAATCACCAATACCTTATTGGATGACTCTGTGATCAATCTGGTCAACTACCTGACTCGTCTTTTCAGGGCTGCATGGTATTGGTACACCGATAAATCCTTCATTCAGGGAACCGGAGGAAAACAACCTCTTGGCATTATCAACGATCCTTCGATCCTCTCGGTCTATCGTCAGACCGCAGACACCATTGAGTTCCAAGATGTTCTGAACATGGAAGCACGTATGCCTTCCACCTTTGACTCCAGGGCTGTTTGGTTTATTACTAAAAATGGTCGTGCTGCCCTTCGTGGTCAGACCGTTACCTCAAGTTCCAAAGAACTTGTTTTGCAGGAGAATTACTACCCTGATCTCGCCAAAGGTTATGACATGACTATCCTGGGCAAACCTGCTTTCTTGGCAGATGGTAAGATTCCGGCCCTTGGTTCTACCGGAGATCTCATTCTCGGAACATGGTCATATTACTACATTGGTTTCCGTCAGGATTTCTCAATGGATTCGTCACGGCATTACAAATTCCGTAATAACAGAACGGCCCTGAGATGTTCTGGTCGCCTTGACGGTCAGGCAGCAATTCCGCAAGCATTTGTTGCACTTGATGCTTCGACTTCGTAATTAACCGGAAATCACAGGAGTTTTTAAACAAAAACTAATTTTTAAATAAACATATTACGGAGGTATTTATTATGTTTGACATGCTTAATAACTATAAATTTGGGTATTTCCAACAGGCTGTTTCCGATGCTGCCGGAGCTGCTGCCAATGCACCGGATGATGATGGCGTTGATCTTTGGACAGCTAACCAATTGCCCAACAGTCTTTTGATTTTGGCTGATGTTGGAAGCGTTGGTACTGGTGGAACTTTGGATCTGATTATTCAGGATTCAGAGGATCAGTCTACTTGGGATGAAGACTTTCTCACGGTAGAACAAATTGATGCTGCCGGACTTTATCTCATTGAAGTTTATGATCCGCACCGTTATGTGCGAGTCAATGTTACCGTTGGTACTGATGCTGTTGTCTGGTCTTGTCTGTTTATGACCTTTGAGAATCAGCGCAGACCTGTAACTCAGGTTGGAACTGCCCCGACCTTGACCTTTGGAACCGGACGTAAACCCAAAGTGTCTGCTACTTAATTCTGGTTAGTCTTTTGAAGTAAACCGGAATGTAATTCTGAGAGGGTAGATATTCCGGTATCTACCCTCTTTCATTAGGGGGAGCAATGAAAGTTAAAGTAAAATTGTTAGATCGGAATTTGATAAGAGCTTTTGGTGGCGTCATTCAAACAATGGAGATGAATAAGGCTCAGAGGTTTATAAGTCAAGGTAAAGCGGTATTTGAAGATTCTGAGTTGAATTCCAGAAACAAAATGGAACATAGGCCACCTTTGCATAAGGCAGTATTTCAAGCTCCTGAAGATAAGATAATGGAGTCTTTTGATAATGGTAGGTATCCTGGGCCTGAAGATAAACTTTTTCCTAATATCAGAAAAAGGAAATAACAATGGCTTTAAATGATAATGCATTAATTGATACCACTTACTTCTATCAAATGTATGCCGATGAAGATTGGCTTGAGGACGAAAAAGAAAAAACAATGATAGAAGATTTGATTAATGCTGTGTCCTCAGAATTTGAGAAGTTTTGTAATCGTAAGTTAAAAGCAAGAGATTATACTTACGATGATCAGGATTCAGATTATAGTGTTGATTTTCTTCATTATGCATTATTTGATGCACCTGAAGGTTATACTTTTTGGTTTCCAACATATCCTGTTAATTCTCTTACTGAATTTAAAGTAAGTGGTACAGCCATTTCAGTAGCAGATGATGATGACTATGATTGTTCAGATGGTTATCGGCTTTATAATCGGAGAGGAAAATTAATTTACGGTCAGGGCTTTGATTATAATTATCTGCAAAATATTCAAGTCAAATGGAATGGTGGATATACAGATGATCATGAATCAATGTCAGATTTAAGGTATCTTTGTTTTTCTGCCATTAAACAATTTATGAATTCACCAGATAATGAATTACTTCAGTCAGAGAGAATCGGAAATTATACTTATAAATTAATGTCACCGGAATTTCAAAGAGAGCTAAGAGGATTAGCTCCTACTATTTTTGAAAATCTAATGCCATATAAAAAGGTAGCATTTGCATAATGGGATATTCAAATTTATTAGTTCAAAGATGTGACATTTATCGTAAGACCGATGATAAAGCGGAATCACATGGTTATACCACACCTGTTGATTATGGATCTACTCCGCTTTATTCAAGCGTTCCTTGTAGAGGACAAAACCTTTTTGAGAGTTCTGCCGGATTACGCATATTAACCGGAGGAGTTTCAGCCGAAAATGATTACTTATTTTTCTTTAAGAAAACACAGGACATTCAAAAAGGTGACAAGATCGTTTGGAAAGGTCTTGAGTTATTTGTTAAACCAATTCAACAGGTTTACGATAGAAAAAAAATACATCATAAAGAAGTCTATTGTGGACTGAGTGAAACTTAATGGCTATAAGAAATGACATAGTTGATGAAAGGGTTGCACTTGATCGTATAGTTCAAAGATCAATGTTAGGTAAACATATCAATGAAAATATACTACGTCCAATTCTTGATTCAATTGATAATTCAGTAGACAGGATATTAGATGATCTTGGTTTTATGATTGTCTCTGAGATACAACAGCGTTTGGCTACTGCTCCTTCAGGAAATACTTATGAAGTATGGGAATACAATGAAGGTGGATCACCTAAATATTCCTTTATTGGATATTATACTGCTTCAGCTAAAGGAGGGCCACCACATTCTCCAGGTGAACCACAGGAAGCAGGTTTGCCTACAGGATCTCTTTATGAAAGTTTTTGGTATGAAATAGATCGTTCTGGTGAACTAAAGGTTACTATTGATTCTCCACAAGGAACTGAAGTTAATTATTTTTTTAAGTGGGGCAAAGTATTCGTTGGTTATGAAGATTTAAAATGGCCTACTTATCAAGTTGCTCAATACTTTAAAATTTTAAATAATTCTACACGTCCTGATTTTTTAAAAGTTATTCTTGATAGGAAAAAGAGATATTGGAATAATTGGATGGGTAGTAAATTTGAAAAAGCTGTTAAAGAAGCAACAAGAAGATGGTCAGTTCATCGAGCTTTAAAATTTAATATTTATTGGGAGAGTAACACATGATAGAGATCGATGAATATGTAGTAACTACAATTACTGAAGATTCCACAATGATTACATTGATGGGTATATCTGCAAATGATAATCGGGTTTTTGCTTGGTATCCATCTTTTGATATTGTTTATAGTAGTAATAGCCCTGCTGCTATTGTTTTTAGAAAATCATCTGGAAGTCGTACAGGTGCTAACTATTCTTATCCTTCACAAATACCAAATATAAATTATTTCTTCAGGGTTTTGTCAATTAATCAATTAGTACTTGGTCAAGTTGCCGAAAGATTAATGGATTTATTTGACGAGAAATATAACGTTACTTTAACGAATCTTGGTATTAAGAAGATAGGAATGATCGGGAATTCTGATGCTCCTACGGAAGGAGATGCCGGAAATCCTATTTATGTTAAAATGGTTTCTTTTAGTTTTTCAACGGTTGTTAGAAGATAGAAAAAGAGTGGTTACTTCTGATGGATAATTATCGGTATCGAATGATAAGAGTGGTTTGTGAGGGAACTATTAAATCTTGTGCTTTCTGCAATGAGCTTGACTATGGAACGGAAGAAAAAATAATTATGCATGAAGGTTTTTGTACAAAGTGTGGAAGACCTTTGGATAAGAAACCTGGGGATAAATGTAATTTCATAGTTGGGTATCGTGATCGTGGTTACAAGCAGCAAAACAAAGTTCATTTTAAATGTAGAAATTGTCAAACTATAACTACTGTATAGGAGGAATTTATTATGTCACAATATCCACTTGTTTTTGATTCGGATAACATATCCATTGGGCCTTGTTATGTCTACTTTGATGGTGTACATATCGGGCATACCTTTGGTGGTGTTACCGTTTCAATTACCCAAAATACTTATGAGTTGAAATCGGATCAGTACGGTGAAACTCCGTTGAGGGTGTTGGATGCAGGTTTGGTCATGGAAGTTACAGTAAACATGACTGAATCTACATTTGCAAATCTTAAATTGCTTTTTGCTTCTGCTGTCGATCAAACAACCTATCTTACTTTTGGTAAACCTGTTGGTGAAGTTGTCACCACAGGTGAGCTTGTTTTGGAACCGATTGATGGTTCTGAGATTTACCAGATCTATAATGCTGCCCCGAACGTTGGTGGTGCTGTCGAGATTGCCTTCACTACAGACAACCAGAGAGTTTATGCTTGTCGTTTTGTGGGATTGATTGATGACCAGAGAGATTCCGGTGATCAATTGTTCCGAATTGGTGGATTTTCATCTGCCTAATAGTTGGCTGCTCCCCCTGCGCCATAGGGGAGACCTTTATATCATCAAACTGATGTTGCTTTGGTGAGGGTCTCCCCTAAAATAAAAAAGGGTTATTATATAAGAAAGGAGGGATGCTTCGACCAAACATTGTTTATCACATCATTTTATTATTAACTTTTAACAAATTATTAACTAAGGAGTTATATTATGCCAGATCAAGAAGATGCACAATCTGCTGCTCAAATAGCAGATCAGATTGCACAACAAGTAGGTCAGTCCGTATCTGAAGCTATTTCAAAATTGCTTCAGTCTCAAACGCTTTCTTCAGGTGTGTCTGCTTCTGAGACACGTATGGAGGATATTGGTGGTGGTGAACGGTACACGAAAGAAAGTGCTGACAATGCTGCTCTGATGTTTGCTAATACCAAAAGGACTTACGATGAATATCAGCATGAATCGTTGGAGTCCATCAAACGTAATCGTACTTTCTTGGATCGTGTTCTTAACGATACCCATGAGTACGGTATGCAGAAACACAATATCGCTAATCAGGCATTGCAAAATGCTGTGGAGACAGCGAATATGGTGGGCAAACAGGCTGTACGTCATGGTGATCTTTCCATTGATCGTCAATGGAATGTTGATGAACAGGGCTACACCGCTGAAAATATCCTGCGTGACTCTACCTTCAAAGACGCTATTGCAGCAGCAGTTGCAGCAGCAGTTAATGAATCTATGTCAAAGAAGTAATCAGTATGGATTAACTGGAGGGGGAGGGGTCTTTTGACCTCTCCCTATTTAAAAAGGATTAATTATGTGGAAAAGAATTTTTGCAATACTCGGAGCTTTAGCAGTACTTGGTACTTTTAGTTCCGGTATTTACTTTATGGAAGGTCGGTATGCTAAAGCTGATGATGTTAAACAAAATAGAGTAAATATCAGAATTAATAGTCTAAAAGATAATATCCGATGGTATCAGGATCAGATGACTTATATTATGTCACGTTGCGGTAAAAGAGATCCTAACCAATTGCCTGAGTATGCATTTAAAAATTATATGGATTATAAGGCAAAGAAAGAAGAACTTGAAAAAGAATTAGCTGTTGAAATGGGTAGGAAATACTAATGCAAGAATGTGGTGAATGCACTCTTTGTTGTGTATTACTTGAGATAAGAGACAAGCAGAGTCCTCCTTTGGAAGTCTGCCCTGATTGTAATTTGAATGTGGGGTGTATTCGTTATGATAGCAGACCGGAGGATTGTGTAAATTTTAATTGCTCTTGGAAATTTGATGATAATGCACATGAAGATATGCGACCAGATAAATGTCACGTCATTTTTGAGAATTTAAGTGAACACATTGTTTTTGCAACTATTGATCCTAATTATATAATTAGTGATTTAGTAATGAAACAAATTGCTGCATTTCAAAGAAGTGGCAATTCTGTATTTTTACAAACATTTAAGAACAAACCACAAATTTTCTTAACGGAAGGTGCTAATGGAAATGACGTTTGGAATTTTATTCAAGAGAAATTAAGAGAGTATAAAAATGACAGCACCAAGTTACTCCACTAATTTATCTACATTAGATCAAGCAGAATCCAATAGCAATTGGGTTGAATTTACTGGCCCTTCTTCTAATGGATTTGACTTTGATATACAAGGCTCACCACAAGGGGCTGATGCTGACTGGCCCTTTATTCAAAATACTTATGCTGTAACGCAAACCTGTACCAGTACTAAAACAGGATATGCTTCATTAGGTTATGATAATGGTGCATCTATTGGTGGTCATGGAACCGATGGAGCTTATTTTGTTTGGCAGTTATTTGCGAATCCTAATTTTGACTCTTATGCAAATGATGGTTTGATGGTACTCGTTGGGGATGCCGTTAATTCCTTTTATGCATGGACTGTCGGAGGTAATGATGTTGGAGTTGGTCTTTATCTCGGATGGCAAAACCATGCAGTCAATGTGACGGTTACACCAGATGATTCTATGGGATCATATGCCGGATCTGGTGAAGAAATAGTTGGTGCTGCTGCTAAAACCACAGCAGGTATCGGAAAAGGAGAACCACATGCTGTTGATGTAATCAGGTATGGTAGAGGAGATGCCGTATTTGAATATGGAGATTCAGGTAATGGCTATTGTACCATTGCCGGATTTGCAGCAGTAAATGATTCCATTAATAATAGATATGGACTGATTCAACAAATTCCAGGTGGTTATCTCTGGAAAGGATTAATGCAATTAGGTACTGCTTCTAATCCTGTTGATTTCAGAGATTCCAATAGAATTATATTTATTCAATGGTGTCCAAAAGTAACTGCTAATTTTAACACCATTGAAATAGTAAATGGTTCATCAAATATTGAAATGACAGGTTTTCAGTTTATCTGTCTTGAACCTTCTACCAATGCTTCAAAAGGTAGATGGATCACCACAAATGATGCAACTGTTGTATTAACAGATTGTTCATTTATTGATATGTCCACATTTGTCTTTGATTCAAACACTACTATTAGTGGTGGTGTGTTTAGACGATGTGGGCAGGTTACTCAAGCCGGAGCAGATTTTGATGGATGCACTTTTAGTAATTGTACCGATGCCGTTTCTTTATTATGTGACAATCCTGATAATGTTGATGATTGTACCTTTGTATCAGATGGATCGAACCACGCCATACAATTAACTACTGCTTGTGCAGGTAATTCTTATACATTAACTAATTTATGGGTAAGCGGTTATGCTGCTTCAGACGGATCGACAGGAAATGAAGTCATTTATAATAATTCAGGTGGAGCAGTAACCATTAATATAGATGGTGGTAGTGGTGTCTCCAATATCTCAGTACGAAATGGATCAGGGGCAAGCACTACTTTGGTTGCCAACTATTCATTTACAATTACCGGATTAGAATTAAATACTGAAGTAACCATTGTTACAGCAGGAACCAGTACTGAACTGTTTCATGTTGAAAATGCAACCACTTCAGATGGTGATGGAAAATATCAGGTAACATATAGTCATTCTGGAGGAGCTTCTGTTGATATATTGATTCATCATGTAGATTATCAGCCCGATGTTAATAATGTTTATGGGTTGACGTTACCAAGTTTAAATTCATCCATTAAAGTGTCAATGTTTGAAGATTTGAATTATGAAAATCCAACTTAATTTAGGAGGAATTAATTATGGCTAAATTAGTCGATCCTGATGATCTAAGCTATGTGGTAGATACAACCGCAGGTGGATCAGATGAAATGGAAGTCCAAACCGGAGCAAAAACAATTGAATTGCTTGCTCAAGGTACTTTGTCTGATGCTTCTCCAGGTGCTACTTCAGGGGTCACAGGAAAATGTCTTTATTCTAAATGTAAAGAAATTTGGAAATCAGATAGTGATTTGAACAAACACAGGTTTCCTATCCAAATGATTTATGAAGCATCTTTTCAATGGATCAATGGATGGGGGCCAGCAAATGATCAGACCAGAGACCTTATAAGAGATGCAGGTTTTAAAGAAACTGATGGTAGAGAAAATGCCTGTATCATCTCTCTTGGTTCGATGTACACATCTCCAGGTGATCAAGCCTATTATACACAAGCAGCAGGGTTTGATCAGACAAAAACAAACTTTGATAAAACTGGAGAGGTAAATGAAAATATTCAGATTAAGGGTACTGGTGGAACTCCTGATAACTCTGGATACCTGAAGGTTTTCTTGAGAGAGGAACAGACAACCTTTGCTTCTTATAACCTTATCGCTGAACAGGGTCTTGCTTTACTTAAATATGAAGCATACAGACTTCCTCTTGCAAATGCCGATGACTCCCTTAATGCTATTGACAATGATACAACCATTAGTGGGGATGCCGGATCTATTTCAGGTGTTACTTATTCTGAATTGACAATTGACTATATAGTTGGTCAATTGTTTTCTCCGGTTTCCGATACCACTTATGCTTTAGACGATGTTGTGCAAGAAGACAATGGTTCAGGATCACATTGGTTCAGATGTACCGGAGCAGGAACCGTTACTGGATCAACTGGAGTAGCACAAGCATCTTGGGGTGGAACGGCAACATGGGAAGCATACCCTGGAGAAAGATTGATCGGTACAGAGTATTATGCTTTCAATAGAATTCTTGATGTAGAAGATACCGGAACTACCAAAGCACGTCTGAAAGAAATTCATTCCTGGGCGCAATGGAAACTCCGTCAGGCAACGGATATTAATGATGACGTTGGTGGAGATGCTTACGGAACGGTCTATGGAAATGTTGCTCTGCCATTTACCGATTTTGTTGGTGATGTTTTGCATACTAAAGGTGGCGTTTTTATCGATGGTTATGATGCCAATGATAAAAACAATATTCGCATGTGGGATATTACCGCAGGTACAGGTGCTTCTTACGGTCTTAATTCAGAAGACTTTCCTAATACCACAACTCAAAGACAATTCCCATTTACTGCTGCCGGAACGATGAACTTCTCACAGAACTATGTGGATGAAGTTGATAATACTACCCGATACACGATGTACTTTCAGCATATTACTTTAACTTCTGTTACCGATCTTGCAGTAACCGGAGTTACTGGAGATAATGGAACATTGGATTGGTCGGGAGATGCCGGAGCATTAGATCATTTGCAATCTGGTGATTATGTCTACATCTCCGGTTTTGTAACAGAGACAGGTAACAATGGTCTTTGGTCAATTACTGGCTCACCATCTTCTAACACAGTCACAGCAACAAAGGAGGATGGTATTGCCCCTGCAACGGAAGCAACTGGAGAAGCAGCAAATGTCAAAGAGAATCCTTTTGAATCTCCAGGGGCAGTTATAGTCGATGACAATGGTGGAACAGACATTGATGGTGAAATTTCTTCTGCTGCTATTCAATTTGACTTTGACTATACCAATAACAATCAAGGTGGTCGGACACCAAATTCAGATGCTCCAGTTTATGTTGTGGCAATTGCATATGATGGAGCGCAGTACGTGGTGGCTGAACATACCATAACCGAATCAACAGGCCAGAACATTGCAGTTAATGGTGCTGATGAACTTAACTACGAAAATCCATAAAATAAACAAGGTAGCCTATTCGCTTGCATAGGAATAGGCTACTCAATTAAGGAATAATATGTTAGACGTTAAAAAAATCAAAAGGTTTTTGGCTTTACTGAAAGCGGAAGTGGAACTGGACAGAGTACATGAAGGTATTAAATATCCCAAAGGTTTTAAAAAATCTTTTGAACGGCAAAAGCATTTCATGGGATGGATCAATTACAAGGAAACATGGTACATCGATGAATTTAATGATCCTTGGAAAGTAATACCAATTGCAAGACCTTTGGTTGATGAATGGCATGAACATTTAAAAACGATTTTGCCTGTCATTACACCGGAAGGCGAAATAGTGGAGCCTGAAGAATGGGAGCAAAGGTTACGTTTAATGAAATCACAAAAATAATTGAGATTACACAAGCTCCAGATGCCAATGATGAAATTTTTATTGATGTTAAAGAAGACTTGTATAGTGATGGTAAAGAAGATTGGGTTGCTAATGAGAATTTGCGAAAATTTTACTTTCCGGTTGAAGCAGTTGGTGGAAACCCTTTGCCTGGAGAAAAAGCTCTTGGTACAACCTTCTTTTTAGCATCTGATTGGAAGATCAGACCATATAATGCAAGTCATCGTTTAATTATTAACGGTAATCTCTATTCAGAGGATGGTTCTGATTTTTTCCTTGATACGGTTGGTACATATACTGTTCGTATCATGCAACAGGTGTCCTCTCTTGTAGATTCTACAATTCAACAATTGCCTGAAATAGAATATGCATCTTTTAATGGTGGTGTGACTGTTGACACTACCAGTTCTTATTCAGGAACCAGTTATCCAATAGGAACACCACAAGCTCCGGTCAATAATTTAATTGATGCTTTAGCCATTGCTATTGATAGGGGCTTTACTTCTTTCTTTATCTTGGGAGACATTACGATAGATGATTCCTTGTCTTTTAATGGAATGGCATTTATTGGTGAGTCTCAGGTTAAATCGACATTAACGGTAGAAGCAAATGCAGATGTTGAAGATTGTCATTTTTATGATGCTCATGTAACTGGAGTTTTAGATGGTGGTTGCAAAATTCAAGGCTGCATGATTACCGATTTAAATTATATAAATGGGATAATAGAACAATGTCTATTAGAACCAGGAACGATTATATTAGGAGGATCACAAGAAGCCCATTTAGTCGATTGTTGGTCAGGTGCAGTTGGGGGGAGCATCCCTTACATCGATATGGGAAGTACGGGCCAAGATCTGATCATAAGAAATTACAACGGAGACTTAGGAATAAAAAATCTAAGTGGAATGGACGGAATAAGCATTGATTTAAACTCTGGATCTGTGACTCTTGATAATACAATAACCAATGGATCTATAATTATCAGAGGAGTTGGAAATGTAGTTGATAATTCTAATGGTGCTTCTGTAGATATAAGGGAATTGGTTAATCCTGATAATATTTCTTTGCATGTTTGGAATAGCCTATTGGCAGATCATCCTATTGCCGGAACCTTTGGTCATGAATTAGCAACTAAAGCAGATCTCGCAGCAGCAGCATCTACCGATTACAGTACAGCAATTAGTGGATCAGTAATTGAAGGAAGTGAGGATTCAGGAACCTTTGCTTCAGTTCAAATAAGAGATAATGTTTACTGGCAGATCGGTGAAGATGGAACTAATGGTCTCATTGTTGAGCTTACTTTTAATATACCTAATGGTAATAAGCCAGGACAGGTAGTTGTCTTTGGTAGATATGTAGGAGTACCATCGACAACTCATTTCTTAGATTGCATTGCATATAATTATGAAGCAGCAGCATGGGAAACATTGGTTAGTGAATTTATGCCTGGAGGAATGACTTCAGATGCACAATATGCTCATGAATATTTTGAGAGAAATATTGATCGGTCAAATAACAATGAAGTTAAAATTCGTTTGGCTCATAATGTAACAACCTATAATGCTTCTCATGTAGCATACCTTGATTTGGTAAATGTATCATCTATTGAAGTGATTACAGCATCAGATATTTCAGATGCCGTATGGCAACATAATACATCATTGAAATTACTTGGTCTGGTTCAAGAGAACTATGTAATGGATCAGCAGGTCTATCAGGATTACAATGGTGCTAAACTTTTAACGAGTGCCAGGATAAGAACATATCAAGATGCTGCAAAGACTCAATTGATTGCCACTTATCAGGTGACAGCTACTTGGTCTAATGGAGCATGTACCAGTTATGAAATGGTGATCGTATGAGTTTAGCATTAGCAACTAAAGGCATATTGCCAGATTTTACTGGAACTGGCACAGGAACAGGCCCAGGAACTACGGTTTATGTCTTGGAGGAGTTTAACGTGGAAGTGGCACATAATGATGTTGATATTCTGGTCACTCAGATGGATGATGTGACTGTTAATATATCTGATGTAAGGGTCAATATAGACCTTGATGAAGATCAGGCTGAGATCGTTCTCTCAGAGGACGAAACAATCAATATTGAGGTATAATCATGGCGAATGCAATCAAATTGAAACAAGGTGAAGCTAAGACCATCAATTTTAACATTACCAAAGGTGGAGCTAATGTAACTGATGCGACCTTAATCTTTCAGGTTAAAGAAAAGGCATCTGATGTAACTCCGGCATTGGCAAAAGCGGATAATGATTTTGATAAATCCGATAAAGCCAATGGTAATTATACGTTGACGTTTGCAGTTGATGATACTAAAGGTCTAAAGGCAAAGACGTATGTATCCGAATTGAAAACGGTGATCACAGCAGACACCGATGTTGATAAAAGCTATGATATACCCTTTATCGTAGAACGTGCGGTTATCGCTGATTCGTAAACTAAAACTAATTGTTAATTAAGGAGGAATCAAAATGAGCGAAGTATTGGATTTAAATGATCTGGTTAAAGCAGTTGAGTTTACTGTGTTAGGTTCAAATTATCGAGTTCCGGCAATGAATGATGCCAAGATGAAAAAGGTTATGGGAATCAGCAAGGAGATTACAGCCCTTAGTTCGGATGAACAAAAAGAATCCTTGTCTGAAGAAGAAGAAGATAAATTGCTTGATCTTCAAAACACCATTCTTCATGAAGTCTTGGTAGAGGTACAGGAAGATGATAAAACCAAACAACTTCCGAAAACTAAATATGCAGATTGGCCTATGAAATTAAAGACAAGAGTTTTGGGTTTGATCTTTGATCAATTGGGTAGTGATACTGTAGAGGGAGAAACGGAAAAAAACTAATAGCTCGCTGCAAAGAATTCGCAGCGATATGTAATTTTCTTGGTGGAGCATATACTTTTGAACAACTTGATCAGATGCCATATAAACAGTATTACTATGTTAAGATGGCTGTTGATTTTGAAATGCTCCGGCAACGTAAATTGTTTATAAGTGACGTTGCTTCTGCTTTCTCTGATCCGCAAAAAGGAGTTAAACAACTGGAAAAGCAAGAAACCCAATTATCAATGGTTTATAGAAAGTCTCAGACTAAAACTACTGGTGCAATTAATTGGGATTTTCCAGATGAAAATCCGGCAGATAAAATGAGAAAGTGGCAACGTTAAGGAGAAAATAAAATGCCTGAAGGTGGATCTGGTACAGCAATGGAAGTTTCTAAGATTGTATTGAAATTAGAAACTAACTTCCAAGAAGTACTCAAAAAACAAATCAATTCATTTGATAAATTCACCAGAGATGCAAATCAACTGACACGACAAGTTGGTACAAATATGAATCAACTTGCTCGGCATACCTCTACTTCTTTTAGTACAATGTTTAAAGGTAATAAGAGAGAAGTACAGGAATTGGTGTCTTTTACCAGATCTGCCTTGCAGGGTGTTCGACATGAAACGATTAAAATTCAACAGATGCAAGATCGTTTTCAAGGTCAGGTAACAAAACGTTATACAGCAATGCGTAAGCAGATGGCTCAATTAAAAGGGTCATCAATGCAAATTAAAGGTGCAGATATATCCGATGAAACTAAAACCGGATTGTTGAAAAAGATTAAAGGAAGAATTGAACAGGTAAAAGCACAATATGAAAAAGACATTGCTCACATTGAAAAACTTACCACTCAAACACTTGTAAAAAATCTTGCCAATGCTGTCAATGAAGCAATGAAGACCATTGAGAAAGGTTCAAGGGCAGCAGCAGTTACCGTGAATAATGTTGTGAAGGATATGCAAAGTAGGTTTAATCAACTTTATTCACAACGTAAATTTATGGGTCAGGCTGATTTTGCTGAAGCAGGGGCAGGTTTTTTAAAACAACGTGCTGCTCAGATAAAGGTATTAGAAAATCTTTTAAAACAACATCAGAAAAAGCAGGTACAGGCTGAACAATATCTTCAGAAACAAAAACAATTATTATCTCAGCAGACGAATAAAACTCTGTACAATCAACAGAAACAAATGGTTGATAAGGCAAGAGCAGTAGTTAAACGCCTTGGTTCAGAGTATGAGTTTATGTTTAATAAGATCCAATCTTTTGCAAGAGGTCAAACTGCTATAACAGGTGTGTTTGAAAAACAAGCACAACAAAGCCTTGGAGGAATTAAACAGGCATTAAGGGGAGTTAATTTAAAGCGTGACTTTGCAAAGATGTGGGAGAACCTTGAGGGTCAGGCAAGACTTTCAGGTGAACGTGCAGGTCAGGCATTTTTTGATGCTGCAAGGAAAGGTAAAGCATTAGATAATGCATTAAAGGAAAAGACTAAGTTGATGGAAGGTTTATTGTTACAAGCAAAGACCCTTCAATCATCTGGTTTAATTGATGCACGTAGACAGATTAGAAGTTTGCAATCTGTTATTGGTAAAATAAAAGAATTCAGAGGGGAGTTTGCTAAAACTAAAAAAGAAATCATTTCCATTCCCAATATATCACAGCAAAAGTTTGCAGCAGGTGGTATTGATCAAGCGAGAAAATTAGCTGATGAAGTTAGATTAGTTATTGGTTCCATGAGACAAATGGGAAAGGTTAATGAAGATAATGTAATTAATACTCAAATATCTTTAAGACGTTTACAATCATTATATAAACAACATGCAAATAAGGTTGCTCAATCTCAAAGAACCATAGCCCAATTAGATAAAGAGTTGGATCGAGCAAGGTTGATGGGAGCAACGGCAACTACTGAAGCATCAATCAATGCATGGAATTCATATTATCTTAGGGTAAAAGCTATTCGTAGAAGATTGTTGGCTGAAATGAAACGATCTGTCTTACCTGCTAATCCATTAAAACAGATGGAAGCTGAAACTATTGCTACAGTTAATAGGATTAGAAGATCAATAGCAAAAGATTTGATACCAATTAATGAAATAAGAAATACTACGAATATTCTTAAAAGAGAATTTGATTCCGTTGGTGAACGTGTTGATAATCTTAGTCGAAAACGTCTTATTAAAACAGAGCAATTAAAATTTGGTTTTGATTATGTTGCTAAATTGAAAACTCAGGTTGAATCATATAATGGAACTATTCGTAAATTAAATACATCATTAGAAAGATTAAAAAGATTACAACGAGCAGGTTTAGGTGGTGAAGGAGTAACTAATCAAATACAACAAACCAAAAATCAAATGATGATGCTTCAGCAGCAGGTTAGACAATACGAACGTATGCAAATTGGAATGATGAAGCGCATGGAAACTGCTCGTAGGCAATCTATTAAAGGTCAAAAGCAAGGTCTTTGGGAAATGATTCGTAATTTCCGTTGGCAGGTTGCAGCAGTTATTTATCTGGTTACAAGAGCAATCTGGTTTATTAATAGAACTGTTATAAAGATGCTCGATAATATAGCTCAGTATCGTAAAGATGCAATGTCACTTGCTGCTGCAATTTCATTTCAGATGGTTGAAAGTAGCAGAGAAGCATATGACAAGGCTTATTCATACGCAAGAAAATTAATGTTGCAATTGGAAATGGTCGCAGCAGAAACCATTTTAAGTCTTGAAGATATGGTTATGCTGACTAAGACCTTTGCTCAAGCAGGTATTGTTCCAAAGACTGAAGAAGATGTACGAAGGATTGCAACCATTGGTACTGCAATTAAGGCATTAACTGAAGGTATGGCTAATGCCGGAGTTCAGATGCGTCAGGAACTTTATGCTGTTATTCAAGGTAGACAAAGAGCAACTGACCAGTTAGCTAAGATGTTTCAGGTTATGGGTATCAATATTTCAAAGTTGATTGAAGATGGTAAAAAGGAAGGAAAGGACATGATTACTGTTCTTTCTGATGCTTTGGAACCGTTTGCTCAAATGAATGAACGCATGAAAGATGAATGGGCGCAGGTTAAAAATAGAATACAAGTTGTTTGGGGTCTTATTCAACGTATTGGTGGTGAAGACTTCTTAGTTAGATGGTCTAAAGAACTTAATGCCTTGCTCGATACTTTTGTAACTAAAGCAGAAGATGGTTTCTATCGATTAACTGAAAGAGGAGCAATGTGGGCATCATGGATAACTGCTACACTTAATACTTTTAAAGCTGTATTTGATATACTGGTAGCAATAGTTGATGTAACTGAAGCTGTCTTATTAGCCATTAGTGGAATTGTACAGAACATTGCTGATGCTGCAATGATATTTGCCGGATTTGAAGATCAGGTAAAGAAGAATCGATCTCAATGGGATGGATTGATAATGTTACTTCAGGTCTTTGTACAAGGTCTGAATATGGTAGCACAGGCACTAAAATTCATTGCTGCATTGGTTAAATCAGTAGCTATTGAAATTAAAGTTTGGATCGATAGAATAGTTGCTCTTTATGGTATATATAAATCATTAAAGAAAGGTGATACTGAAGGGGCAGGAAAATTCTATGATGATTTCGTTAATAAAGGTAAAAAGGCTAATGAAGATATTAAAAATATTTGGTTAGGTGAAAATGGATGGATACGGAGTTCATGGAGATCTCTGGATGGTGTTAATCAGCAGTTTGAAAAGATGCGAGATCATGCAGCAGGGATAAATGATGAATTTGGTAAAACTCCAGATCTATTTAAATTACCCAATAACGTTGTTACATTGGGTGAAAGGGTAGCTAAACTTGCACCTAAGTTAAAACAGGTTACTCTTGCAGGAATGGAAGGGCCAGAAAAATTTGCAAAGGAATTAGAATTTGAAATAGCTGATCCTGATGAAATTAAAACGAAACTTCAGGAAAATATTAAAAAGTTAGATGAAAATATTCAAGGAGCATTAACAGGTAAGTTTAAAACTGATCCTAAAAAACTAACTTTTTGGGTTAATACACTTACAGGTCATAAACAATCATTGGCTGAAATGAATAATCTTACTGATGCTGCTTTAAAGAAACATGATAAGCAAGTATCAGATTGGAATGAAAAACAACGTAAGAAGATGGCAGGATGGACAAGAGAATATAAAGATCTTTTGACCAGTATTTCACCAAAGGATTTAACTAAAACACAAAAGACTGATCAATGGTTTGAAAAAATGTCAAATAAACTGGAGGAACTTAGAGTTAAGAATCCTCTGGTTGCAAAAGAATTTAAAAATTTATCAAAGGCATTAGATGATGCATTAGGTAGACGTAGAGTAGATGATACTAAAGCTATAAATGATGAAATGGAGAAGTTAAAATTAAAATTAACTTCACATCGTCCGGTTGATACAATCTCTAAGATAAATGATGAATTTGCTAAAATGAAACTTGAAATTATTAATAATAAGGATTTCATTGAAAGAGGTTTAGTGCCTGAGATGCTTAAACTTTGGGGTATAACAAAGAAAGAACGTATTGAGGTAGAAAAACTTAATATGACTTATAAAGCATCTGGTGCTGAATTAGATGTAATGTCTAAACGTGCTGAGTTTATGACCGGAGCTTATTCACCTGCTAAACGTATGCAGGGTGAAATAAATCTTTTGAAAATTAATCATAAAAAAGCAATGGAGGACATTCAAAAAGAAATTGATACAACTTATAGGATATGGGTTGAAGATGGTCAATGGGCAACCAGAGAGGGATCTGCTGAAGCTCAACGTTATGTACAAGCATTACAGGAACAGATGGTTGAATTGACTAAAGTTACTGAGAGAGAATTAAGGAAAAAACAATTTCCTATTTGGAATGATCTCGTTGAAGCATCAAATAATTGGGCTGATGGATTTACTGATGCTTTATCTAATATTGTTGATGGTGTTGGTTCTGTATCTGAAGCATTACAGGAATTACAGGCACAAATTTTAAAAGATGTTTTAAAGACAGTTATAAAAAGATCAATCACTGATCAATTACAAAGTGCTTTGGGATCTGGTGAAGGTTCTCCAATGGAAGGATTCTTTGGACTATTTCCTGGGGGCAAAAAAGATATTGGTAAGAAAGGGGGAGCAACAGAGATTACAGCATCTAAACCAATACCTGTGACTGTATATAATCCGCAAGATCTAATGGATAGTACTGTTAAAGCTGTTGAGCCAATGTCTAAGATACCTATACCTGAAGAAGTAGGATTAGGAATGAGAGTCTTTGTTACCAATTGGCCTATAGGTGGTGAAGGCATGGGAGCAATGTTAGGTGGAACTGGATCAGTTGTTTCTCAAGGAGTTCAGGGAGTATCCCAAGATCTTGCTGATATATCTTCTGAGATTGCAGAGAATACTGCAAAGGCAGAAGAAAGTACAAGATCATGGTATTCAGGTATTACTGATGTTTTTTCAAATATAGGCAATTGGTTTAAAGGATTGTTCGGTGGTGGTGGAGCAGCAGGTGGTGGTGGATCATCGATGAATACAATAGCTAATTTGGGAATGATGGCAGCATCAGCTTATGGAATGGCAGATGGTGGTGTTATCTCCGAACCAATTGTAGGAAAAGGATTAGAAAGTGGACAGACCTACAATTTTGGTGAACGTGCTAAATATGGTGAAAATGAAATTGTTGCTCCTATTAAGAAGATGCAAAGAAGTGTTGCTCAAAATAAAGTTGAATATCATATGCCAATTCATCTAAGTGCTATTGATACTCAATCAGGCACTCAATTCTTAATGAAACATTCAGATGTTATTCAGGGTCAAATGATTAAGAATTTGAGACAAAATAAACCGATTAGAAAAGGAATACAAAACGCCTATTAAGGAGTAAGCTATGGCAGCAGGTGATCCTTTTAATTTTGAAGTTCATTCTATCAAACCCCACACTCCTAATTGGAATGTGTTGCAGACTGATATGGAAGGGTGGAAGCGTAAGACACGTTTAAAATCAACTGATCCTATTCGCATGTGGACAGTTGAGGTACGTGGTAGAACCAATTCAGAAAAAGATACAATTCTTACTCATTGGAATGATAATAATGGGCCTTTGACAAACTTTCAATGGAATGTTTTGCCTACTGTTTGGAATACAGGTTATGGAACTTATTATCAAGTTCAATATGAATCTTTTGAATATGATAATCCTGATAATATAGCAAACATTTGGGATTTTGTCATAACCTTTAGGGAGTGGTTATAATGGCAAAAGATATTGATTCAGATTATTTACATTATTTTTTTAGAAGTGGTATCACCGTTTTAAATGGTTATAAGTTTTCAATTGATGCAGCGCAAGATCAACAGTTTATTGCTAATTCAGTAGATGTTGGAAATTATACTGCTTTGGCTCTAAAACGTAATCCAGTTAGATCTGAGGAAGGAACGATTTTAAATGAATTAGAGATAGGTTTGGATTATGTAGATTTGAGCTTAAAAAATGATGTATTATCTGGTAAATATAATAATAAACTTGTTCAGATCTATCTTGTTTTTCCTAAGAAAATATCAACCGTTTGGGCAGTTGATTATGAAATGCTTTTGTTTCAAGGATACACAGATGAACCTAAAGGAGATGAACATTGGATAACAATGTCTATAAAACCATTTCCTTACCTTGATAGATTATATCCTAAACGAATTTATCAAGCAGGGTGTAACTGGACATTTTGTGGATCTGGTACGTGTGGTCTTACTTTGTCTAATTATGTAACGAATGTTAATTTATCTGCTCAATCAGATGGAACTACATTAACTTGTTCTCATGGACAGGCAGCAGATTATTTTGTTCCTGGGTATGTTCAGATAAAATCTGGATCTTTGCAGGGTGCGGTTAGACCAATTTTAACAAATGATACTTCATCGGTTACGGTGAGAGTTCCGTTTGATAGCACTATACCAAACGGTGTTAATGTAGATATAGTTAAATTATGTGCTAAAAATTATGAGACCTGCGATACTGATTTTTCAAATTATGCGGAATATGGAGGTTATCCTTGGGTTCCCAAAGAACCGATATTGTAAAGGATAGGATAGTTCAAAACGCTCGTAAATTTATTGGTACTCCATTTAGGCATTCCGGCAGGTCAACATTAGGTATTGATTGTGCCGGATTGTTATATATGGCTTATAGTCGAGCAGGAATTGAGCTACCTAAAAGTGACGGTTATTCTTATACCGTAGCGTGGTGGAAGCAAACAGGAGCAAAAGAACGTTTGCTTAATGCTTTGCTTAATTGTGGATTCAGGATTTTATCTGATAATGAATTATATGATAAAGCAGATGTACCATTATTTAAATTATTTGGTGACGATTATCCTGCACATCATAGTGGTATTATGATTGATCAGTTTAATTTTGTTCATGCTAAATGTGGATGGAAGTCAAGAGATAAAAAAGTAGATTTTGATATTTTAGAGCCATCCTATAAAAAAAGATTAGCATATATGCTTAGACACAAGGAACTTGATTAATGGGTCAAACCTCTGGACAAACATTTGGGATGGTAGCAGGTGGTGTTATTGGTGGTGTCATTGGTGGTTTTCCTGGCGCAATGATAGGTATGTCTTTAGGTGGTCAATTAGGTCTTTGGATAGATCCACCTAATGCTCCTCCTCCCCCTGCTTTAGGAGATATTGAAACAAATTCATATGTTCGATCAACTCCAGTAGGCGTATGTTTTGGACAATGTAAAGTTTATGGTGGAGTTATTTGGGTAGGTGAAGTTAGCTCCGATTGGAATAATGAAGGATCAAGAAAGAATCCAGAATGGGAAGCAGAGATGGATGCTGATTTTGCCGTTGCTCATTGTGAAGGTGAAATCGATTCATATACTGGGCTTTATTATATAGATGATAAACGTGCCGGAACAATGGAAGCTGAAGGATATTCTGTAGGATTTACTTCATACGTTGGTTCTGCTGCTCAAAGTATTGATTCAAGGATAAGTTCATTTCAATCAGGCAAATCACTTGCTGCAATAAATTTCAAACATACAGCTTATAGTGTAGTTGATTTACACGTTGAAGGACAAATACTTCAGAAACTACCTTCTATTGCTGCTGAAGTTGTGGGTTTTTTAATTGAGAGTGGTGAAGAAGATGCTAATCCAATTCGTTGTGTTTATGAATTTTTAACAAATTCACGTTGGGGAATAGGAATGGATACTTCATTATTTAATGGAGATCCAGACACAGTAGGATCACCTTGGAAGATTGAAGCAGATTATTGTGATTCTTCTGTTCAATATATTAATTGGGATGATACACCCACTAATGAACCACGTTTTAGATTTTCAAATTTTTATGATACCAGAGTAAAAACGGTAGATATTATCACCGATATGATGATTACTTGTAGAGGTTTGCTTAGATTAAAACAAGGAAAAATTGAACCTCTAATAGAAAAAGCAACTGAAGAACCTGAATTATATTATTCTGATCAACATAAAGTAATATTTAATACCGGAGCATCAAGTACAGTTAGTAGACTTTATGCTGACTTTTCATCTTATCCTGATATTTATTGGTTTGGAGATGAAGGAATTATTACTATCTCTGGAAATGAATATCGATTTATAGTTAAAGATCAAACTTCCACCTATATTGATTTATTCGATGACCTTCCTGTATCACCTAATCTTAATGATAGTTTTGAAATAGTAAAAGACAATATAAAAGAAGGGTCTTTTCAATTTAGACAAAGTGCTGATTCTGAGATCTCTAATAGATTTAGAGTTGAATTTATTGAACGTGCAGTTAAAGATGAAAATGATAATTTTCACAATGAATATTCTTGGAATGCTGTAGAAAAAGATTCTGAAGAATTTTACATTGATAATACTCAAAATACGAAATTAAAAACTGTCAGGATGGGAGGGATTAAAAGAAAATCTCAAGCAATGAGAATGGTTCAGTTCTATTCTGACTTTGGTTTATATAACAGAAATTATTGTGAGTTTATTACATATCATCAAGGATATTATCATGCCGTTGGAGATATAGTTGGTATCAGTCATATTCAGACAGGATGGAATTGTAAATTGTTTAGAATTGTTGGGATGGAAGAAATGGAAAACGATGAAGTTAAACTTCAATTCTTTGAATATAATCCCAATGTTTATTCAGATACTATAACTAAAGTACCTGCTTCAGATGATACAAGTCCTGAGAGTAGATATATTGCTCCTAATATAGTTGAACGTTTTTATGCTGTGCAAGATCTCACAGAGAATAAAATTTATATCTTATTTAAAAGACCAGATAATAATCCTTATTTTGTTGGTGCAAAAATATATGTTAGCGTAGGTGGTGGTGATTACGTTTATAAAGATACTATTGGTTATGTGACTCCATCAGTAAAACTTGATGCCGGAATTGATGACTCTCAAACTACAATCGGTTTTGATAATTCAACTTTATATGGATCGTTTCCATCTTCAGGTTCTTTTTGGATTGAAGATGAATTGATTACTTATACAGGGATTTCAGGTGATCCTGATTATGAATTTACAGGATGCACAAGAGGATCAAATGCAGCAGCCCATACAATAGATAAATATTGTATGTTAAAAGAATCAGGAACACAATTTATCACCTTTGAAGATTCAGAAGTTGGTCAGTCATGGACTATTAAAGGAGTATCAGTTACGGTTTATAATTTGGTAGCTCCATTTGCTACTTCTCCGACAAAAGTGGTGACAATAGCATGACAATGGATATAGAAAAAACTGCTAAAGGATTTACGGAAGGCAGTTCAGAACAAAAGACTCACCTGATTTCTTCTGCCGTTGGTGGAATAATAGGTGGGTATCTTGGTGGCTATCCTGGGTTTCAAATAGGGATGGCCCTTGCCGGATACTTGTTTGCACCAGATCCTCCGGCAGGAAAAGAATATATCAATGATGACTATAAGACTTTTAGAACAGTAATTGATCCTGTTCCCGATGTTATTGGTTCTGATATTGTTTCAGCAAAATGTATCTACATAAATAAAAATACGTTAGGAACTTATGATTCTGGTCAATTGCCAGATATGGGTGATAGTGTAAATGAAGCTGCATGGGAAACTTTTATTGATCAATTGGGATCAAGTAATATCGGTATGTGGGCTGAGTTTGCTGTTAATTTTACAGGAAGATATATTGATTATAATAATCTTTATAAAGACTATCATATTGGAGTAGTTCATTTTAATAAAAAACCAATTTGGTTTTGGACAATTTTAAGTGATATTTTTGAAAATTATGATAATCCTGTTGATCCATATGATGCTATGACAATGTTTGATGCATCTCAAGGAAAATGGGTACAATCATATCCCATTGAAAATTTTGTTGATGCAAATTTTGATAAAAATACCATTGCTTATTTTAAAGGATTTTTTGCAGATTTTTCAGCTTTAAATACTGATCCTCAATCATCTACAATAAATTTTGAATTGGAAAATCTTGCTGAAATGAATCCTGGGGATTTTTCTTTTGGGCCTATAAATACTTTTCCTTTAATAACTGCTGAAATGAATAGGCAGCAAGTTCGTATGCCACCGGAATCAATGCAAGGTGGTCATGGCCTTATTGTGTCTAAGGTTTTACCTAAACCAGAATCACCATATCAATATGTGGTAACGTGCAGTACGGTATTTAATAATAAATTAGGAAATAATAAATGGATGGCAGGATTAAATGCCTATACATCAGTTAATCGTTGTCCAATTTATTATGAAGGAATGGAACAATTTCCACGTTATCCTTCAAATGATGGTGATATTGAATATGATGCCTTTCCTGCTTGGGCTACTGCTAATTTAACTTTGAAAGGAACATATTTATTTGCCACAGATATATTTGATGATAGGACATATGTTTTGTCTTACCGGAATTGGACTAATCCCAATCAAGGTGCAGGTGTATATGGAGTAGATAAAACAGATCATCATCATGCAGATTATGGAATAAAATTTGATATTTATTATCATGACAATACAAGTGAAACTGCTCATGTGACTTCTTTGCTTTATAATTATGAATGTAATGCTATGCAGAGTGGTGATGTTAATCCTGCTATTTTTATAAAAAGCATGGAAGTTGATGATACTTATATTTATTTATTTGCTAATGTAGTTCAGCATGATTGTGTTGTTTCCGATCTAAGAGAAATTACTGCCGGAGCAAATTCATATACTCGATGCTATGCTGATTTTTCTCAATACCCTAATGGTTATTGGGATGGTGCTTATGCAGCATTACAGCAAGATAGCTATTATAAATATTGTAAAATAAATAATCAAACATCTACTTATATAGATGTAGAAGATGAACAAGGTGGATTAACTGGAGGTTGGGGAAAGGTTCCATCGGAAGGTAGTGTTGTTAAATTAAGTCTTCATCCGGCAACTGATTGTGGGTTTGCTATTGCAGGAGAGGGTAGTACAAGAGATGTTATTATTTGTAATCCTCCAGACCCAACAGATATGTGTTCTCCGGCAGCAACCGAATGGCTCAAATGTGGATTTGCCGGAGAGCAACAAGATTGTAGTTATAGTGGCCCAACTGATACTACTATTTCTATGTCTTCTTCTTTAAGTAGAGATCCTGTTCCTGGGGAAATAATTTATTTTACTTATCCTGATGAAACTTATGATGAAGATATTATTGATCCTATATTAACACAGTTTAATGATTTTCTTTTAGAAGTTGGGGCAGAAGTTAATGCACGAATGACTATTTTTGAATCAAATGAATTTCAAATTTCTCACGATATAGTTATTAGATTAAATAAAAATACTGGAGGATCAGTTACCACATTTAAAAGTGATCGTGTTTTAACTCATTCTTATGGATGGTGGTGGTGGACAGCATCAGATATAGTTTATAGAATATGCTCTACTGATAAGCAGATTTTTGTTTGGGGAAATCAAGCATTATATGGAACACAATTTGCTGCTCATTCATATTTAATAGATATTACCAGTAAATCAGTTATTGAAGAAGTTGATGCTGTTATGAATCAAAATGCAGCAAGTCATACACCTACTTGGTGTTATGTTGGTACTGTTCCGGTTAAAGAATGGACAGGATCACAATATGAAAATGTATGGTATGCATTGTTAAGAGTTTTTGATAATAATACTACAACAATTAATAGTCCGGCAGTTTGGGGAACATATTTTTTAAGATTAACTCAAGGTAAATTTTCAAATGAAAGAGTTCTTTCAAGTAATATTCCTATACTTTATGGTGCTGATATTGATCGTGTAGGAATTCAAAAAATAGCTTTTCGTAAAGGCATTTCTACAGGCCCATTGTACCAAGTAGATATGTACACAGTAAATAAATGGGGAGATAATATTTACGAAATTGGTAAGTTTCCTATGACCGAAGAAATTTATTTCTATGCAAAGAAATGGTCTGGTATGCATGGAGCAGGAGGTCATAATGAATTTTGGAAGTATATACCACCTAATGAATCTAATCCAAGTGGTATGCTTTATATGATCAATAAAAGTGACGTTCATTTTGATGGTCAAGGATTTCGTCTTGTAGAAGGTTCAACAGCAGATAGTTTTCAACAATGTGTTTATGGATTTTTTGGTAATTCAAATGGTAGATGGTATCAATGTGACGAAAATCCTGCAAATATAATGGAATTATTTTGGAATAGTTATATTGATCCAAGATATTTTCCAAGTGATTTTGAAAATTTACTTTACGTTTATGAAGCTGAAGGAATTTGTAATGAATTAATTCCTGCTACTATATATAGACCACAGGGAGATCTTGATATTGTTGAACCACGATTTCAATTTTCTCAAACGTATGATCAAGCAAGAAAAATAGAGGATGTAATTAATGAAGTATTAGCTACTTGTCAGGGCTTTATATCTCCTTGTGAATGGTCAGATGCAAATAACCGTCCATTTAAATTAGTTATACCTAATGTTGATGAAGTACCAGTTCATTATTTTGGAAAAGATGAAGCTAATTTTGCAGTAAGTCAAGATCCAGATGCAAGTGATATAATTTATGCTGATTTCTCTGCTTATCCAGACAATTATTGGAGAGGAGATGAAATTGATTTTGGTAAAGTATTAGACTTTCAATATCCTTGGCCTGATAGTAGATATGGTGTGGTTATTGAACAGACTTCTACTTATATAACTCTTGGAATGAAACTTAATTCTGGTTTAACTCAAGGGGAATCATTTAGTATAAAGAAAGACAATATAAAGGAAGGATCTTTTGCATTTGCTGAAAAGTCTGAGATAGATAGACCTAATAAAGTTAGAGTTCAATTTAAAAATCGTTTAGTAGGTTATATAAAGGATATTGCCGAAGCTGAAGATACATATCGATTAGATGTGTTAGGTGAAATTGAAAAAATTGCTACTTATAATATGCCAGGAATTAAGAGAGCTACACAAGCAGGACGTATGGCTCAAAGAATTCTTGATCAAATAAATTATCAAAAATATACCTGTTCCTTTGAAACTGATATAATGGGAACAACTATATGCATGGGAGAGATCATTGGTGTAAGTCATGAAATTACAGGATGGTCTAATCGATGGTTTAGAATAATATCAATGGATGAAATGATGGATTTTGAAGTTAAAATGGAATTAGAGGAATTTAATCCTTATTGTTATCATGATAGTGGTATTCCTGTAATGACTTCATATCCACGTTCAGGTTTTCCTGCTCCATATATACCAAATAACGTTGAAAGGTTTTCAGTTAAAGAGGATATAGAAACAGGTGCTTTGCATTTTCTATTTAAAGCCCCTGCAAATGATGCAGGTTTCTTTGTAGGAGCAAGGATATATCAAAAGGTAGGAACTGATTTTCAATACTTTGGAATCGTTAATCAGACGGTTTCATCTGTCTTATTAGCTCAAGATGTAGGTGTTGATGATAAAATTATCTATTATGATCCAGATACCATTGATGGTTCATTTCCAACTGAAGGAATCCTTTGGATCGATGATGAATTAGTTTATTATCATGGTTTGGATACAACTAATTATGCTTTTATGAATGTGGTTAGAGGATATAAGGACACAGATATAGTTGAACATTCAATAGATCCAACTACATATTTATATTTAAGATCAGATTCAACTATTTCTTATTCAATAACTGATTCTTCATTAATAGGTACTACTATAACTTTTAGAGCAAATTCATTTACCGTTCAAGGATTAACAAGTGATTTTAACATAGGAGAAGAAACAGATATTGATTTTGTAGGTTATGGATTATTGCCTTACTTTCCTGAATCGATTCATAAGCCTATTTCTGAGATACCTGAAACTCAATATCTATTTGAAGCTCTTGGCTTATCTGGTACTCTTGACGAAATTGAAAGGATTACTGAAGCACTTGGTTTAGGAGATGATTTAGATTACATTGATATAGTGCAGATAATTGAATCACTTGGATTAGGAGATACCGATACAATAGCTGAAATGTTGATAGCTTTAACAGAATCACTTGGATTAGGTGACGATACACAAGCATTAGCTACAGAATATATAACTGAAACTCTTGGTTTAGGTGATACTGACACAATTGCTGAGATGTTGATAGCAATATCTGAATCACTTGGATTAGGAGATGACTTAGATTACGTTGCAGGAGAAACATTTGATTTTGAAACTGACTTCAGCGAATATTCAACTGGATCTCCACCTTCTGATTGGACTGAGCATTTCCATACAACTGCTTTTGATTTGGACATTGTAACTTCTCCGGCAGATACAGGTGGTAAATCATTAGAATTTGATATGACCACATTAAGTCAAAGGGCAGCAGCATCATGGGATGATGTAGGATTACAATATAATGGAGAAATTCTTTGTAAAGTAAGATGGCCTACTTCAGCAGCATATTTGATTGGCCCTGCCATGAGAATCGGAGGATCTGATACTGATGAAAGTTGTTATTTTGTCTTTACTGACGATACTAATAATAGAATTATTTTATATAAATTTAAAAATGCTTCAGGAACTTCATTAGATACCTATTCTATTACATTAGCAATAGATACTTGGTATTGGATAAGAATGAGAGTTGAAGAAGATAATATTAAAATCAGAATTTGGGCTGATGGAGGTAGTGAGCCTGGATCTTGGCATATTGATTATACTGAAACTGGAACTAATCAAATATTTTCAATGGGTAAAATTGGATTATTTAATTTTAATGATGATGGTTATTGTGACGAGTTTAAAGTTACATTAATAGATGAACAGTTTGATTATATAACTGACTTTGAAGAATACACTCTTTCATCTCCCCCTGGAGATTGGACAGAACAATGGAATACAGGAAATTTTTCATTAGACATAACCACTTCAGGTAGTTTATCTAAAAATATTATGCAATTGGATATGACTTCTGCTTCAATGATGGCAGCAACGTGGGATGATATACCTGATTGCAACGATGTAGATATATTAACTTGCATTACAACAATTGCAGATGGAGCAAATAATATTGGCCCTGTTGCAAGACTTAGTGGAAGTGCTGCTTCTGAAAATGGCTATATAGTTTGGACTAATTTTACTTCAGATCAAATAACTCTTTCAAGATATAATGCCGGATCAGGAGCAACATTAGACACCTATTCAATAACTCTTGATACGTCTACTTGGTATTGGATAAGAATGAGAGTTGTAGGGGCTAATATAAGGGTAAAGGTTTGGTCAGGTAGTAGATCTGACGAGCCTGGATCTTGGCATATTGATTATGATGATTCAAGTCCTATTCTTTCAGCAGGTAAAGTTGGTTTAGCAGAATATTCACAAGATGGATATGTCCATCTTTTTGCTGCTAATGTGTTGGATTATTCATTATTACTTGAATCAGGTGATTCATTATTATTAGAATCTGGAGATAAATTATTATTAGAATAGGTATATTAAAATGGCTAATGAAAAATTAACACAATTAACAGAGGACACAGCACCGGATAATGAAAATTTATTATATGAAGTAGATGATCCTGGGGGAACTCCGGTAGAAAGAAAAATAACTATTGAGAATGTGAACAAAGGTTTGGTTTTATTAGAATCTGTAACTGAAGCGTCTGGAGTTGCTTCTATTGATTTGGAAAATTGGTATTCATCTGATTTTGATGAATATCAAATAGAATTATTTAATCTTATTCCTGCAACTGATGCTGCTAAATTATATATGAGAATGTCTACAAATGGAGGAACGTCTTATGATAGCGGAGCTAATTATGGTACGGCAGTATTCTATATAAGAGATTCTTCTTCGAGTACTTCTTTAGGAGATAATGATGGAGCAAATCAAATTTTGCTTTCTGATGGATTATCTAATACTCAAGCGCAGGGTGGTGTGAACGGAGAATTAAAACTTTTTAATGTAGATTCAACTACATTTTATAAAGGATTAAATTTTCATTTAAGTATGATACATTCTACTCTTGATTATTTATATAATATGATAGGAACAGCAAGATATTATAGTACATCAGCAGTAAATGCATTTCAATTTCTTATGGATTCAGGAAATATTACTGGAACAGTAAGAGTATTTGGTGTTAGAAAATAATAAATTATGAAGGTATTAAAGTTTGTATTAGATAGTGGTAGTGGGCCACCAGAGATTGAATACCTTGAGGAAACTTTAGGATTGGGAGATGTTGCCAATGTTTCTGAGACCAGTACTTTTTTATCTGAAATATTAGGTCTCAATGATGGAAATATTGTGTTGACTGAAGAATCCTTTACTGACACAATAGGATTAGGAGATATTGAAACAATTATATTACCAGAGGAAATTGCTGAGATTCTTGGTTTAGGTGACACGACTTTCACCTATAATTGGGTTGATGTTTTTGAATCACTTGGTTTAGGAGATGCTATTTCTAATACTATGGATATATATGTGGAAATAGAAGAAAACATTGGTTTCACCGATGGTGGGTATGGTTATCTGGTAATTAGTTATGAATTAAGATGGAGAACCAGAACAAAAAAATCCACCTATGGTTATGGTGTTGCTCCTTATGGAGATCAGACTTCATATGGAGATGGAGATGTAATCGGTGAACTTAAAGAATTTAAAGTCAAAGTTATTCGTATTAGCGATAGCACTACTCTTAGAACTGATACTATTACAATTGTTAATAAATCGTTTCCTGATGGGTCTGCTCAGTACACTTATACGGCAGCAATGAATGTTTCAGATAATGGATACTTTGAACCTAATTTAAGGTTTGAAGTTTATCAGGTTGATGTTGATGATAATTGGTCTCCAGTAAAATACCTTGACATAACTGCTTCTGATGAAGGGGGAGATTTAATCTAATGGCTTATACATCTGCATTTTATCTTTCAAAACCTGCATATCGTACTGTGCGATATGATGAAGAAATGAATAATAATATGGATTTAATTGAAGCAGCATTGCTTGGATTTCCAAGTGCCTATCCTCCAGGGTCAGCGCAAAATTGGCCCTCTGTTACACCTACGGCAGGTATGCGTTGGATAGATACAGGAAATGATCAGGAAAAAGTTTATTATAATAGTACTTGGCAAGTTGTCAATACATTTACCTAATAGGAGGACACAACATGAAAGTTATCGATTTAAACAATCCTTTAGTTCGCAAAGCAGTTATTTATTTAATGAAGAAAAAAGGATTACTTGGTGGATTTGGTTTTTATAACATTTGGAATTTTGAATGTGGAAACTATGTTGATATAGATGGAGCAATTATTCAAGATTGGAGAGATTATATTGGGCCGATGACATGGGTTCCTAAATGGAAACAAGTAATTCATAATTTGGTAGTGAATGAAGGATTGGATGATGTTCTCGATGTTGTCTTTAAAGGTGGAACGGCAGTAAGTACTTGGTACATTGCAATCTTTAGTTCAGATTCCACTCCGGCAGCAGGATGGACATATGCAGTTCCGACCTATACTGAATTTACCAATTATGATGAATCTACAAGAGAAGAATGGGTTGAAGGATCTATATCTTCACAATCACTTGATAACTCTGGTACTCCGGCAGAGTTTACTTGTACCTCTGGAACTAACACAATTTATGGTGCATCGATGGTTAGTGTTTCCACTAAGGGAGATGTAGCAGGTGGTGGAGTAATGTTTAGTGCAGCAAGATTTAGTTCTTCTCGACCATTTAATTCTGCTGAAGTCTTGAAGATTGTTGTTACTGTCAATGCTCAAGATGTATAAGGAGTAAACTATGTCTGAATCACAGATTGCCGTAACTGAAGGTTCTGGCAAGAATGTTTCAACCGTTCAGATTTCAATTGGTGGTAATACCAGACAGATTGAACGTGATCTTGCAGGAATGGGAGAGATAACTCTTGCTAATGTCACAACCACTCAGGGATCTACTGGTTTATATCCTGCTTCAGCAATTGAGGTACGTGGTAGATACTATATCATTTTAAAGAACACCTTTAATGATGCTCAAGCAGTAGCTACTATTCGATTTTTATTTTTTGATAGTGCGGATACTGAAATTGGATATAGTGAATCTGTTCCTATTAATAATCTTGGGAAAGCAGTATCTTCAAGGTATTGGGGAGATATAGTTGTTTTCTCAAATATCTATGGAGCAAAATCATTTAAGGTCTCACTTGAAACGATTAGTTCTGGTGACAATATAACAATTGATTATGGAGTAACGTAATGACTTTATTAGCTCCTAAAGCAGATGAAATATATCCTGTTGGATCTATTATTGAAGGTAATGCTCCTCCATCATTAAACTGGATGCTTTGCAGAGGACAAGTATTAGCTCAAGCCAGTTATCCTGTTCTTTATAATAAAATGGAAAATCCACACCCTGAATTATATAGTCATTGGAATTTTACTGATGATTATGACACAGGTGGAGATTATCCATATGCTGAAAGAGTTCAATGGAACGGCAGTACTGGTTCTCCAGTTTGGGTTGCTTGTGGATGGGATCAATTATATAGTAGATCAACAGATGGTATTACGTGGACTCTTAGTACAATGCCAACTGCCGGAACTTGGTATGGCCCTGCATGGAATGGATCTGTCTTTTGTGCTTTGAGATATGGATCTAATGAAGGAGCAACGTCATCGACAGGCAGTTCATGGACTACCAGAACTTTATCTTATTCCTATAATTGGAATGTTATTGTCTTTGATGGAACGTATTTTATTGCAATAGCGAAAGATCAAACTCAAGTTATTAGATCTACTGATGGGATCTCATGGTCTGATACTGGAGTTTTGCCAGATTCTAACAATACCTATTATGGTGCTTCTGATGGATCAGGAACTATTGTCCTTACTAATAGTGGTGGAGCCATTTATTATTCAACGGATAATGGAGCTAATTGGTCAAAGACATTAGGAGCGCAAGGGCCGTGGTATGGAATAGAATATTGTAATGGATATTTTTTAATTGGTACTGCTCAAGGATATGTTGGTATTTCAGATAATGGTTCTGATTGGGAGTTTGTACCCTTTTCTACTGATACAGATGAAGCATTAAATAATGCAGGATATGTACCTGCTAATATATGGCGATGGAGATATTATGATAGTATTTATTTTGGAGTAGGAACACAATCACCTTGGGGTGTTTATTCATTTGATCTTAGAACATTTCATCCTTGGCTTAATAATCCTTTTGAGGGTGAATGTTATGATTTAGTTTATAACAGTACATCAGGAAATTTGTGTGTCTTTGGCAATTATGGTTATTCAATGCCTTATACTTCTAAGATAGAAATTTATAATGAAAGTACTCATTTTCAATTACCCAATTATCAAAAGAAACGCTACTATGATAGGGGTTTAAATAGATATATAAGGGTACAATAATGGATTTAATAAATACTCAAGTTGATTTTGAAATCGGTACAGTTATTGAAGCGATTGCTTCACCTTCAGCAGATTGGAAATGTGCTGATGGTCAAATATTAGATCAAGCTGATTATCCTGAATACTGTGCAATAGCTCAAGATCTTCATCCAAAATGTTATGAACGACTTCAGTATTGGACTGAAAGAACTTATGCTCCTAAATCCTGTACAAGGATGGGAGATATATTAGTTGTTGTAGGTCAAGGAGTTGAAGTTCTTTATACTGATGATGCCGGAGACACTTGGAATGTTAATAGTCCATTGGGAGGATCTTCATCTGATTATTATTATACGGTAACAAACAATGGCAGCATTATTGTGACCCTCCGGTATAACTCAGCTACAGCTTATACCACAACAGATGGAAGCTCTTGGACTTCCAGATCATTGACTCAAACTAAAAATTGGAATTACTTGATTTGGACAGGAAATTATTTTGTAGCAACATCAATGAATACTTCTCCAAGACCTCTTGATTATTCTACGGATGGAATCAATTGGTATGCAGCATCATGGCCTGACAATAGTGTTAATTTTGCTTATGTCTGTGGTGGAAATAACTATCTTATTTACTGGAGTTATAGTGATTACAAATGGCACAGATCTTCAGATGGTGGACAGAACTGGTCAACTGCGTCTGATATTTTTCAATGGCTTTCGCCTAATTATCAAGGTTTATATCCTGGTACTGTAACTTTTGATGGAACATATTTTAATCTTTGGTTTAATACCGTTAATAATAACTTTTGGTTAAGATCTTCAAATGGCTTTGATTGGTGGCCTGTTCCATTTATTCAAAGTAAATTTGGATCTACAGAGTTTTGGCCCTCAACAGGTAATTATGATGGTACTAAACATATCTTTATGATGACAGGTTATTCAAGATATTATCCTATTTGGTACATTGCAGAAGATGATGCCAGAAACTTTCAACCACGCACGACAACTATTAATACATCTTTATCGCAAACTTCAGATATTAGAAATAGAATAGCAGTAATCCCTGGAGTTGGAATGTTTATGGTAGGTAATAATGGATCAGACATTGAACTTTGGGCCGATTTTACAGAATATGATTCTTCAACTAAATTTCAATTGCCTGTTTTATCTCAAGGTTTACCATCAGGCATAAAAAAATACATAAAGATGAAATAATGAGAGCTATACCTAAAGTAATATTTAAACAATGGCAAGCCCCTGGAGATTTATTAATGTTGACTTGTGCTATTAGAGATCTTCATAAAGTATATCCTGGACTTATACAAACAGACGTTCTTTGTTGTTATCCAGAAGTATTTTTCAATAATCCATATATTACTTATTTTCCTAAAGATGGATCTGTTCCTATTCAGGAACTTGATTATGCTGCTTCAAGAGATAAACTTGCTCCTCTTGGATACCATTTTTCTTCTGTGTTTATTTATATGATTAATGAATTATATGATCTTAAAATACTTAAAACATCAATGAGACCTGATATATATTTAACTCCAGATGAAAAAGAAGGTATTATTTTAGATCGTCTTAAAATTAAAAAACCTTATTGGATAATTAATTCTGGAGTAAAGATAGATATACCTATTAAAGGGTATCCACCTGTAAAGTGGCAAAAGGTTATTGATATTTTAACGGATGCAGGATTGAATTTATATCAGGTAGGCAGCAATAAGGATGTACATCATACCCATAGTAGAATTCGTTCTTTGGTGGGCCTTACAGAGAACCTAAGAGACTATTTCTCATTGGTTTATCATTCTTCAGGATGCATTAATCATGTGACTATGCAAATGCATCTTGCTGCTGCATTTAATAAGCCCTGTGTGGTGGTTGCCGGAGGACGTGAAGATTGTCGATGGGAAACATATCCTGATCATAGATATATAAATTCACTTGGATTATTTGATTGTTGTCGGGAAAGGGGCTGTTGGATCTCAACGATTGATAAATGCAAACATCCTTGGAAAGGATCTCCATATGCGACCTGCCTTGCTATGATTGAACCTGAGAGAATCGCAAATGAAGTCTTGAATTATCATCGATTTATGTGATATAATATTAATAATAAAATAATAAGGAGAATGAAAAATGCCAGTTTACAAAAATGAAACCACAGTTGCTATTATTGAAGAAGTAGAGGATCTTGATGGTAAAAGGAGAACGATTAAAATAGAACCTGGACAATCAAAAACAATGGAATATGTTTTGCTTGATGCCGGATTGACTGAAGTATCTGCTGCTCCCTATTATAATCCTTTGATGCGTACTCAGACAGCTACTTCAACCGGAGTTGGAGATGATCAGACTGTTTCTATTAATAGAGAAACAAAAAAAGTGGTTATCTATAATAGCTCTGATGCTGAAGTGACAGCTTTCTTGAGAGCTACGGCAAATATTCCAGGCTTACCTGTGCCAAGTAATTCAATCAGAGAAATTGCTGTTGGTTGTAATGCTGATCAAATTGTTCTGCAATTTACCGCAAGTGGTTCGGTGCTTGTAGAAGAAAGGAAATAATAAATCATGGCAAATACAGAATTAATTCCGTTAGGTGGTGGTGGTGCAAGCAAAGATGTTTCCTTTGCTTTGTCAATCGTTGATCAGCCTTTGGATGGTCAGATTATTACTATTTCAATTCCTTCATATTTGAAAGTAGAGGTTGCAGCAGCAATGTCAGGATCTAATGGTAAGTCATCTGTTGCAGCAGCAGCACAAGCAGATTTTGATGTTCAAAAAAATGGTGCATCTGTAGGAACGATTCGCTTTGGAGCTACAGAATCAAGTCCATCATTTATCATGGCATCAGCAACAGAATTTGATGGTGGTTCTGGCGATTACATGAGTATTATCTGTCCTAATCCGGCAGATGCTAATCTTGCCAACATTGGAATTACTATTAAAGCCACTAAAATTTAACTAATAATTAGTTAGGAGATAAGAAAATGGCTCTATTATTTTTGGAAGGATTTGATATTTATGCAGATGGTGATGATGTTGCAAAAAAATGGGCATCTGCATCCTTATCAACCTTAACATCTTCCGGAAGGTTTGGTACTAAGGCAGCATCAGCAAGCGTAATTAGTCACATTTTGCAGAAGAATTTAAATCTTGGAAATAAAACTACATTAATAATAGGTTTTGCTTTTTATTTAGGAGCAGGCACACCTTCATATAGTTCAACTTATCCTTTTATTAAAATTATGGATGAAAGTGATGCAATTCAAGTAAGAGTACATATGAATAGTTCATTTGGTTTTGTTGTATATAATGGAGCAGGTACACTTCTTGGATCAAGTGCAAGTAGTGTTTATCAAAATTCCCGTTGGCATTATTTTGAGGTAAAGACAGTTATACATGACACAACTGGTTCGGTAGAAATACGTCTTGAT